ACATACGATAAACTTTCCCAAGCACTCAAAGGATCCATTACTTCTTACCTTTCATAGCTTGAGTACCAAAGAACGCAGCAACAATACCAGCAACAGCTACAAAGTATGTTGGTGCCATATCGCCTAGTGTATCCTGTGCTTGATCTAAACCAGCTAGTGATGCAAGAACAACCGCAAATGGATATAATAGTAATCCACCAAGAGCAAACCATGTCATGTTACGTTGAGCATCACGCATAGCATCTGCATCTTCTAACTCTTTGCGTTTAAACTCGAGGTACATCGCTTCTTCTTCTTTTGTTACATGCCCATCGCCATTAGTATCGGCTGGGTGAAATTTTTGTTCATCACTCATTTTATATTCCTATCTACTTAAATTTCTACGTTTAATCTCTTCGTTTTGTTCTTTTACATGCTCATTAAGTAAAGCAGTGTATATCTGTCTTTCCCATGGTAGCATATCTTCAATCTCTGTTAACGAATATTGATGAAACTGCATCATAGCAAAATTCGTTTTATAAAAATTCTCCAGAGACTCATGAGAAAGACAAATTAGAAAAAACTCTGGAGACCCTCTAGTTTAATTTCGTTTTTAATACCGCAATGTGTACAATTAAATTCCACATCGTGCCTTACCATAGGCATTTCGTTAAACAATTCAACAACGTCTTTAAATTGCTGTGAAGAGAAACTCTCTACAAAATCACGTAACTCTGCTGGCGATTGCTCATTAGCAGGATAAACGTCATCCTTGTCGTAGATAGAATCAATACATGAGATAATCATATCTACTGTTGTATCGTATTGACTCTTTCCTTCCGAAACGCTCTCTGCAGCACCTTTTACAGTTGGGTACTTTAGGATAACGCCAACCTCTTCTGACAGTTGTGTCTTTAAATTTCTTTTTACTTCGCCTTGCACTTCAACATCGTCAAGGTTTACTGTGTATTCGTTTTTACCATCACAACCTTTACACTTAAATAATAGATCTGATCCTTCACCTACAGAACGTGATCTAATTTTTAAGAAGATATATTCAAAGTCAAAAGAAGCCATTCCCATGGAGTCTACTGATTTAAACGTACATTCGTCGATTAGGTCTCTTACAGCCATGATCATTTGCTTCTGATCTTTACTTTCGACCGCTATCAATAATGCCTTTTCTTCTCTAACCGTGTATGGTCTATATTCAATCTCTTTACCTGACGATGGTACTGTCAGGACATATTTGGGTGTCCCCAGTTTAGGTAATGCCATAGTTATTATTTCACCTCAATTTGTAAAAACTATAAAAAAATCATTAGAATCCTAATCTATTTAGGCTCTTGCCTAGAGTGCTTATTGACTCCGAAGTACCGCTTATTCCGCCCTGAGCTGCATCAATAGACTTAATGCCTTTCAAACCGTTAACATTAGCTTTCAAATTTCTCGCATTTTGTCTGTTAGTATTGAAACTATTTACTGCTTTATTCAATGTAGAAAACTCTCCATTTAAATCGGAAAGAAATCCAAATATACCGCCAAATCGACCGCCTGCTAATCCGTTTAATGCGCTAGGAACATTAACTATCGGTGGTGGTGTATTTTTAAAATCTCCAGCAGCAAACTCGAATCTATCATAAGCAAAAGAAACTTGGAACTTACCAATAGTATTTTCATTAGCATTAGACAGCTGTATATCTCCAACACTAATCGGGTATGCATTTATTAGGTTTATTTTGTATACGTTATTATCATTTATATCCTGACCATAAATCTGGATATCTGCAACGAAATTCTTTTTATATTGTGCTACAAAACCATCGGGTTGAAGGATAGATTCAATCCAATTATCCATAACTAACTTTGGGTAGTAATCCCCAGAGAGATTAAATTCCATTACTACATCTTCATCGATATAGGTATATGGTATTTTCTTAGTCTGAGTCCCATTGGTATATTCGTTTGTAGACAAAGCACGGCTGGGTAAAGTTACAGACTCGCAAAGCATATTTATTTGCTCTAAACTGTACCCACTAATAATTTGACTGCTGACTAATGGCGGTAAATTTACATCAACACGGTATCTGTTTGACTTAGCATAACCTTTCCGTGCTACCACCATGCCTAATTGTTTATCAAAATTTAGATAATCTGCCATTAGCTACTAAACGACCTCTTAGATTCTCCCCAAACACGGGATTTACTTTGTTTACGGAATTGCTCTGTGGGTAAGAATACTGCGATCTCCCACTCAGGTGGGTCAACACGAACAATCCTTGAGTCTACATGTTTTGTCAAGTAATGCTTAAAACAAGGTTTAAATTCTCTATACTTTTTAGCACCTTGTAACATATTATAGGTTAATTTTAATCTGGTCGTCTCATCGTTATTTTTATTATTTTGTAGCGCCATTAATTTATCTAAGAATCTTGCCCTTACCATTGGAGATAGGTAGTGTAGGTTCAACCCATAGAACCCTCCAGGAGCAGGACTTATCATAATGGTCAAAGGAAACGCATCATAGTAAGGTAACGTCTCACGATACTTTGGATCGTAGAAGAACATAAACATCTTACCAGTAACAAATCTCTTTTGCGTATCCAGTAAAGGATCTTTTAAAATCTGTTGTCGGTTTACTTTACCCATCTGTTGAATTTTTTGACGAAACCACTTACGTGATTCATCTGTTCGTGGAGTTACTCCCGCACGAAACGCTTGTGATTCTAAGTTTTGAAACAATGATTCAGCCATAGCACTATTTATAAGATTTCCCTTTACTTTTATTCAATAATAAGGTATAATATAACACCCCTGCTGGGGATGGTCTATCTCTATTTTTTCTTCTTACGCTTTACCTTTCCGCCAAGTATCTTTATCCCAATACCCTTTAATACATCCTCTGTCCATATTTGGAATATGCATCCATTGTCCTGAGCAAACTCTGTGGCAGCTTTCCATTTAGAAGTGTTCTTGATGTAGGTCAATGATTCTGTGATGAAACGTTTTGTTTGGCGTTGACCTTTTTTGGGCGGTACTGTCTGCGACTTTGGTTTAATCTCTATCAGATACTTCTTGCCATCTGCGGTCTTAAAATACATGTCTATATAGTATCGGTGGACTTTATTATCTGTAGCGCAAACATAGGGAATGACGACTTCCTCCGATCCCCACTCGAGGATAGCAGGGTTATCATCTGCCCATCTGAACGTTTGCCTCTCCCAGAGAGAACGATAAACGATATTTTTTACATCACCCACGTATTTACTCTTATTTTTGGGTGTGTATTTTCCTTTGTATGTTTTCATATAAATAACACTATAATACTTTAACTCTATTTATTCGGGTAAAAAACATGGCAACATATAGATTTCCTGCTAATCTCAGCGATGAAAAGCATAACTACGTTAGATTTAAAGGATACGAAAAGAAAGGTGATGGAGAAGTTGTTAACATATGCCTTTATATGCCACCCACTGTCGCTGTGTCTGATGGGGCATCTTATGGTAATCTAGATCTTGGGATTATTGGTGGGGGTGAAGATGGCATCCAAGGATTAATCGACAAAGATGGAAAACTCGACACAAAAGGATTAAAACAATCTTTAGAAGATTCAGCAAACACTGGCAATAAGGCTCTTGATTCAGCAGTTTTGCAAAAGGCATTTTCTAACTTTGGTCTTGGGGGTGGCGTTGGTGATAGAGTTTCTGACCTTGTCCTATCAAACAAAAGTAAGGCGATTAATCCCAATACAGTATTACAATATACAAACTCAGAGATACGTCAACATAACTTTACATTTAAGATGGTAGCAGAGAGCTCAGATGATGCTGCTGTTATTAATAAAATAGTAAATAATTTTAGAAAATATATGTATGGCGTGAAGGATGGGATTACTGTAACATATCCTGCCGAATGGACTATAAATTTTATGGCTATAGGTGGTGGAATAAATCAGTTTATCGCTCAACCATATAAGTGTTTTCTTGAAAGTTGTCAGGCTACTTATAATACATCCTCTGGTCTAACGCATAAAGATGGTTCTCCTATTGAGGTTGATGTAACCCTTGCTTTCCGTGAGATTAAGGCTCTACAACGTGATGAAATCGTAGCACTAGCACCGAAGGAGGAGTAACAGTAATGTTTTTTGATAGTTTTCCTACAATAGAGTACAATTTTGGTAATGGCGGTGTCAAAATCGCTGACCTATTCCGACAAGTAAAAATAGTTGATAGAAGATTTGATTCGGCAACGCCTTACCAGTTTTATGAGGTTCAAGATGAAAGACCCGATCAGTTATCAGAAAGATTATATGGAGACCCGAACTATCATTGGTCTTTCTTTATAATTAATGATACTCTTAAAGGTGGTCATAAAGAATGGCCATTGACTTCTATAGAACTTCGTGATTATATACAAACAAAATATCCAGAAAATCTATATGCAATTACCATGTATAGAGATGAAAGTCAAGTTTATAATGCTAACTCTATTCATAATAAATTTCTTGAAGGTAGAACTTTAAGGGGTCTTGATTCTGGTGCGGAAGCTACTATTATTAAAAGAAACCCAGAAATAAATCAGCTAGTAGTTGAGTATAAAACCTCTACCAAATTTTCAAGCACAGAACAGATTATTGAAGTAGCAGGTACTGGTATTATAGGGTCGAATAGGGATTTATTGCCTTATGCTGAATCGACCGCATATTATAAAGATTCAAATGATGAATTGTTTTCTAACTCTGAAAATATAAGGAGACCAGACTTATCCGTGACTTACAGACAATCCGAAGAAGCTATTAATGATAGTAAAAGGTTCATACGAGTGCTGAGAAGTTCATATATCCGTGATTTCGCTATATCGTTTAGAAAGTTGATCAATGGCTAATTCTCAATATTACTCAAAACCAGGAAGATACGAGCTGCAGGAGTGCGTCTTAACAGACTTCAGCGGTGAAACTGTCGACATGGCATACCTAATCTCGAGCTTTACTGTCCTCGAGTCCATCAATAGCATGTTTAATATTTATGAGTTTACTATTGTAGATGCTGTTAATATTCTTGAAAGGTTTACTGTGTCGGGTAATGAAAAAATAGAACTCACTCTGGTTAAAAAAGATACGCCTGATGGCTCTGAAGAACAGATAACTAAGTACCTTATACTTACTAAAATTGAAGCATATGCTCGACCAAGTAATGAAGGACAGGCATATAAGTTCAAAGCTATTACTGATACTGCGTTTAAGACTAGCATAAAGAGAATCTCTAGATCAGACAGCGACACCCCCACCGAAATGATTTCAAGACTATGGGATGAGGTATCATTTAAGACTGACCTAGTTGTCGGTGATGATGCTGTGGGTAATATGAAAATAGTGTATCCAAATCATACATATATGGATACCTTTGGGTTGTTATTATCCCGTGCGGCAAACGCTAATGGAAGTCCTTTTTATCTTTATGATACATTGTGGGGAGATGCTAATCTAATCACTGACGAAAAGTTAGTTGGAGAATCTCCTGTCGATAAGTATGTTTTCCTCTCAGAAGATCAGTCATCTCCTCACGAAGAAGAATTTGATAAAAATAGACTACGCATAAAAAGTTTTAATTCTAAACTTGGCGTGTCTAATTACGAAGGAATAAAACGAGGTGCGTTTTTTAGTACGGTGTATTCCTTGGATATATCGAACAAATCCTTTGTTGTTCAAGACTATCATATCGATGGTAGTAGTGCAACTCCTATGGATTCTGCTGGTAGGTTTACCCTTGATTCTGGCTTCACTATCGGTGATGAACCAGCAACAGAATTTTTAGATTCTAAGCAAATATTTCTAGCAACAAACTTAACAGGGTTTGAAGAGGGTACTACAAACTTACACCAAGAATCAGTAAACTATATTGCTGATAGAAATTTTGTAGGCGAAACTCAATTTGCTGCGTCACACTCCATTGATATTTACGGAGACTCTAGAGTACAAGCTGGTAAGATGATTGAGATAGAAATACCTCCAGCAATGGATCCTGAAGATGTTACAGTTCCTATTGATGAATATATTTCAGGGGTATACCTAGTGGCGACAGTTATGCATACATTTGACAAAGACGGCTACTACAATCAAACATTAGGATTAAGGAAGAATTACGTGAAAGATGCTGGATCTAAATTTAGTTCTTTAAGATCTAGTAAAGGTTATGGCTAGAATGAAAAAATTATGGAGAATCTGGGCAAAGTCGCTCGGAGAAAAAGTCGGCGAAACCGATAAACAGGCAGACATGGTTGCTGGTATTAGAACCTTTTGGTGGATTGCTCATATGATAGCATGCTTTATGATTATAATACATAATGGCGCTAAATTAGGATGGTGGTTATAATGCAGAGTGCGTTTAATAAACAATTTGTGTGGTTTACTGGGGTTGTAGAGGATATTCTAGACCCTCTTATGGTTGGTCGTGTTAAGGTGCGAGCATATGGATATCACACAGACGTAAAAACTGACTTGCCTACGGAAGATCTTCCATGGGCTACTGTAATGGGTCCAACAGACTCAGCGCATACTTCGGGGATTGGTAAGACTAGTCATGCATTGGTAAATGGATCTTGGGTCGTAGGATTTTTCCGTGACGGTGCTGCTGCGCAAGATCCTATTGTTATGGGGACGGTGGGCTCTACCTTTCAAGAGAAGCCACCAGCTGATAAAGGTTTTTCAGACGCTTCTGAAACCTATCCAAAGTTTCAGCAAGATACCGATGGTACAGATTTAGAAGAAGTCTATAACGACACTAACTTGTTAGCACGTGGCACCAACACTATCATACGAGAACTTGATACTGTAACTGAAGAACCTGTCACAGCTTATGCCGCAGAGTATCCAAATAATAAAGTAACACAAACGACTTCTGGTCATATTATCGAGATAGACGATACTCCAGGGGCAGAGAGAATTAATGTAAGGCATCGTTCAGGTACGTTTGTAGAGATGCATCCGAATGGCGATGTTGTACAGCATAATGGTAATCGCTTCCATATTACTACAGGCAACGATAACGTCCACATTACAGGTGTTTGTAATTTAACGATCGACCAAGATTGTAATACAACTATTTTAGGTAATTGGAATATTGATGTTACTGGTGATAAAACCGAAACGATTGGCGGTAATTTTACTGAGACTATTACTGGCAATTTGACAGAAGAAGTTTCTGGTGAAGTATCTGAAACTTATAGTAAAAGTAAATCAACAGAAGTCGGGCAGAATATATCAGAAAAAACAGGTGGTACTGTAACTGAAACTTATGGCGGTGCTCAATCCACCAAGGCTGCGACTGTGAAAGTTAAAGCGTCTAGGATTGATCTAAACTAATGACCATAAATGTAACTCCAACAGTAGTTTCTGATGTACTGAGGGATACAAATTTCTCTATTTCATTTAGTGCCACGTATATGCCTTTACAAGCGACTGGGATAGAAAGTGTCCGTGCCTATCCATCTGGAATGGGCGGTACTAATAGTTCGGTGTACGATAGTTGGGATACTGGAGTAACTTTTACAAGCGGTAGTAATTCCGTGACGATATCTGGTCAACATAATAGCGCATTCGGGGGTGATGAAATAATCCATATCCCCAAGGGTGCAAGTACGAGAATGACTACAATATATGCACCGTTTACTATTTTAGAAGATTCTCAGAATATTGAGATACCTGATGGCGCAAGAGGCGGTGACTTTCTTTATCAGGCGCATACAGATGGAGACGGGGATGATTCAACTCTTATAACTTACAGTCTATCGGGGGATAGCGGACTTGCTGTTGATTCTAAAACTGGTAGAGTAACAATGACTGCTACTCCTAGCCTCATAAAGACTCATTTTAATTTTACAGTAATTGCTACAGAAATGAAACCTAATGGCGAGAGACCTATGACTTCTGCCGAGTTTGCTGAGGCAAAAACAGAATTCCCAGACCTAGCCAAACCCCAAGTAACTGCTGGTGTAGCTAATGTACCGCCAAACCAAGAGATAGTATCTTTCAAAGCCGACAGTTCGAATTTTGTAGACAGAAATATTACTATTGAGGTTAAATATTTAGATTCTGATGGCGATGTTTCGTATTACACAACAAATAGAACGTTGAGGGTAAGAAACAACCTAAACAAATTTTTAACATGGATAGAAAATTACCTTGAAACGTATTCGCCATTGGAAGAATAACTATGCATGAGTTTGTCATATTATTGAATGGAGAGAAAAGGGTGTATAATAAGTTTGAAGATATACCCATGAAGTTTGACAATTTATTAAAGTTTAAACCTGTTCATATTCCTGGACCGCATACCGAGGAAGAGCATGAGATAAACTCTCAATGGACAGATAAATTACTAGAACTAATGAAAAGGGAGACACGATAATGCCAGCAGTAGCAAGAATCGGAGACGCAAACGCAGATCATTGTTCGCCTATGGTACAGGCTGCAGGAAGTGGTAATGTATTCTGTAATGGCAGAGGAATTTCAAGATCTGGGGATGCTAATACTCCACATGACCTTCCAGGATCTCCATGTCCTGGGCACAATACCCCAATAGGTTCTGGGTCTGGTTCTGTGTACGTTAATGGTAAGCAATGCGGTAGAGTTGGAGACCCAACCTGCACAGCAGTTGCCGCAGGAAGTCCAAATGTTTTCGCTGGGGGCTGATAAACCAGTATAAATAAACGTATGAGCACAGAACTAATTTCAGATAAAAACCTTCGGGATACCAGATCTAAGATCACTGGTACTACTAGGCAGTACAGAGACCTTTCTTTGGGGTTCAGGGCGCACCCTGAGTATGGCGATATATCGCCTGTTAAAGATTTAGAGGCAATCAAAAACTCTATTAGAAATATCTTAAAAACGAATCGTGGAGAGAAACCATTTAATCCCAAATTTGGTTGTGGTCTGAAAAACTATTTGTTCGAACCAGCGGACGGAATTACAAAAGCATCTATACGTGACGAGATAATGTATTCTCTTGGAATTCAAGAGCCCAGAGTTCAAGTAACTGATGTTGCTATTGAAGATTATCCAGACAAGAACGCATATGCAATTACTATATTCACCACCGTAGTGAATACGCAACAGCAATTTGACCTACAACTACTATTAAAGAGATTAAGGTAATGTCGCAAACAGACCTAACAAAGCTAGACTTTGATCAGATAAAAGATTCTATCAAAGAATTTCTAAAGAGCCAAGACGAATTCACAGATTACGATTTTGAAGGTTCTGGTCTGAATGTGTTGATGGATGTACTAGCTTACAACACGCATTATAATGCGTTACTAGCACATATGACTCTTAATGAGTCTGACCTTGCTACCGCTCAAGTTAGGTCTAATGTGGTTTCACGTGCTCAGTCTTTGGGTTATATTCCAAAATCTAAAAAGTCTTCTAGTGCGATCATAGATATCACAGTTACAGGTGCCGCAGATAGCCCAAATAGGATTACGCTGAAGCGTGGATACAAGGTAAGTGGTAAAATTAATAACAAGACATATTACTTTGTAGTTCTGTCTGACGCAACAGCTGTGAAGTTATCTAACAACACCTATAAGTTTACTAATATTCCAGTGTATCAAGGTGCGTTAAAAACAGAAACTTATCGTGTTGATGGATTATCGCCATTCCAAAGGTTTGAGATATCTTCTGAAGCTGTAGATACTGAAACGCTATCAGTTTCTATAACCGAAACTGATAATCAGCTTGCTGGAGAATCGTATGCTTATTATGAAAAAATAAACGATACCAAATCAACTTCTAAAGTTTTCTTCTTTAACGAGAACAATTTCGGGAGATACGAGTTATATTTCGGGGACAATTTCTTAGGTCGTAGACCGACAAGTGGCTCTAAAGTAACTGTAGAATATCTTGTTACGGATGGACCAGAATCGAATGGTATAACTACGTTTGCTTCAGCTGGTTCTATAGAAGGATTGCCTTCAATATCAGTTTCTTTAGCTGAAGGTCATCTGAGATCTAATGGTGGTACTGATAAAGAAACTGTTGACTCTATCAGGTTCAATGCTCCGATTAACTATGCAACTCAAGACCGTGCCGTAACTGCTGATGATTATCGTTCTTTGCTTATTCGCCAGTTCACAGACATTCAAGATATATCGGTGTGGGGCGGTGAGGACAATGATCCTCCAATTTATGGTAAGGTGTTTGTAGCAGTTGCGCTCAAGGATCAAGAAAGGGTTACAGAAACATTTATTAATTCTGTAAAATTGTTCTTAAAAGATAAAAATGTTGGTGCTATTACTCCAGATATAGTTGAAGCCGAATATACTAATATAGCGTTGGAAGTAGATTTTAAATATGATAGTAACAAGTCTAAACTTACGGCAGGGCAAATAGAATCTAAGGTTTCTGACACAGTAGTAAAATATAATAATGATACCTTACAAACATTCAATGGTGTCTTCCGTATGTCCAATCTCCTCAAGTTGATTGATGAGTCAGACCCTGGAATTATCAACTCGGTTGTAAGAACAAAAATGTATAAAAGATTCAGACCATTCCCATTGAAAGCTGAAGACTATACAATCACATTCCCAAATGCTCTTTATATATCTACAACCAACGAATCCACTATCAATTCTTCAGTATTCTTACTAGATGGTATTGAGTGTAGGTTCCAAGACGAGCCGATAGGAGCGTCAACAACAAGAAGAATCTTTGTTATCAATCACGCAACTAGTGAAAAAATTACCAAGTATTCTGATGTTGGGCTTATTAATCCAACAAAGGGTACTGTATACATAAAGAACATAAAATTCGATTTATCCAACTTTGTTACAATTTTCGCTAAACCAGACAGCTTCGACATCAGTCCTAAATATAAGCAATTGTTGAATATACCAAGCGCAACAATTGATATTGGGTCAGAGTTAGATACTGTTTCGCTACTAGGATCTACTGGGCTATCAAGTTATCAAACGTTTACGAGACACTAAATGTCAAACAAAGAAATTACAAGAGTTCCTGAGATACTACCAGATAATTTGGCAGCAGAGTCTGCAGAATTTGTCACATTCCTTAAGAAGTATTACGAATGGATGGGTCAGAAAGGCAACCCTTCCGAAGGTATTGACCTAGCATTAAAGCAGAGAACCCTTGACAATGCTGTCGACTTCTATTTAAGTTCTCTGTACAGCGAGCTTGGGTATGGGTTTGTTCTTAATAACCAAGCCAACCAAAAGAATATAATCGATAATCTTGCTGAAATTTATTCGGCAAAGGGTTCTTTACAGTCCATCAAGGTTATGTTCAGAGCGTTATTTGGTGAAGAGATTGACATCAAATTACCCAAAGAACAAATTCTCAAATCATCTTCTGGTAATTGGCTCAGCGAATATTCGGTAATTGTAGAATTAAATGAAGGAGATTTATTTACAACTGTTGGTAAATATGTAGAAGTAGAAACTTCATTCCCCAATACCCCTAAACAAACATTTGATGTCGAAGTTAAGCGGATAGAAAAGCGAGAGGGTTCTAACGTTTACGAAGTCTACGTTTCTCGATATTTTGCTGGCTTCTTCTATTTTGATAGTGTTATCTATTACGGAGATGTTAAGGCAACGTTAAAGTCTTCAATGTCTCAAATTTTAAATATCGAGGATAGCGGTACAGGGTTTAGAGTAGGCGAAACCTTTGTTATTGCAGATTTTGTAAGAGAATCTGGATTTAATGATCTAGCGAGATTACCAAAATCCTTTAGAAGAAAAGTCCCCTCTCTATCTAAAACAAAAAGAATTGACCTTGAGGATGTCGATGTAGACGTTCGTTCTGATGGTACTATAACACGAATTATAAAACTTGAGGATACGATTACCACCCAAGTGATTCGTGGGTCTACCATGATTACTCGTGTAGAAAGAAACGGTAAAGTGAAAGAATTCACTTCCACTATCGATGGTATCCCTACACCAAATCTAGCAATCAACTGGGATGAAATCTCTAAGGCTCTTATCGAGATCGCTTCTTTTGGCGGTACTAATGGTAGCATCCCTCTCGAATTATACAGTTTCCTGCAAGAAGTTCCCCAGCCAACATATAGTGACGGCACTACAGACCCATTATTCGATACGAATGTTGGGGCAACTCAATATAAGAGAGGGGACTGGGATAGAGATGGCGAAATCTCTATTGACGATTCAATGGCGATACTTAGGTATGTATTTGACGTTGATCCTGGACTTAATCCTGCCACAGAAGCTGTAGAAGAAATCAGATATCAAAGGATAACTGAGGTTATATCTGAGTGGAACGCATACGCAACCCGAGAGAATATGGGGGCTGAAAAAACCTTTGCGTTGCGTAGTCCAGCTACATCTGGTGACGCATGGGATCCTACTTATTACCTTCCGGTAGACGTGGGATCTGACCTTGTAAGATTATCTGTTGGCGCTGACCCAGCTGAATTTACAAGCGCATTATTGCAGTTAAATGCGGAAGCTGGTAGCACTGGCTTCAAAAAAGGGGACATCGATCAAGATGGAGAAATTGATACCGATGACCTATTGGCATTAGTTACATATCAAGACCCTTCACTTAGAAATGCTAATCCATTACCAGCTCAGTTAGACTCGACTAAGATTGCTTGGATACAGCAATACCTTGATACTGGTTCGGTAGAAGATCTTGCGCTTATGGTTTCTGCCATGGCATACAAGTATAATGCTGATAAAAGAAACGACCTACACGAATTTTTACTACAAGTAGATGGCGATTATGCTACTGGTCGTGTTCGTGGAGATATTGATCAGTCTGGTCTTATTACGTTAGATGATGTCTCTATTTTATTGAGACGTGCTGCTGGTTACTATGATGTTCCTAGCGGTGGCATTCAGTCTGTAAACGTAAATACTCTAGTCGGTGGCTATGACTCTTCTGAAGGAAGTATTACTTTAACTAATACTATAAATGGTTCTGGTGCCGATATAGCTCCTAATGTTAGGGATGGTGTTATAACTAAATTCAACCTTACCAATCCAGGATTTGGTATTAGGGAAGCTGTTGCGATTCTTTTAAAACCCAGAGACGCAATTATCGAAAATATACCTGATGATTGGAGATTTGTAGATAACGCATTTGCTGATGGTTCTGGAGTCTATGAAGTAAAGTTAGATATTGTCGACGGTAAGATAAATAACTTATATTCCCCAGGAATAATGTACAACTTCCCTGAAGACCCTATTGATTCAGTTCAGGCTTCATACGACAATGCTACCATTGCACCTATCCTACAAAATAGCGGTATTATTGGACGTACCAATAATGCGCCTGCAGATGGTAGTAGAGCTGAAGGTGTTTATGAAATCACTTCTAGCGATTATACCACAAATAGTGCTAGTGGTACAGGTGCTGAATTTAAAATTAGAGTACGTGAAGGTGGCGGTGCGGGTGTTAATGCTTCTGTTTCTTATGACGAAGCTAACACCTTAGACGCAAGTAGGACTGAAGGTGTTTATGATATTTTCTCTGGATATACTACTGACGGAAGTGGTACTGGCGCAGGATTTAGAGTTAGTGTATTTGATACTGGTCGTACGATAATTTTTACTCTCCGTCAAGGTACTGGCTATGTGGTCGGAGAAACGATAACCATACCTGATTCTTTATTAGGCAGTGGTGGTGCAGCTGCACTAACTTTTGATATTGGTTCTATAAAAACTTACGATACCCTGATTTCTGTTGTAGATGGCGGTACTGGCTATTTGGCTGGCGAAACATTCACAGTAGCCGACTCAAATTTAGGTGGCGGTGGGGCACCTGCTCTAACATTTGCAATTGCCGATATTGCCGACTCCAATACTATAACAGGGTTTAACATAATAAGCGGTGGTACAGGGTACGACATTGCTGCAGCGACAGTTGAGGTTACTGATGGAACTGGAGAAGGAATAATCTTCCCCACTAACCCTGTTGGGGTTAGGAATGGAGTTATTGATAAGATTTCTCTCGTGTCTGGGGGTAGTGGATATGAATTAGCCACTACTACAATATCTGTAACAAGGAATAGTGTTCCTATCACAGGCGCAACTTTGACCCCAGTTATAAACTCCTCTGGTGCTATAACAGATATCACCATTGAAGATGGGGGCGAAGGGTATAACCCAGATATTGATATCATTACAATTGCTTCTTCTGGTAGCGGTCAAGGTGCGAATGCTAGTGAGTTCCAGATAATAGATGGCGTTGTTGACGCAATTTCAATATCTAATAATGGGGGTGGCTATAGTAGCAGAGCAACTGCAGTAATCAAGAGAGGTAACTCTAGTTCTGATCCTTCAATAGAAGCTATAGTTCAAGATGGAGTTCTCACTACAGTTACTGTAAATAAGCAAGGAATAAATTATAATCCAGCATCAACAGTATCAAATACTTTATCAAGAGTTGAGCCATCATTACAAGCGGTGTTAGATTCTAATGGTTCTATCACTGATATCATATCTGTAGGAGATAATTCGGATAGATCTTTATCTGGTTGGCAATCAGCCACTGTCTCAATTACAGAAGAACATGTATTCAAAATGACCATAGGGCAGCATTTAGGTAATCTGAATTATGTGTTTTTTGAATCTACAGACAGAAACGGTGATGTTGACGATACCACGGATCCAACGATTAATATATCTTTGGGCGATACAGTAAAGTTTGACTTGGATTATGCCGATACAAATACCGTTAATGAATTTTATATTAAGACCTCGCAGGCTTCAGGCACTACAGATGCCATAACAGATTCTACGGTTACTGGTCGAGGGACAGAAACTGTAACATTTACTCCGACAAGTGTTGGCACGTACTACTATCAATCTTCTGTGCACAGTAATATGAGTGGAGAAATAGTAGTATCTAACAATGGAGCATCATTCTCGGCTGATATAGATGACGGTAAAATATCTCAGTTTTTGAAAATTGGCGGTGGTTCTAATTACGGCAACCCCATTGTTACACTAACAGGCACTAGATTAAATTCAAATATTACCATAACTACAACGCCCGATTATGTTGAGTGGATCGATGAGGTTATCGGGGAGCCGTTGTTAGGTAGTGAATACAATCCGTTATTGATTGACGGTCCAGGAACTGGTGCTAATGCTCGTGTTACGAAAGTCGGTAATAATGGACAACTTCAAGAACTTAAATTAACTTCTTTTGGTTTTGATTATCCTGATACATTCACCACTACTATCTCCCCCGAGAATCCAGCAGGAACTACTGCTAAAGTTACTTTAGCGTCTAGTGTTGTTGGTGTAACTTCTCCGAAATATGTTGACCGTAAAGGTTTCTTATCGGATATTATCAAGATACAAGATAATGACTTGTATCAAGAGTTCTCGTATGTTATTCAGACTGGTGTTGATTTTGACATATTTGAAGATCTGATTAAGAAATCTGTCCACCCAGCAGGTATGAAGATATTTGGTGAGCAAAATATCAACGAGAGTTTTGCTTTACAAGTTACTCAGTTTGACTATACCTCCTCTCTGTATAATAAATTAGTTTTTGACAGAACAGATAACGACGAACTAAATCCAGGTGGTGATGGTACTTCTACCCGCAATGATGATGTCGATACCTACCATTTAGACAAGGATATGGGACTTTTATCTGGTTATGAGGAAGAAACTGATCTAGCAGATGAAGATAATGATACTTATTTAATAATAAAAAATCTAACAGTCCCTGAGTATGCAGAAATTGCTTATGTTGAACATGATAAAGAAGATTACCATTTCGATAAAGATATGGGTCTTACGTCTGGATACGCAGAGATAACTGACTTCGCCGACAAAGACGACGATACCTACCATTTAGACAAGGATATGGGTCTTACGTCTGGATACGCAGAGATAACTGATCTAGCAGATGCAGATAATGACACTTATCACTTTGATAAAGATATGGGTCTAGATTCTGAATATTATGAAGAAACTACGTTGGCAGATGAAGATAATGATACCTACCATTTAGACAAAGACATGGGTATCTTATCTGGCTATGAGGAAATAACTGACCTTTCTGACGATGAGAATAGGTATCACTTCGACAAAGACATGGGTATCTTATCTGGTTATGAGGAAATAACTGACTTTAAAGATAAAGATACTGACACTTACCATTTCGATAAAGATATGGGGATTGATTCTGGTCTTGAGGAAGTAATAGATTTATCGGGTGATGATGCCCATACCTATCACTTTGACAAGGATATGGGGATTGATTCTGGGCATGAGGAAATAATAGATTTATCGGACGATGATGTTGACACTTATCGCTTCGATAAAGATATGGGTCTTTTATCTGGTTATGAGGAAATAACTGATCTAGCAGATGGAGATAATGACACTTATCACTTCGATAAAGATATGGGTCTTTTATCTGGTTATTACGAAGAAACCGATCTAGCTGACAATGAGAATAGGTATCACTTCGATAAAGACATGGGGATTGATTCTGGTCTTGAGGAAGTAACTGACCTAGCGGATGAAGATAATGATACCTACCATTTAGACAAGGATATGGGTCTTTTGTCTGGTCATGAGGAAGAAACTGATCTAGCAGATGAAGACACTGACACCTACCATTTAGACAAGGATATGGGGCTAGAGTCTGATTATTATGAAGAAACTGACCTTAAAGATAAAGACACTGACACCTACCATTTCGACAAAGACATGGGGCTTTTATCTGGTTATGAGGAAATAACTGATCTAGCAGATGAAGACTTACATATCTTTTCATTCGGCAAACAGTTTCCAAGATCAGATGACCTTGAAGAATTGACTGCAGACGCAAGTGACGAACGTCAACCTTTCGATATAGGTAAAGCACTAATTGATACACCCGACCCTGACGATACTCAATTTATCTTCGATCACAGTAAAAGTGGCACCGCATTTGACGATGGCACTCAAGAAATCTTTTCTTTGGTTAGCGTGATTAATGAAAAATTCTTTAATGACGATGATTCTCAAGAATTTGCTTACGTTACCCATACTAAAGAACTCGTTGCATACGAGAAAGACATGGGGCTTTTATCTGGTTATGAGGAAATAACTGATTTATCGGATGAAGATGTCGTCAGAAAATTGTTTGAAAAAGCCACGATTAATGAGACTTTAGAACACAATGTATCTGAATCTCACGGATTATTATTTTCAAAGCCAAGATCGTCTTCTATTAGCGATGTTAATGATGCTATAACTATTTCTAGGAATAAGTATCTTCAGGATACTGCAACTGTAGACGATGTATTCTCTACAATAGATGAAGACATCTATTCGTTTACAAAAGATTTATCGGATCTATTAGATCCACCTGTTACAGACTCAGATAGTTACAGCTTATCTAAAGCACTTTTAGACACTTTAATTTTTGGTGTTTCGGAAGATTGCGCAAAGGGTATATTCAAGTCTAGAATAACTTCTTCAACTGATTTTGAGTCAAACCCAGATGTCCAAAGAAATGCCATATCAAAGCCCATATTGGACTTAACAGACTTCAAAGATAAAGACGTTATCAGGTCTAAGGATAGCACTAAAAGTTTAAGCGATCTTTTACAATTCGGTGCTTCTGATGATGGATCTATTTTCTCCTTTATAAAGAGTCCGCAATCTTCAGTAGGTACTTCGTCCGATTTAGACTCGAGGTATTCTTTTGAACATCCTGAAGAAGAGACCACCGCTATATCCTCTGTAGAGGGGGGTCCTATTGAAATATATGGCGTTTTTGATATGCAGCATTCATATTATAACTCAGTACCCACACATAGCTTGAGATGGATAGAACCAGCCGCTATTGACAATGTACATGGCAGGAATGGTGGGAATAGAATTGTAGATTTTAACGATCTTGCTTTCCAATTTAATTCTAACAAAGATCGAGATGACACAATAATACAAAGTGGATCATCTACGTTTAAATATAGGTTCTATGGAAAATCACATAATGATGATGATGATAGAACAGTTCATGTCAATTCTATGATTAAAGCCTATATAGGCGACACAATAAAATTAGAATATAATACTTACGGTTTCAGTTCAGCATCTCCAGCTGGGGGCTTTTGGATAAAAACTTCTCCAACAGCAGATAAGGTTACAGATATTGCTACAGATGATGGTATAACTAATCAGGGCATGACTAGCCACAATGGTTTTGTTACAAATAATCAGACCCTAACTTGGGATACTACTAACGCAACACCTGGAAGATACTACTTAATTTCTGGCGGTGAGACTGTGTCCTCGAATGATCTTGATGGCGCTCATGATGATTCGTATTTTATAATAGATGTAGTCGATTACTCGAGCGAGCAAGAAGAACTAGGTTTTGATGTTGAGAAGCCACTTGAAGATACTATTATAGATATAAGTGATTTAGGCGTACAAGACTTGTTACTCGACAAACGTCTTGATGACTCTGCTCTTGCAACAGATATATATTCTGTTCAAGACAATGATATTTATAGTATAAATAAAGGTATCCAAGAATTCTCAATCACTAGTAGTGAAAGTGGGAGTTTAACGATAACTAAACCCTATGTTGAATTAGGATATATAGCAGGGGGTTTAGACTACGAGTATTGTTCCGATATTGCGGAACGACAATTTTAAATTTTAATTTGGAGAGTATCTAAAATGGCACTAATAAGAGACAATGGCGTAGCAACTGGACGCCTTACTGTAAAGAAATCTAACGCTCAAGGCGAAACTACTCAGGAATTTACAGTTCCTAATATGGTAGTATCCACAGGTCTTAAGCACATTGCAAGACGATTGATCGATGATGGCGCAGTGCAAACCTCAGCGAACTTTGCGCACCCAGCACAAATGAGTCATATGGCTATCGGTTCTAACAATACAGCAGCCGCACTTTCTCAGAAAACATTACTTGCTGAGAAAGGTCGTGTTCCATTAGCTGGTTCCACATCAATCGATGTAGACAATAATGAAGTAACTTTTGTTGCTACTTTCCCAGCAACAGTTGGTACTGGCTACGAAATAGGCGATAACTCCGCTATTGATGGAGCAATTGTAGAAGCAGGTATCTTTAATGGCGATAAGAGCGATAGTGACACCCTAGTCAATGACGCAGGGGCATACAATCACAATGAACCAGTAGCTGCGATGTTATGTCGTACTGTGTTCCTACCAGTGAACAAGCAAGAGGGTGATAGCATTACAATCACTTGGGTAGTAAAAATTAGCTAATAAGGCTTTTAAAGCATGGCAACTGTACTTAAAAATGACGTTCATAATAACGTTGCTCGGATATTTTATAATGGTATATTAAATAAAACATCTAGAGCGTACTTTTTCTTAGGAAAAACATTACCATGGGATGAAGGGGATGTTACTCCACCGAACCCAAATGCTTCTAGGGAGTATGAACGTGAGACACGCTCATCTATAATTGGATTAAGATACGTTTCTATTTCTGACGTATCTTTCGCAATTGATCGAGTTGATTGGTCAGCAGGTACAGTTTATGATATGTATGATGATAGATACTCGTCGGGATTTCCTGCGCCCTCTGGGGCGCAGGATATTGCTGATGCTACTATGTTCGTGTTAACCACGGATTTTAATATCTACAAGTGCATATCTAATAATTATAATAGACCTTCAACGGTACAGCCAACAGGTACTAATGAGACTGGTTATCTGGAATTTTCTGACGGATATATTTGGAAATATATGGGTACTGTGGATGAGGTGCAAAGAAGCAAATTCTTGACGCCTGATTACATCCCAGTTACTAACTCTACTAGTGGGTTTTATCAGTCTGGTATCGATTTATCTTTAATCAAAGAGTCGGGCGGTAACTCGTATATTGCCGATAATGTTAGTGTGGTGATTCAGGGAGACGCTCCAGCTGAAACCGTAGCTCGGTTAGGTGATGTTACAATTGATGTTGATACTGGCGAGATTACAGGAATTTCAGTACTAGATCCTGGAAGCGGTTATACGTTTGCGACAATCACTATAACCAACTCTATTCCTGGGTTAGAGCACCCTGTAACTGGTTTAGTAGGAAATGGGGCTGTATGGAGAGCGCAGATAGATCAGGGCGATCTTGTCTTAAGCGAGGTTGGTGCTTCTGCGGTTGATGGTCAGCTGAGTTTTATCTATGTTAATGACGTAGGTAGTGGATATTCTGTAGATAATACTACAGTTACTATAACTGGCGATGGAGAAAATGCTAGTGCAGATGCGGTTATAGTAAACGGAGAAGTTGTCGGTATATCCTTAAATAATCACGGAAGTGGGTATACATTTGCTAATGCTACTATTACAGATACTGGTAATGGTACAGGTGCAATAGCAGAAGTAATTATTTCTCCTGTTGGCGGTCACGGTAAAGATTTAGTTAAAGAATCTTTTGCGAGAACGGTAGGTTTTCAGATGACGACTGCTGATGAAATAAATCAAGGTTTCTTGTTGGAATCTGATTACAGACAGACTGGGTTGATATTTGACCCAGATGTTTATTTAACCCCTGGAGCTCAAAGGTCTAGGTTGTATTCTTCTTATGGGTCTACTTGCTATAGATTAGATATCCTAGATGCATCATTATATGCTGGGATTGATATATCTTCATTCGCACTAGATCAAAAAATATACAATCAAACGACTGATGAATATCTAGTTATTGTAGCTAAAGAACCATATCAAATTGCTGAGCAAGACGTTGGGGTTTCTTTATTATTACAATCTATAGATGGGTCTGAGCCAGAAGTTGGCGATATTTTCCAAGACGAAAATAATACAAATTTATTTAGCGTGTCTACAGATTCTATCACAAACCCTGAAGTAGACAAATTTTCTGGTTCTATGGTGTTCATTAACAACAGAACGCCTTTCAGGAAAAACGTTGAACAAATCGTCAACCTTCGTACTTTTATTGAATTCTAATGCGAGAAGATACGATAAATACTACTATAAAATATAATTCGGAGAAACGTTAATGTCGATCACCAACAACTACAACACAGAGCCGTATTATGACGACTTTAACCCTGAGGATGATAAGAATTTTCATAGAATACTTTTCCGTCCAGGAGTTTCTGTTCAGGCTCGTGAATTAACTCAGCTACAGACTTTATTACAGAATCAGATTGCTAGACATGGTGAACACTTCTTTAAAGAGGGTTCTCCTGTAACAGGTGCTGAATTTGGCTTTACTAATAATGCTGATGCTGTAAAGTTGAATGGTACTAATGGTACATTATCCGTCGACTCTTATTCCGAACAACTTTTAGATGTAGTCGTAGTTGGCTCTAAAAGTGGTGTAGAAGCTAGGATTGTCCATGTTGAAGATGCTACTGCTGTTGACCCTTTAACAATATATGTCAATTACCTTACTAGCGGTTATGATGGCTCTACGTCAATTTTTAAAGATGATGAGTCGTTACTTTGGAAAAGAACCGAAGAAGATATTGCAGCCAGTATAACTGAGATTAGTGGGATTTCAGAAGGAAGACCATTGGCTGTTACTGCACCTACTAATGCTACAGCAAAGGGTGCAACTGCTTCTATAGAAAGTGGTATCATTTTTGTAAAAGGTTGCTATGTTCATATCCCACGTCAAAGAGTAGTGCTATCCAAATATTCTCCTAATCCGACTGCACGTCTAGGTATTGATGTAATTGAATCTACTATTACGGCAGATGAAGATCAAAGTCTTTTAGATACTGCGCTTAATGCTCCAAACTATTCTGCTCGTGGAGCAGACCGTTATCTTATAGAGTTAAAGTTAGTCGGTAGAGAAATAACAGATAACACTACACAGAATTTTGTTGAGCTTCAACGTATAGTTGAAGGTAAGCAACAGGCGAAAGCTAAAATCTCAGATTATGACGTTTTCGCTGACGAACAAGCCAGACGCACTTACGAGCAATTTGGCGATTATACTATCAAACCTTATGAATTAGAATTAAAAGAACAATTAAATACTGGGACAAATCAGGGGGTCTACTCTGCAGGTACTACTACAGATGACGGTAATCTAGCTTCTGAAGATTCTATGACTCTACAGATTTCCTCTGGTAAATCATATGTTAAAGGGTATGAGTTAGAGACTACAACACCATCTTACTTAGATGTTCCAAAACCCCGAACTTTCCTCTCAGAAACAGACGCAACTTCAGTTATTCAAGTTGGTAACTACGTTAGATTAACCAATACACACGGTATGCCAGAGACTGTAGGCGATGCGAATATTGAGGAATATGAATTAATAGAATTGAAAGATACAGGTATCGGTAATTCCGTATATAATCCTGGTGGGGTGGGAGAAACTATCGGTCTTGCTAGAGCCAGAGATTTTACCACCCAATCTAGTGTCGATGTTGACTCTGATGGTACATTTGACCAGTCAGATGCATCAGGACTTGGTACTCATGCATGTTACCTATTCGACATTAAAATGTTAACCCACATTGATCTTGTAGGTAGTAATGCTGCAGAATCAATTAATGCTGCGAATAATAGGTTTGCTGTGGAATTAGGTAGTTTAATCACTGGCGAAATATCTGGCGCCACTGGTTACTATTATGGTACAACTTCAAATGGTATCTCGTTGACATCTGTAGCTGGTACATTCTTAAACAACGAAAGATTAACTTCGTCAAACAGTTTCAGAGCTGGCGGGTTTATTCACGAATCTGTAGATGATACCAATCAATTTACAGTAGCATCTGTAAAGACATTCGCATTTGAAGAAGTTAAAGCATTAAGACAAGATGATACTTTGCAGGAATTCAAAGGTGATGTTGTTTTGGATAATGTATTTACTCTTACTGGTACTGTTCAATTTACAGATAATAATGCTGGTACTGCCAATAGAGGGTTATTAGGTCTTGGTACTAAATTCTCTGAAGAATTAAGAGTAGGTGATGCTATAAGATTGCCTACAGGCACTTCTCTGGGTGGCGGTACTGCTTCAGAAACAAGGTTTGTAACTGCAGTTTTCTCAGGCGAGTCGGGCAACACAAGGGTTGACCTCAATGCTGCACCGACTACTGTTATATCTGGAGCATTCACAGCAAGAAGATTAAGAGGCGGTTTAAAAGACCAAGAAAAGAATTTAATGTTAAGGATGCTAGATAAGCCATACATTAAAACATTAAAAACTGAAGTAAACGATTTCGAGTCTCAGAATCAGGTTACAGTTTCAAGACAATTTCAAGGGACTACAGTTTCTGGAGTTCTAACATTATCTGCTATCGGTAATGAAACATTTAAAGCTAAAAGTAATCAAAATTATTCTGTGACAATTATGTCTCATGGAGCAACCCCACAAATTTGGTCAAGTGGTGCTCATGTAGATATCGAAAGATTGACGTTCTCAGGAGAGGGGACTGGTAGTTTGACTATTACTGGGTTCACTAATGACGATACTAATGATCCTTTCGAAGATGGTTCTATCATTAGAGTGAATACCACTCTTCAGAAACAGTCTCAAAACGAGAAAACTAAATCCCTACAAAGGGCTTCATTATTAAGAGTTGAGAATAAATCGGAAGAAACTCAAGGGTACATACCTTATGGTACATCAGCTCATCATAAAGATATATCACTAGGTGTTGCTGACATATTCAAGGTTTTAGCAGTTTATGACTCTGGTACTGTGGGGCAATTAGCTTCTTCTCCCAGTTTATCGCTTACTAACCCGCAAGGGGCATTTATTACTACCGAAACTATAGTCGGATCACAATCTGGAGCTATAGCTATTTTACTTCAGATTGATGGTAATAATTTATCTTACACTCCTCTAAACTCTCTACCGTTTATATCTGAGGAAGAAATTGTAGGTCAAACTTCTTCTGCGAGCGGATCTGTAGGTACTCTTACTGCTGGAGATAATGATATTCTTAACAGTTTCACTTATGACCCTGGTCAGAGAGATAACTACTATGATATCGGTAAATTAATACTTAAGAAAAACGAACGAAGTCCTCAAGGAGAATTACTAGTTGTCTTTGATTACTTTACTCATGGATTTGGAGACTTCTTTACTGTTGATTCGTATTCAGACGTCGCATATAAAGATATACCCGCATATGTTTCTACACGTGTAGACCCTGAAAGCCCAGCACCTACTGGTATCTTTGATTTAAGATCTACTGTAGATTTCAGACCCAGAGTTGCTGATGCTCCTAGTGGGTCTTCTTCTGATGGGGTTAAAACAGTAACTGGGACTTCGTTTAATATTAATAGTAGATCTTTTTCTTCTGACGGCAATAGCGGTGCTTCTTCCGTAAACACCGTTAGAGACAACAGCAACTTCGACTTCGACTACGAATACTACCTCGCAAGGAAAGACTCTTTATACTTAACAACTCAAGGAGAGTTTGTTTTAATACAGGGTAATGATAGCGAAGATCCGAAATACCCAGATACTATCGATAATGCAATGAGATTGGCTGACTTGTCTATGCCTCCATATGTAATTGATGTTCGTGATGTTGCTGTTGAAAAATTTGCTAATAAACGTTTCACTATGAGAGACCTCAGTACTCTAGAAAAGAGGGTTAATAATATTGAGTATTACACCTCTCTAAGTTTGCTAGAGGTGTCTGCAGATACATTACAAATTAAAGACGAAAATGGATTAGACAGATTTAAGTCTGGTTTCTTGGTTGATAACTTTGGTGGTCACAAAACTGGTGATGTACTTCACCCTGACTATCGTTGTGCTATCGACATGTATAAGCGTATTCTTCGCCCAAAATATGCGATGAAGAATATAGCATTAGTAGAAAAATACGAGTTTGGTGAAGATAAACTAGCCCATGGTTATACCGTAACTGAAGGTGGTTTGGCGATGCTCCCATATGAGCATGTTAAAACTATTGAGCAAAACTACGCTTCTACTATTGAAAACCTTAACCCAGTTCTAAACTTTGCATGGACGGGTCAAATGACTTTGTCTCCATCTTCGGATGAGTGGTTTGAGATCGAAAGACTACCTGATGTAACTGTCAACAAAGAAGGAAACTTTGATACTCTAATTGCTCAAAATGCTGATGCGCTTGGAACTGTGTGGGACGCTGCGACTACTAACTGGACTGGTATTACGACTACAGATTTAGTTGGTCCTAGAATCAGAGAAAATACTGGTAACTTCCGAGCCGATTTCGTAAGGGGCTTCGGTCGTCGTGTTTTACAGCAGCAACAAGAAACAGAAGTTGGTGTACTAACCAGAAATGGTATTGAGACAAATATTGTCGAGCAAATAGACGTAACTTCTAATGGTGACAAAGTTGTCGGTTCCGCTCTTATCCCATTCATGAGACAAAAGAATATTAAGTTCGAAGCCAGAGGGTTGAGACCTCATACCCAAGTTTATCCTTTCTTCGATAACGTTGAAGTTTCGAAATACTGTACAACTAGTTCTGGGGGGATAACCCCTGTAGCTGGTAAACCTGCTACAGTCCCTCAGGTAACTAATGCTGCTTGGAACTCAGTGAAACGGATACTTATATCTTTTGATAAGAATAGTAATGATATTACTAAATTCTCAGTGCTTGCTGGTAATCAAACAAGACGTCTTGGTGATGGGGATCCTATTGTAGATACAGTTTTGGAAGGAGAAGAAACTCATGCGGGTCTTCAATATCGAAGATTAGAAGCGAATACAAGCGCAAGAAATACTAAAGATAGGGATGTAATTGAATTTATATTTGACGATAATGCGTTGATAGAACCTAGTGATAATGGAGACCTTTACTTTACTTTTTACGTTAGAAATATTGCTGATGATCCGACAACTAAGAAAACGTATCCAGATCCATATCCGAAGAGACCTACATTAGCTGGTAAAACCTTTTATAAAAAGAAACCAATGCGTGCTATGCAGATCTCTGAAGTTCAATTCTTTAATGAGAATTTTTCTCTAAGCCCTGATTTAAATTCTGGGGTTGGACCTGGAGGTGGCGGTAATCATACTAACGCAGAAAGCTGGAACTTGTATAACTCTCTTATTTCTAATATAGAATATGCTGAGATTATCGAGCATTCCTTTATTAGAACTCCAGAAGCTATTGTTGATGGCGGTGCTATGCTTGATGGTTACTTGATTGACGGTATTAACTATCGTTCAGATCAAAACCTTTATTCGGAAGGAAGAGTTGATGCGAATGCCAGAATTGCACGTTGGACAGTTAGATTGCGTGGCGGTGCAAGACAAATAGAAAACCCAGATAGTATCGAAAGGTTTGTACGGACAGAGGATGTAGACACAAAAGCACTTGTTACTGATGCTTCTGGTTTTGTTTCAGGTACGTTTACTATCCCTGATTCTAAAATAAGTGGTAATCCAGCGTTCCGGACTGGCTCTAGATTATTTAGACTTACATCGAGCTCATCGAATGCTAAGGAAACGGTAGATACTTTCGCCCAAGAAAAATACACCGCAACTGGCACTTTGAATAGTATGCAAGAAACATTCACCGCTACTCGTAACGGTCGAGTTGAAACTAGGTCGGTTCAAGAAAACGTAGAAGTCAGTAGATCAAGAGATTTAGGTCTTGTACAAGTTGGTTGGTATGACCCACTGGCTCAATCTATTATGCCATCTGTTCCAGGCGGTGAGTTCATCACTAAAGTAGACGTATTCTTTGCTGGTAAAGACGATCATGCCCCTGTAACTCTACAATTAAGGGAAATGGAAAATGGATTACCGACTCGTAAAGTATTACCTAGTGCTTCGATAACTCTAGACCCTTCTGACGTTAATGTATCTCAAGTAGGTACTGCTGCTACGAGTTTCGAGTTCCCTAACCCAGTATATGTAAAAGCTAACCAAGAAATTTGTATTGTATTAATGACAGATTCTATCGGTTATACTACATGGATATCCAAGTTAGGCGATACTGATATAGATGGTGTCCGAAATATTGATGAGCAGCCATATCTTGGTGTTTTGTTTAAATCTCAAAACAACTCTACTTGGACAGCATATGATTATGAAGATCTAAAGTTCACGGTTTATCGTGCTGAATTTGATACTTCTCAAGAAGGTGTTATTACCTTAGAAAATGAAGATGTCCCCCTAAAACAATTAAGAAATAATCCATTAATTTGCTCTTCTGGTTCTTCAATTATTAAGGTACTACACCCTAATCATCATATGTATTATAATACAGGGAATTATACTAATAAAGTGAGAATCGAAGGAGCATCTAGCGGAATAACGGCAAATCTTAAATCTGATATCACAAGTTCAGCTACAACAATGATAATAAAAGATTTACACTCTAGTATGCCAACAAGCGGAGACCATTACTTCAAATTAGTAAGTAATAATAAAGATGAAATTGAAAACGAGATTATATATGGCACTATCGCTGCAACTGGTACATCTGGCGAATATTCTATAACTGTTTCTAGCGCAACCCAAGATAGAGGGATCAATAGTCCTATTTCTTTCCATTCTGGCGAAGACGGAAGTTTCCAAACAACCACGGTAGAACTTTATGAATCTAATGGTATTTCTCTAGTCAACGTCAATAGGGTTCATGAAATCCATGGATATGGTTTGGATCACTATACTATAGATATTTCTTCTGATTCTCTAGACTCTGCAAATAGTCCATCAGTAACAGCGGTTCAAGATTCAGCAATTGGCAGTAGTTATGTAACTGCTACAGAAAATGCCTTGGTTGATGCTTATCAGTTAATGCTCCCTGTTGTAACTTATCCAGAAACTAACATTGATACCAGAATAAAATTCGCTACTGGTACTTCAGTATCTGGTAACCAGATACCATTTGTTGCTGGTCAGTATTCGAAGACTGAACTTATTGAAAGAACAGAGTTCAAAGAACCAAAAATCATAGCTTCTTCGGTTAATGAGTCTGGAGAGATATTGGGCGGTAATAAATCTGCAGAAGTGGAATTGACGTTATCTACAAAAACATCAACTTTGTCCCCTATAGTGGATTTAGAGCGTAAATCTATAACAGCATATGCTAATAGAATAGATTATATCTCTGAAGAATCGGACGTAGATTCTTCAACAACGTTTATACCAGCTACAGCCCCTGAAGGAGATAGTTCAGAATCTGTCTACATCACTAAACGTGTCCAGCTTAAAAACCCTGCTACATCTATTAAGGTTATTTTAGATGCAGTCGTAAATGCTGGTTCGGATCTTGAAGTGATGTATAAGGTCTTAAGGTCTGATGATTCTTCTGATTTTGACGAACTGGGGTGGAATTACTTCAATACGCATGGCGAGACTGATATTGAAATGTCTAAATCTGTTAACAGAACTTCGTTCAAAGAGCATGAATATACTCAAGATAACATACCAGAGTTTATATCTTTCTCTATTAAGATTAAGATGAAAGGGATTAATTCTTCTCAACCACCTTTGGTAAAAGACTTAAGAGCAATAGCACTGGCGTTGTAAAATGGTAGATTTAGATAATGTTACAAAAGTTGAGGATAATCCGGATCTCGTGAGGGATCCGTATTCTCATGCTATAGTTAATACGAATAAATCGGCATACAAAAATGCGATTGCTGCAGCCAAAGCAGCAAAAGCTAAGAATATGAAATTAGAGCATGCTGAAAAAGATATAAATAATCTTAAACAGGAAATGTCCGAAATCAAAGGACTATTGCAAGAATTACTAAACAGGGTATAATTTAATGGCGAATCTGAATCTAAGAGTCAACAATGACGCACTTACCTTTGTGGAGGTTGACGCTAACTTCACTAACTTGAACAACGAATCTTTTTATGGCGGAATTGCTTTTTCTAGCGGTACAATAACCTTTACCCCTATTGGTAACGACGGTATAACAGACGCATACCCTCAAGTAGAACTTGACCTATCGACTGCATTCCCTAAAGTATCTTCATCTATAGGCGGTCAATACACCCCTCATGATTGGGTTAATGGCGCTGATTTAGATTGGCAAAAGTTTGACAGTAACCTAATAATAGATGATAGGTCGAAGATTGTAATAAAAAGTAACTATTTTGATCCTACATTAGATGGCGGTAGCCAACGTGTTTTCTTAGGGGAAACTGGAGATCCTTCTGGTGAGAAAGGACTTACATACAATATTAGTAATGATACTGGTTCAGCTGGACAATCAGATATAAGGTATGTCGATGGCGTTGATGAAAACTCAGCAACTCAATATATTCGCATACGAGATATAACAGAAAATGCAGAGTTTACAAAAGCTGCTAATGATACCATGTGGCGACCCCATCACAATAAATTTTGGACTTTAATTTCCAACTTCAATACACAAGACCTAATTGGTTCTCAAATTAGCGTTTCATATGATGGTGGAGAAAGGGTGTTGGAGGTTACTGGCTTCCAGTCTGATAATTCAGTAAATGATTATGTTGTAGTAGACGAAGCCAATGATGATTACAGACCTGATGAATTACGAATTGAGGTTAACTTTGTCAGTCAAACTGGGGATGACCCAGATACCAATGATGAAGGCATCTATAAGATAGATTTTAAAGAGTTTGATTTTATATTTCCACTATCATTGATGCCTGCGCCTGCTGACGGCACCGCTGGTAGCGTTCAGAATGATTATGGTCGGGTAATGGTTCCAAATGGTTACTTTGAAGCTGATCGATCTGATATTTCTTTAAGGTATGCGGACTTTGATGATATTGTAGTCGGTGGCCTTCGATCTCAAAAAGATATTCGTATAGCTCCTTTTGACGCCTTGGTTAGCGATGGTTTTGCCACGCATTATGACAACTTCAATGACAGAAATGGAGCAGATGTTGTAATTTCTGCTTCTAACACTACATACAGTCCACTTACTGGTCACGAAGAAAAGTACAATGGTGGTTACTTGCTTTTGAAAGGTGGTGCAACAGCAGATTGGGGTGGTGATAATAATAAGTCTATAGATTCTACATTAACAGATGCTAAACTATCTGATGCGACTATAGATGAAGTTACAAATTCAGTTATACAATTGACTCCAATGAGACATAGCGTCAGTACTGGTCAAGGTATTAGTCCAGGAATTAACATTTCTGCAGGTTTAGCCCATATAGATGGCGTAAATGATGTTGAGGGCGGTGACATTAATATCTATATTAGTGGTGGTACAGGTGCTGGTACTCCTGGAAACCTTTATATAAGATCCCCAAAAACCCCATTTCAATCTGGCCATGGGCATAGTACAGTAACTGCTAGCGGTGATGATATACCATCAACAGGCAGAGATAAAGCTATTCCATTAGGCATAGAATACAACCCTCAGTATGCAGCTTACCAAGTTTCTTTACCTAACGTAGTAATAGATAAGGCAGCTACAGGATTAGAGCATGAGTCTGCAGACTCTCAAGGTTTAGAATTACTCAATGGGGGTGGGATAACAAAAGAACCTTCCCATTTTAATCTAGACGGTATATCTGATGACAACCCATTTGAATGTAGTAGTCTATCTGATTCAGAAACTATTAGAAGACAACGTCAAGTTATACTAGGTCAAAGAGGTATAGACCCCGAAATAATAAGACGTTCTACTGTCATAAGGTCTGATGATTACACATGGGCTGGGGGGGTTGGCGCCAATCGTCACGTCAGCGATGATGAAACATACTCACCCTATGAGAAGTTGACTACTATAAACACTAGGTTGGCTTTCTTTAAAGGTAGCACAGAAGATTTTAAGGACTATTATGATTCAGAAACTGTTGAAGGTTTTAGGAGGGTTAGTGGTGACACATGTATTTTGGGGACATTTTACAAAAGTGACGATAGTTTCAACTCATTTAATACCATAGATGAAGATGGTCTAGGGGAGATAGACTATTCTGAAAAATTAGTAGCTGGTTTAGTAATAGATGGAAGAGTCTTGAGGTTAGTTGCCCCTCATGGTACAGATACCGATATAGACTCTGGCGTTGTAACTGAAGGTAACTTAAATGTTAATGGACAAATTAATGCTACTGGAGATATTACCGCATTCTCTGATGAGAGTATTAAAGAAAACGTTGAAGTAATCGAAGACGCAGTAGATAAAGTACAGCAACTTAATGGTTACACGTTTGATCGTACTGATATTGAAACTTCGAGACAAACTGGTGTTATCGCACAGGAAGTTCTTAAAGTATTACCAGAAGCTGTTGGCGAAAAAGGCGGCTTACATACTGTTGCTTATGGTAACATGGTTGGTCTATTAATCGAAGCAATTAAAGAGCAGCAAGGTCAAATTGATTCTCTAAAAGAAGAATTACAATCAATTAAAAGTATAAATAAGTAAAAGAGTTAAACAAAAAGGATAGTAATGGCTGCATATGCTAATCTAGTTATCGATCAAGGTAGTACATTTACTACTGCTTTGACTGTCGAAGACGCTGACGGTAACGTTCAAGACTTATCGGGATTCACTGCATATGCATCTATCCGTAAAACATATAGATCTGTAACTGCAACAGCGTTTGATCAGGTTACCATAGGAAATGGTCCAGCTGGAGAGGTTACTATGCGAATAGATGGCGCAACTTCTCAGGCTATGAAACCTGGAAGATATGTTTATGACGTTATTGTTATGTCGGGCGGTAATGTCCCTACGAGAGTTCTTGAGGGACAACTAGAAATAACTCCTTCAGTTACAAGGGATTACACCTAATGTCATTGGTAGGTAAAATAGGTCAGCAAACAAATAATCTAAGTGCTTCTATAGGCAGGTCAAATACTATACAAGCTAGATCTGTTGCTGTAGCAGGTGGTGCTGGAACTCCAGTAATTGCTCTAACCGAGCTCACCGACGTAGATACAGCTGCACTAGCTGATGGATCTGTGTTAATCTATAACGCAGCAACAGAAAAGTTTGAAACAAAATCAGAAGTAGAAAACGAAAATTTGCGCATCTCCGGAGGGTCTTTCTAGATGGCGACAGTAATTAAAATTAAAAGTGCTAGTACTGCTAATGAACCAGGTGGAGATATACTAGCGCAAGCGGAACAAGCATATTCATACGCCTCAAATAAACTCTTTATTGGTAAAACTGAATCCGACGGTTCAGGTGGGACCCAAGTTAATCCAATTGTAATTGGCGGTCAGCACTTTACCGATATGTTGGATCATGCTGCTGGTACTACAACTGCTAGTTCTGCGCTTATTGTTGATGGCGATAGCCGTCTAGACGAACTTACAATCGGTACTGCTGCTGCTAATTTAAAGTATCACGATGCTGATATTGCTGCGCAAAGTACTGAAGCTAACCTTTCAATTACCCTCACCCCAAAGGGCACTGGAGTTGTTAATGTTCCTTCTGGATATAAAGATCGAGCTGGATTAGGCGATGACTCATTAGTTACTAAAGAATATGTTGATTTTGCAACAAGTTCTTTGTCTGCCAGCCTTACGGTTGGTGCTGATAGTGGTACTGATGATGTCGTTACTGTTGGTACAGACACATTAACATTTGCTGGCGGTACTGGTATTGATACTACGGTTTCAAACAATCAGGTATCATTCGCAATAGATTCATCAACAGTTGCGACATTAACTGGCACACAAACTCTTACGAATAAAACACTGACAACACCTGTAATTTCTTCTATTAGTAACACTGGTACGTTAACGCTTCCAACAGCAACTGGTACTGTTGCGCTTACAAGTGATATTCCAACAAATAATAATACGCTTACAAATGGCGCTGGATACATCACAAGTTATTCAGTAACTTCTGACGACGTTACAGCACATCAAGCAGATCTTTCAATTAATGGATCACAGTTAGTAGATGCTTCCGTAGCAAACGGAAAACTTACTAACGATAGTGTCACAGTCGGTATAACCGAAATTGATCTTGGCGCATCAGCTACCGCACTGGCAGGACTTACTCAAGTTGATATCGATAATGTCCAAATCAAAGATAACTCGATTCTAACAACAGACACAGACGGAGACCTAATTCTCTCACCTAATGGGCAAGGTGTTGTTAAACTACCTAGTTCGTATGAAACTAGAACTAATTTAGATGCAGACTCAGTAGTTCCTAAATCTTATGTTGATGCAATTGCTGAAGGTCTTCATGTTCATGCTTCTGCAAAAGCTGCAACAACACAAGACTTAGCGACTGAGAGTGGTGGCACAGTAACCTATGATAATGAAGATGCTGGGGTCGATGCGACATTAATACTTTCTACTGGAATCTCAACACTTGATGGATATACCTTAGTAGACGGTGACAGGATTCTAATTAAAGACGAAACTGCTCAAGAGCATAACGGTATCTACATTAGAACCGATTCAACAACATTTACAAGAGCATCAGATTTTGACACGGTAGATGAGATTGCTTCTGGTGACTTCCTATTCGTTGAAAACGGAACTATAAATGGCTCTAATGGTTTTGTTCAAACAGAAACTCATACTGCCATTGGAGGAGCCAATGATGACATCATCTTTGAACAGTTCTCTGGTGCTGGTCAAATTGAGGCTGGTTCCGCATTAACAAAAAGTGGTAACACGTTAAATGTTGCGGTTGATGGATCATCTATAGAAATTGCTTCGGACGCATTACAAGTAAAAGCTAGTGGCATCACAAATACCATGTTAGCAGGATCTATTGATCTTACTACTAAGGTGACTGCAACACTACCTGTAACGAACGGTGGTACTGGTTTAGCTACAGTTACTTCTAATGGCGTTGTACTTGGTAATGGTGCTAATGCTCTAGCGGTAACAGCAGCATCAACTGCTGATGGATCTATTTTACAAGCAGATAGTGCTGGTACACCAGCATTTAGTAACATTATCGATGGCGGTTCTTTCGACGTATAAATATAGATACAGTGGGTAGTATATACTGCTCACTTTAAAAATTTCACGGCTATATAGCCATTAAAATTCGAGGACATATATATGTCAACCGTTCTAAAACTCAAGAGGAGTAGCCAGTCTGGTAATGCTCCTGACACCGACAATATCGTAGAAGGCGAACTAGCCCTCAATACCGCAGACAAAATTTTATACTCTCGTGGCGGAAGTACTATATTTCAGATTGGCGCAAACATCACCGAATCCTTCACCGTAAATCCTGGAACTGCAGCAGACACTATTACTCTTGGCGCAACTGCTCAAGAAGGCACGATCACCATTGGTCAAAGTACCGCAACCAACACAATCAATATTGGTAATGCCGTAACAGCAAATGAGGCAACTCAAACAATTAATATCGGTGGTGGGAACGCTTCTGGTGGCGACACTGTATTGAATTTAGCCGCAAATACACTCACTGCCTCAAATACAGCAGTGACTATTGGTTGCTCTAATTCAACTGGTTCTCACACAGTTGCGATTCGTGGTGCTAGTACATTTACGAATGGTGCGGTTGCCTTTAATGGCGGTAACTTTACAGTAAATCCAAATTCTACCTCTGACACTATTAATATCGGTAAAATTACTGGTACAGGCACAATCACTCTCGGTAAAAGTACCAAAGACAATACGATCGATATTGGTAATGCCACAACGGAGTCTGATCAAGAGCAAATCATTAATATTGGTAGCGGTTCAGGTAGCGGTACTTCTACAGTAAATATTGCGGCAAAGAACTCACAGGGTAGTGATACAGCAGTAACAATAGGTGGTGCTGATCCCACTTTTGGTACAACAACCGTAGCGATTCGTGGTAATACTACATTCCAATACGGCGATACTAATTTTAATGGGCATAACTTTACTATAACTCCAGTTCTTGCCTCTCGCACAATTACTATTGGTAAAACTACTGGTACAGGTACAATAACACTTGGGAATAGTACTGTTTCTCAAAATATATCTATTGGTAGCGGTGCCACAACTGTCACTAATGCAGCCACTATCGATATTGGGAGTAACTTGGCTTCAGGCGGGGTAAAGACCGTCAATATCTGCGCTGGGTCTGGAAATTCTGGATCTAGATATGTAAATATCAACTCTTCACTTCAGTCTACTGGCCAGAATTACCTCAATGGTGCTACAAAGATTAGAAGAACTTCTGGAGTACCTTTAATTGTAGAGAGTACGTCAACTAGTACTAATACTACTCAACAAGGTCTTCAATTACTCAATACTAATACTACTTCATTCTTTAGATTCGGCAATTTCTCTTCGTTGGCTCAAGTTCAAAGTTATCATGGTTCTGGTTCTGGCGCATCGATACAATTTTTATATGGTAGCAACGGAGAAAAACATCGGTTAGACGCAAGTGGTAAATTTGGGATAGGTGTCTCGTCCCCACTTGAAGCACTTCACGTTAATGGTAATATCATTGCTACAGGTAATGTGACTGCATATTACTCTGACGAAAGACTGAAAGACTTTAAGGGAGCAATTCCAGATGCTCTAGATAAAGTTAATAAACTCACAGGATATTACTATAAACCAAACGCATTAGCGCATTCTTTGGGTGTGGATAATACCGAACTAGAGGTCGGTGTATCTGCTCAAGAGGTTGAGGAAGTATTACCTGAGATTGTAACTAAATCTGCGGTAGGTCAAGACGAGTTCGGAGAAGATTATAAAAGTGTTTCTTACGACAAACTAACACCCTTGTTGATAGAAGCAGTAAAAGAGTTGACCCAAAAAGTGGCGTATCTAGAATCTAAAATTAGTGAGAAAGGTGAATAATTATGGCAATAGTTTGGAATATAACAAAGGTTGACTCGAATATCTCTGATGGTGCTATCAAAATGGTACATTGGGAAGCCTCAGATTATGAGACGGAACAAGTTGGCGACAAACAGGTAATTCACCGTGGTAGACGTTATGGCAGTGTTCATACTGATGCAGATCCTTCTTCTGAAAACTACATTGCATGGGCGGATGTCACTAAAGATATTGTAATCGGTTGGGTTAAATCTTCGCTCGGAGAGGAAGAAGTTTCAGATACCGAATCGCAAATTGCAGGAGATATTGCTTTATCTAAAACACCTGTCGAACATAACATTAATCCTTGGGACGTAGTCCCTGAAGTAGACACCAGTGAAGAAGTCGTCAACGATGAGACGCCCGATGAGGAAGAAAATAATGTCGATTCTGATTCGACAACACACATCGATGAAGGCGGTTAGTAATGTCAGCATCTATAATGACGGTTAGAGGTCGTTTACAGGAAGCCGACGAATTTATCTTAGAAAGTGACATAAGATACCAAAGCGATACAACTGCTACTGCTGGAACTGGTGTTGGTTTGACAGTGTATAGTGGTCAAACAATCACTGCTTACGTCAAGACTATTGGTGTGCCAGGAACTTCCACATATCCTCTTCTAAACTGTACAGTAGATTCTTTAACTACATCAGTACAGAAAACTACTGGTCATCACTTTAGCATCTTAAAACTTAATTTCGGTTCGTCTAGTACTGGTTCTTTTCAGTGTTACCTTAATACATCAAGTAATAGAATTCTTCAGATTAGTGGTTCATACTCCACATCAACTTCGACCGATGCTGTTCAACCAATAACACTCGGAAATGAGTCTGGGTCAAAATTTCACAACAATGTTGGGATTCTTCTTGATGATACTTTTGGTGAAACAATCAGACTGAATGACACGGATGTGAGAGTAATAGCAGAAGAGACCACTAATTTGTCCACCATCGATTTTGACGACTTTTATGGTAAAGAACGTAACTTGGGCGGAATACCTGTAACCTACACTGGCACAAATTCATATACCGACACTGCTATTCCTAATACTTCCGAACTTGGTGGGGTTGGTTCCTCTTCAAGCACAATCACCAATAACCCTTTACTATTTGTAAGAAGGGTAAAGTTGACGTATAGTGGTACATCCGCATCAAAGTATTTGCACATTTCGGGTAAAAGAGACGGTTCGGCAACATATTATCGTGGAGATGCTCAAATTTTCGGATATTCTATTAACGGTACGTTTCATGATATTGACACGTTTGGGTCAACTACATCAACAAATAGTGGATGGAAAACCAAGATTGCCCAACTTCCATCATCTTCCAACCCCGATGAATGGCACAATAGTGGGGGCACTGAGGAATCGGTGTATCATAGCAATAACGGTTCGAACGGAAAATTTACTATATTTTATAATAATTCTGTTAACTTTGGCAGAACTGGTAGTAGTGGTACTGGGAGAATACCTAATCCATTCCTCACTTCTCTAACTGGAGATAATATGGGGTACGGATACTTTGAAACCAGCGGTGTATCAAATCCAGCTCAACAGGCAAACATATATTATCATGCTCGATCACCGTTATTTTATTTAAACGATGGGGACACCGTAGAAGTTTGGTATGGAGTGGACTGTCATTCTTTAGCTTTTTTAAAGTTTGAGTTTATCGGTCTTAGTTAGGTACAATATATAACATTTGCTATCATTTGATTGACCCCTAGCCTTTTAAAAAGTATAAATAGACTTAGAAGATATTAAATAATTTAATCTAGGACTATTTCATATGGCAACCCCAGCATCTAGGCAAGATTTAATCGACTACTGTTTTAGGCAGTTGGGCGATCCAGTAATCGAGATAAACGTTGACCCTGATCAAGCAGAAGAAAGAATCGACGAAGCATTACAATTCTATCAAGAATACCATTCAGATGCTACCAAGAAGATGTTTATTCCGCATACGATTACTGCCGATGATGTAACTAATAAGTTTATAACTGTAGCCGATTCAGTTATCTTTGTAGAGCGCATCTTACCTATCGCCGAAGATGCTGGCTTTAACATGTTTGATGTTAAATATCAGATGCACCTGAACGATGTTTATCAGTTAGGAAACCTTGGCAATCTTGCTTACTATGAAATGGTACAGCAAAATCTAGCTATGTATGATATGAAAATAGGTTCTGGTGCGAGCGAACTTATTAGGTGGGCACGCCACGAGAATAAAATATATCTTGATGTTGGCGAAGAAGACCTTAAAGTGGGGGGTATTATCATCGTAGCAGCAACTATGCACGTTGCTCCTTATGATGGGGCTGCAGGTTCTACCTCTATTTGGAACGATATGTTCCTTAAAAGATATTCAACTGCTCTTATCAAGAAACAATGGGGTGCTAACCTAATAAAGTTTGAAGGTATGCAACTTCCTGGAGGAGTGACGATTAACGGTCGTCAGATATATGAGGATGCAATGCAAGACCTAGAGAAGCTAGAAGAACAAGTAAGGTTAACTCACGAGTTACCAGTTAATTTCTTCATGGGGTAAAAGATGGCTACTAATGTATATTTTTCGCCCGCAGTAAAAAGCGAACAAAACCTATACGAAGATATCGTAATTGAATCTTTAAAAATGTATGGGCAGGATGTCTATTATCTACCAAGAAACATCGTAGAGCGTGATTACATTCTGGGCGAAACTGTAGAATCTCAATTTGACGATTCATATACATTAGAGATGTATATCGAAAACCCCGAAGGATTCGGTGGTGAAAGCGAACTTATGACCAAGTTCGGGTTAGAGATTAGAGATACGGCAACGTTTGTGGTATCTAAAAGACGCTGGGAACAATCCGTAGGTGTCTTCAATAATGAGTTGACTAACTACAGACCTAATGAGGGAGATCTAATTTATCTTCCTATGTCTAAGTCTTTCTTCCAGATCGATAAAGTTGAGCATGAGAAACCTTTCTATCAACTCCAAAACTTACCGACTTATCAGCTTATCTGCTCTCTTTATGAGTTTGGCGATGAGAAGTTCGATACTGGTAATACTGAAGTTGACAATATTAGTAACCTATTTGCCTATCAGCAAGAACTTACTATCAGCGGTATTGCTGGGACAGACTTTATCATAGGCGAGAATATTACTGAAAATCTAGAAGATGGGGTTACTATCTCTGGAGCGATTGCTTCATATAAAGATATTGCTTCTAGTACAACTTCTAAGATTTACCTTCACAGCATAAGAACTAGCGATAGTAAGTATCACCAGTTTACTGTTGGCGGTAGTGTTACAACAGAAGTATCTGGTGGCTCTGGCACTATTACAGCTATTAAAGATATGGAGGGTGCTACAGAAGAATCCGTTCAAGATAACTACGCTAAGAACTATGAAATAGAAACTGAAGCTGCAGCCGTTCTTGACTTTACTGAATCAAACCCATTTGGAGACTTCTAATGTTTGGTGGTCATTTTTATCATGCTATTCTAAGAAAATCGGTAGCCATATTTGGTACTCTGTTTAACGATATAAACATTATTCGTCAGAGCGGTACTTCTGGTCAGATAGTAAAGGTTCCGCTTTCTTATGGACCAAAACAAAAGTTTATTGCTAGGATTGAGGGGCAAAGAGATCTTTCTTCTTCTAAAATAGCAATCAAGATCCCACGTTTGTCGTTTGAGATTACTTCTCTGACATATGACACCGAGTCTAAACTAAACCGATTTAACAAACTAGTAACTAATCAAACAGGGGATTCTGCGGATAGCGTTTCTTTTGTACCCTATAAAATTGGTATGCAGTTAAACATCTTGGCTAAGAACCAAGACGAAGGACTACAAATACTAGAACAAATACTTCCTATATTCCAACCAGAGTATACAGTCTCAGCTAAACTTGTAGATGGCGTAGATCAAAATACAGATGTCCCTATTTCTTTAGAGGGAGTTTCTATCTCTGATGACTATGAAGGGGACTTCGAAGCAAGGCGTGTACTAGTCTATACTCTAGACTTTACAATGCGTGTTAAGTTCTTTGGTAGTGCTGCTACGAATAAACTGGTTAAAGCTACAGAGGTTACTTTCCTTAATGCAGAAGATGATGCTCACATAGAAAACTTAAACACTCGAGTGGCTCCATTTGGATCTGATGGGACAGACAATTTCGGTATTGTTGAATCTAAGGACTTCATACCAACAGTAACTTCTATTACTATGACAGTCTCTGGGGATATCGCTTCAGGGTTTGGGTCAAATGAACCATTCTTGGGGGAAACCACAGCGATCTATGGTTTGGTGGCAAGAGCCTATGACGAAACCGCTAACGAAACTACATTTACCCTTACGAATTTGGAAGGGTTCCCGCAAATTGGAGAAAATCTAGTAGGTCTAAATACTAGTACGACTGTTGAGGTCACCAATTACACGGTTAATTAATATGAGTAACGAAAAAGATGATGTTAATGATGATTACTCCTTTGCAAGAACTAACTATTACGAGTTAGTCGAAAAGGGGCAAGAGGCGATTGACTTGATGTTAGACCTTGCTCGTGAGAGTGAGCATCCTCGTGCATTTGAAGTTCTTTCTGGCATGATCAAAAATACTGCTGACGTTTCAGACAAGCTAATGCATCTACAAAAGCAAAAGAAAGAAGTAGATAAAGCCGAAGCGTTAGAACAACCAAAACAACTAACTCAAAATAATGTGTTTGTCGGTTCAGCTACAGATCTACAGAAAATGCTACATCAAAGGCGAGAAGAAAAGGAAATAGATGCAGAAGGTCAAGAATAGCGACCTTGGATATCTAGGCAACCCTAATGTAAAGCGTGATGGGGTTGAGCAAAACTGGAGCGTCCAAGAGATCTCAGAATACAAACGTTGTATGGAAGATCCTTCATACTTCGCCGAAACCTACGTGAAAGTCGTTTCTCTCGACAAGGGTCTTGTTCCATTCAATTTATACCCCTACCAAAAGAACATGTTCGATCATTTTCAAGACAGTAGATTTTCTATCGTATTAGCTTGTCGGCAATCGGGCAAGTCTATCAGTTCGGTTGTGTATCTACTTTGGTATGCACTATTCAATCCAGAGAAAACTGTAGCAATCCTAGCAAACAAGGGTGCTACTGCGAGAGAAATGCTAACTCGTATCACGCTTGCTCTCGAAAACTTACCTTTCTTTTTGCAACCTGGATGTAAAACTCTGAACAAGGGTTCCATAGAATTTAGTAACAATTCAAGGATTATTGCCTCTGCGACTAGCGGATCTTCTATTCGTGGTATGTCGGTTAACTTACTATTCCTTGACGAGTTTGCGTTTGTAGAGAATGCAGGTCAGTTCTATACTAGTACATATCCAGTTGTTTCTTCGGGTAAAACTTCTAGAGTTATCATAACTTCTACGGCAAATGGTATTGGTAACGTATACCAAAAGTTATGGGAAGGAGCAGTACAAGGAACGAACGAATATAAACCATTCAGGGTTGATTGGTGGGATGTTCCTGGAAGAGACGAAGAATGGAAGAAACAAACCGTAGCCAACACATCCGAGTTACAGTTTGAACAAGAGTTTGGTAACACTTTCCATGGTACTGGTAATACTCTCATTTCCCCAGATAAACTTATGGCGATGAAAGCGTCTTCTCCGATTTATCAACAGGATGGTATAAAGGTATTTGAACGACCCCAAGTCGATCATAATTACATCATGTGCGTAGACGTAGCAAAGGGTCGGGGTAGAGATTATTCTACATTCAATATTATCGACACTAGTGTCAAGCCATTTAAGCAGGTGGCGATTTATAGAAATAATATGATCTCACCATTGTTGTTCCCTGATATCATTTACAAATATGCGATGACTTACAATGAGGCGTATGTTATAATAGAGAGTAATGATCAGGGGGCGGTAGTTGCTAATGGGTTGTATTATGACCTAGAGTATGAGAATACTCATGTTGAATCTATGGTAAAAGCAGGTTCAATCGGTGTTACAATGAACAAAAAGGTAAAAAGAATTGGCTGTTCTAATATGAAGGATTTAGTAGAACAGTTAAAACTAGAAATCGTAGATTCAGAGACTATATTAGAATTGTCTACGTTTGTCGCAAGGGGGTCTTCTTTTGAAGCCAGCGACAACAATCATGACGACTTAGTGATGAACCTAGTAATGTTTGGTTGGTTTATCACTACTCCGTTCTTCGGGGAAATGTCTGATATTGATATCAAGGGAATGTTATATGAAGAACAATTAAAAGCAATAGAGCAGGATATGTTACCATTTGGATTTATGGACGATGGGAAAGCAGAAGAGGTTGAAGTAGACTCTACTGGTCAAAGGTGGATTGTCGACAGCAATACTGGACTTTTCTAATTGTATAAATACTTGTGTTGAATATTCGTATTATGCTCTCTTGTAAAATAAATTTAATTTAATGAGGAATTCCAAAATGGCTTTTCAAGTATCTCCAGGAGTTCAGGTTAAAGAAGTTGACCTGACAAATGTTGTACCAGCCGTATCCACCTCTATTGGTGCTTACGCTGGCTCTTTCGTTTGGGGACCAGTTGATAAAGTTGTACAAGTCGGATCAGAGAAAGATCTCGTAGCTAAGTTTGGTCGCCCAGACGATATTACTGCTAAGTCTTTCCTCACCGCTTCACAATTTTTGGCATATGGTAGCGATCTTCGTGTCGTCCGTGCCGATGCAACTGGTTTGTTAAACGCAACTTCTGCTTCAGATTCTGTTTCTACTATTTCAGTAGATACTCCTGGAGCTGGTTATACATCAGTACCTACAGTTACTATAGGTGCTAGTGATTCAGGCAATTCAGCAAATGATGCTGAAGCAACAGCTAAACTTAAAGTTCTTACCGCAAGTGCTGCAGGTGGTGGTACAGGTACTGGTTATTCGGTAGATGACGTATTAACTATTAACCTTGGTGCTGGTACAGAAGCACAGATAACAGTAACTGCTGTAGATGTTTCGGGTGCTGTTAGTACTGTAAGCGTACAAAGCGGTGGTTCTTATACTTCAGTGGGTAGTCAATCTGCTGTTGCCACTTCAGGCGGTACAGGTACTGGTGCTCAGATAAACATCACTTCTCTTGGTATAGAGTCAATTACAGTAACTGCTGGCGGTGATGGATATGATTCAGCACCTTCTGTTACATTAACTGTATCTGGTTCATCAGAAGCTGCAACAGCAACAGCAACTCTAGCGCAAGCTGGTGTTAAAGTTAAGAACGAAGATCATAAAGACTCTATTAGCTTGGCTTCCGCTGGTGCTTGGGTAGCAAGATATCCAGGAGAATTGGGTAACTCTTTAAAAGTTGTAGTTGCTGATCATCAAAGTTTTGAAGATGCTTCTTTCACTGCTTTTGCTGGCGAATTTGATACTGCGCCAGATAATGGTGAAGTTCACGTTGTTGTAGTTGATGAAGATGGTTCATGGACTGGTTCTGCTGATAGTGTACTAGAAACATATGCATATCTAGGCAAGAATTCTGGCGACAAAAAATCTGATGGTACTAATAACTATTATGTTGAAGTCATTAATCGTTCCTCTGAGTACGTTTGGGCAGCAAATCCCCTTTCTACTTTTGGTTCTACAGCAAGCTCAATCTCTCTAGCTGGTGGCTCTAATGCCGAAGCACTTGAGGGGCAACGAGTTGCTGCTTTAACATCTGCGTTCGAAGATTCCGAAAGCATTGATGTTAACTTAATTATTGGTGGTGATCTTTCTACAGCGCAAGCTAACCTAGTAATTGCTCTAGCTGAAAAACGTAAAGATTGTGTTGCTTTCGTATCTCCTCCAATTACTGCTACTGTTGGTACTAACGATCCTAAAGGCGAAGTATTGAAGTGGGCTAATGGCGATGGTGCTGCTGGTATCACTTCTAGTTCTTATGCAGTTATGGATTCTACTGCTGGTTACATGTATGACAAGTATAACGATGTTTATCGTTGGGTATCTGCTTCAGGTGCTGTTGCTGGTCTATGTGCTAATACTGATAGCGTAGCTGATTCTTGGTTCTCACCTGCTGGTCCGAACCGTGGTCAAATTCGTACTTTTGCTAAACTAGCATTTAACCCTAAACAAGCAGAGCGTGATTCGCTTTACAAGGCACGAGTCAATCCTATTGTATCGTTCCCTGGAGAAGGCACTCTATTATTCGGTGATAAGACTGCCCTTGCCAAACCATCTGCGTTTGATCGAATCAATGTTCGTCGCTTATTCATTACTATCGAGAAAGCAATTGCTACTGCTTCTAAGTTCTCGCTATTTGAGTTCAATGATGAATTCACTCGTGCGCAGTTCTTGAACCTAGTTGAGCCTTTCTTGCGTGATGTACAAGGTAGACGTGGTATCACCGATTTCCGTGTAGTTTGTGATGAAACTAATAACACTGGTGAAGTGATTGATACTAATCGCTTTGTCTCTGATATTTACATCAAGCCTGCACGTTCTATTAACTTTATTACTCTGAGCTTTGTTGCTGCCCGAACTGGTGTTGACTTCTCAGAGATCGTAGGAGGCTAATATGACACTCGGTGTAGATTCATTCAAAGCTAAACTAGTTGGTGGCGGAGCAAGAACTAATCTCTTTAAAGCTACTGTAAATTTCCCATCAGGCGTACAGGGTGACGTAGAACTTTCGTCATTCATGATTAAAGCTGCTCAATTACCAGCTTCTATCATCGCCCCAGTAACTGTTCCATTCCGTGGTCGTCAGCTGCAAGTTGCAGGTGATCGTACTTTCGAACCTTGGACAATTACTGTTATCAATGATACTAACTTCGCTGTTCGTAACTCCATGGAATCATGGATGAACGCAATCAACGGTCACAAGACTAACGCTGGTAGAAATAACCCAGCTGATTATCAAGCTGACCTGAAAGTTGAACAGTTGGACAAAAACGGAAACTCATTAAAGACTTATAACTTCCGTGGTTGTTTCCCAACTAACGTATCAGCAATTGACGTTTCATACGAAACTGAAAACACCATCGAAGAGTTCACTTGTGAATTCCAGGTTCAATACTGGGAAGCAAACACAACTAGCTAATGGTGGCTAAATAAAAGTAGGCAATGTTACTTGGGGGTTCGCCCCCAAGTAATATCTTCAATATTAGTGAATAATTGTGGGAAATATAAATGGCTGATTTATTTGGATTTGAAATAAAACGAAAGGGTGAGGATAAAGAGGAAGCTAAGAAGCGTTCATTTGTCGCACCTATGGAAGACGATGGCTCTGGTGTAATTAAAGCTGGCGGTCATTATGGTCAATACCTAGACATGTCTGGCGGTAACGCCAAGAATGAAGGTGACCTCATTTCAAAATATCGTGAAATATCTCAGATCCCAGAAGTAGATGCTGCTATTGAAGATATTATTAATGAGTCGATTGTCTCTGTCGAAGATGGTGCTCCAGTTGATATTAACCTTAATGGTTTAGAGCAACCAGACAGAATTAAGAAAATAATAAGAGATGAATTCGAGAAACTTGTAGCTAAAATGAGTTTCTCTTCATCTGGTAATGACATATTCAGAAGATGGTATATTGATGGTAGATTATTCTATCATATAATCATTGACGAAAAATCTCCAAAGCGTGGTATTTTAGAACTACGCCCGATCGATCCTACCAAGATAAGAAAGATCAAAGAAGTCATAGAAGAAAAAGATGAAAAGACTGGCGCTAAAATCGTTACTGGTATAGAAGAATACTTCTTATATCAAGACGGAAATATGTCTAAGAGCGGTCAAGGTCTTAAGATAGCAAAGGATTCTATTATCTTTGTCCCTTCTGGTTTATTATCCGCTAAACGAGATATGGTTCTTGGTTATCTAGATAAAGCTATCAAGCCAGCTAACCAATTACGCATGATGGAAGATGCTCTAGTTATCTACCGTTTATCACGTGCGCCAGAACGTCGAGTATTCTATATCGACGTTGGTAATTTGCCAAAAGGTAAAGCTGAAGAGTATCTCAGATCTATCATGAGCAACTATCGTAACAAAATGGTTTACGATGCTCAGACTGGTGAGATTAGAGATGATAGAAAGCATATGTCTATGCTTGAAGATTTTTGGTTGCCTCGTCGTGAGGGTGGTCGTGGAACAGAGATTACTACGCTTCCTGGAGGAGAGAACCTTGGACAGATAGATGATATTCTATACTTCCAGAAGAAAACATATCGTGCACTAAATGTTCCAATTAGCCGTCTAGAGCAAGAAGCTCAATTCTCATTAGGTAGAACATCAGAGATTACCAGAGACGAAGTTAAATTCCAACGGTTTATCGACAAGATTCGTCGACGTTTCTCCGATGTATTCATGCAGGCTCTTAAAGTACAACTTATACTAAAGGGTATTGTTACTCGTGAAGACTGGGAGTGGATGAAAGAAGAGATAGTTGTTGACTTCATAAGCGACACTTACTTTGCGGAACTGAAAGAAGCTGAGATTTTACGTGAGCGTGTAAACACATTAAGGGAACTTGATGAGTTTGTAGGTAAATACTATTCTGTAGATTGGGTTCGTAAGAATATCTTGAAGCAGAACGACGAAAATATCGAAGACATCGATAAACAAATCGAAGATGAAAAAGATAAATATGGCGAAGAAGACGAGATTTAAAGATTCTTTTTATTATAAATAATAGCAAATGAGGTGAATAATGTCTGATATTAATTCTTTAATAGACGCATTAAAAGGCGAAGACATGTCTGTAGCGAGCAAAACTTTTGACTCGATTATGGCGGATAAAGTGTCTGACGCATTAGATGTCAGAAGAGTAGAAGTTGCTCAGAGTTTATATACTGCGCAAGAGCAACCCCAAACAGAAATAGGAGATGCAAATGAGCTTAACGTTCAAACAGCTGAGAACGAACCTGTCGGAAGCGAAGAAGTTTAAACTTCCAGCTGGCGAGAAAAAAGTAAAAGAGTTCACGGTTGGTAAATCTAAGTCTCCTGCTATCCTAGCTAAAAAAGGTTCCAAGTTTGTTGTCTATATTAACGACACCGAACTTGATAAGTTTAGAAGCGAGAAAGATGCAATGAAAGCTGCAAACGATTTCGCCAAGTTAATGGACAAATAGATATGAAGCTAATCACAGAACATACAGAGAAACTAGAATATATCACCGAAGCAAACGCTAAAGGTGAGAAAGAGGTTTATATTGAAGGCGTGTTTATGCAGGCTGATCAAAAAAACCGCAATGGTCGTATCTACGAATCAAGGGTGTTAAAACCTGCCGTAGAGAAGTATGTTAGTGAGCAAGTTTCAAAAGGTAGAGCAGTTGGTGAATTGAACCATCCAGATGGTCCAACTGTAAACCTTGACAAAGTTTCGCATCGTATTACCGAACTCCGCATGGAAGGAAGTAATGTGGTAGGAAAGGCGTTGATACTGAATACTCCTATGGGTCAAATCGTAAAAGGTTTGGTTGAAGGTGGATGTCAGTTAGGCGTTTCAAGTCGTGGTATGGGAAGTCTTGAGCGTCGTAAGGGCGCAATGTACGTTAAAGAGGATTTTGTCCTTTCTACCGTAGATATCGTGCAAGACCCCTCTGCTCCTGAAGCCTTTGTAAATGGCATCATGGAAGGAGTAGACTGGGTTTGGGATAATGGTATCCTAAAAGCTCAAGAAATTGAAAAGTATGAGACTGAAATCAAGAGCGCATCTAAAGCGGATTTGGCTGAAGCCCAAACTCGTGTGTGGCAAGATTTCCTCTCGAAACTTTAACACTTTGTAAGGAGTGAAATATGTCTGATCAAATCGTAGATCAAGAAGTTGATCTTATCGAAGACATTACTGAGGAACAACTAGAAGGTTTAGTTGAAGACGTTGAAGTTGACGAGGAGCTAGTTGAAGCGTCTGCTAAGAAAGAAGCTAAGAAGACAGATGAAGAATCTGACGACGAAGCTGAAGTCGAAGTAGATGACGAAGAAAGCGAAGTCGAAGACGAAGACGAAGATGAAGGCGACGAAGAGAAGTCTGAATCCAGTAAGAAAAAGAAAATGGCTAAAGAAGATGTAGACATGCCTAGCACTAAAGCTGGTATGATTAAAGCCATTTACGAAAAAATGTCTGAGATGAGCAAAGACGACTTGACAACTGCCTATAATAAGGTAATTGCTGAAGAATCTGAAGAAGCTGTCGAAGAAGTTGCTGAATCTGCAGAGTTGGAACTTAATGTTGATTTCTCCGAAGACCTAGATGCATTGGTTGACGGTGAAGAAGCATTAGCTGAAGGCTTTAAAGACAAAGCTGCTGTTATCTTCGAAGCTGCTGTTAAAACTAAAGTTACTGCGGAAGTACAACGTCTCGAAGAATCTTATGCCGAAAAACTTGCTGAAGAAAGTGAATCAGCTCGTGGCGAGATTGTAGAGAAAGTTGACGGATACCTCAATTATGTTGTTGAGCAGTGGATGGAAACCAATGAAGTTGCGGTTACTAACGGTCTTCGTACCGAGATTGCTGAAAACTTTATTGATTCATTACAATCACTGTTTGTAGAAAACTACATTGAAGTACCTGAGTCTAAGGTAGATATGGTAGACGAACTAGCTGGTAAAGTTGAGGAACTCGAAGAGCAACTTAACAAAACTGTTGGTGACAATATCGATCTAGCTGAGAAAGTTTCCGATTTCCGTCGTGAAGAAATCATTCGTGAAGCGACTGTTGGAATGGCAGAAACTGAAGTGGAAAAACTTCGCACTTTGGCTGAAGGCGTAGAGTACGAAAGTCAAGAATCTTTTGTAGCTAAAGTTGCTACTCTTAAAGAATCTTACTTTAAAGCTACTGGCACTGACACCAAAGAAGAAGTTCAAGAATCTTCTGAACAAAAAACAAGTTCGCCTGCTATGCAAGCCTACTTGAACGCACTTTCAAAAACAATTTAAATTTAAGGAGAACATAAAATGTTCGGATCTGAAAAATTAACGGAGAAATGGTCTCCAGTATTGGACGCAGAAGCTGCTGCACCAATCAAAGATAACTATCGTAAAGCTGTAACTGCTGCTCTACTTGAGAACACTGAGAAAGCATTACAAGAGCAAAAAGCTCAACAAGGCTTTATGACTGAGTCAAACGTAGCTGGTCAAGTAGATAATTTTGATCCAGTATTAATCTCGCTAGTACGTCGTGCTATGCCTAACCTAATTGCTTATGATATTGCTGGTGTTCAGCCTATGTCTGGTCCTACTGGTCTTATCTTTGCAATGAAATCAGAATATGTTGCTGGCGACGCTTCTCGCTCTGAAGCTCTATTCGACGAAGCTAAAACAGACTTCTCTGGTACTGGTACTGGTACTAACCTTGGCACCGCCCGAGCTCACGATGGTAACTCTTCAAGCCTAGATCCTGCTTTCGGTAACGACAATCTACAGGTTGATAGTGACGATGACGATGTTCTTGATGCTGTTGACGGCAATATCGATCTAGATGCTGCTTTTGGCATTGGTACTGGTATGACAACTGCTGCTGGTGAAGGTTCTACCTTTGGTGAAATGGCGTTCTCAATTGATCGTACTTCTGTAACTGCTACTAGCCGTCAGTTGAAAGCTGAGTACACTATGGAATTGGCTCAAGACCTTAAAGCTGTACACGGTCTAGACGCTGAGACTGAGTTGGCTAACATTCTTTCTGCTGAGATCCTAGCTGAAGTGAACCGTGAAGTTATCCGTACTATCAACATTAAAGCAAAACTAGCTACTAAACAGGCTGGTACTGCAACTGGTGGAGCTGCTGGTGCTGTTACTAATGGTCACTTCGACCTAGACGCTACTGATGGTCGTTGGTCTGTAGAGAAGTATAAGTCTTTGATCATGAAGATCGAAATTGAAGCTAATGCTATCGCTAAAGACACTCGTCGTGGTAAAGGTAACTTCATCATCTGTTCATCAGATGTTGCTTCTGCTCTTGCTGCTTCTGGTCTTTTAGACTATACGCCTGCTCTTTCTACTAACCTACAAGTAGACGATACTGGTAATACTTTTGCTGGTGTACTTAACGGTCGTATGAAAGTATACATCGATCCATATGCAACTGTTAACTATGTAACTGTTGGCTATCGTGGTTCTAACCCATATGACGCAGGTCTATTCTACTGCCCATATGTACCATTAACTATGGTTAAAGCAGTTGGCGAGAATACTTTCCAACCGAAAATCGGCTTTAAGACTCGTTATGGCATGGTTGCTAACCCATTCGTTACTGGCCAAAATGACTCTGGTGTTGGTACTGTTGGTACTAACCGTTCGAATGGTTACTTCCGTATCTTCGGTGTGTCAAACGTTATTGGTGCTGCTGGAGAATAAACATAACGAAATATTGTTAGTTTTGAGGGAGCTTCGGCTCCCTCTTTTTTTGCCTTATAAATAGAGTTACAATAAGTAAAGGTATATTACAATGGCAGCTATCCCCGAAAATATCAATTCTTTATCTCCAGTATCATTCAAATTGGTTCTGCAGAAGTTTCCGAACCTAGAGTTTTTTGCTACTGGCGTATCAGTCCCAGCAGTATCTTCTGGGGTTACAACGGCAAACTTGTCTCAAAGGAATATGAATATCTACGGAGATAAGTTGACTTTTGAAGATTTATCAGTTAAACTAATAGTCGACGAAGATATGAAATCCTACAAAGAAATCTTTGATTGGATTAATGCTTCAGTGATGGACCAGTCTCTTCTAGGTGATCAGTTTAGCGATATAACATTAATGGTTATGACGAGCCACAATAATGAGAATAGAACATTCACTTTCAAGAACGCAATACCAACTTCTATTGGCGGACTTGAGTTTGATGCAGGTGCTACTGAAGTCTCCTATATAACTGCAGATGTGGTATTTTCTTTCTCGGATATGACTATTGAATAAACACTGATACAAGGTATATTATGTACAATATTGAAGAAATTATGGACATGTGGAAAACTGACTCGGAGATAGATCGTTTAAAGCTAGACGAATCTTCTAGAGTTACCCCAAACCTACACGCAAAATATCTTGAAATGATGACCAAAAGCAAACTTGAGAAGAAGTATCTCGAGAGTCAGCTAGATGTTATGTTCAAGAATAAGTGGCTATACTACTCAGGAAAGATGGACGTTGATCAAGTTCGTAAACTTGGTTGGGATCCAGACCCTACAAATGGGTTGAGAGTCTTGAAGGGTGATATGGATTACTTCTACCGTTCTGACCCAGACATGCAAAAGCTAAATGCAAAGATCGATCTGGCTCAGGCTATAATAGAAACCCTTGAAGAGATAATCAATAATCTCAGATGGCGCCATTCTACAATTAAGAATATGATAGACTGGCACAGATTTACTAACGGTGCATAATGAATTCTCTAACCGTAAAGAAAAAGAACCACGCATTCCTCAGCGTTATAACAGATCCTTCAATTGAGAACGAACTGAGCGATTTCTTTTGCTTCCTTGTTCCAGGGTATCAGTTTATGCCTGCGTTCAAGAATAAGATGTGGGATGGGAAGATACGGTTATATGATTCAAGAAAGAAAGAGTTGCCCATAGGTCTATTCAAATACCTAAAAGAATTTGTAGGTGCTAGGGATTACGATCTATTTGTAGAGCAAGATGCTTGGTACGGTAGACCTGATACAGAAGTTCCTATTGACGAGGGAGATTTCAACTCCTTTATCAATAGTATGAACCTCACGTCTGGGGGCAATAAGATTAAACCCAGAGACTATCAGCTTACAGCGATCCGTCATGGGCTAGAAAACAAGAATGCTCTTTTGCTATCTCCAACCGCATCTGGTAAGTCTCTTATCATATATGCCATAATGAGATACTTCCTACATAATAGAGATAAAAACTTTCTTATTGTAGTTCCTACCACTTCTTTGGTAGAGCAAATGGCTTCTGACTTTGCGGACTATTCCGAATACGACGAATACTTTAATGCCGTAGACGAGATACATAAGATCTATTCTGGTAAGGAAAAGAGCTCTGATAAGAGAGTTACTATAACAACATGGCAGTCAATCTATAAACTGCCTGCAACTTGGTTTGAACAATTTGGAGCAGTAGTTGGAGATGAAGCGCATAACTTTAAAGCAAAGTCACTTGGTACAATTATGGGTAAACTTAGGGATGCTGAGTTCCGTATTGGAACCACTGGTACTCTTGACGGCACTCAAACTCACCGTTTGGTTCTAGAAGGACACTTCGGTCCAGTTTATCGAGTTACCAATACAAAGAACCTTATGGACTCTGGGGCATTATCAGAATTAAAGATAAATGTCCTATTACTAAAGTATCCAGCTGAAGTATGTTTTCAGATGAAGAAAGCTAAGTATCAGGAAGAAATAGATTTCATTGTAAGTAATGAGAAACGCAATACATTTATAAAGAACCTAGCACTAGACCAAGATGGTAACACGCTAGTTCTATTCAACCTAGTAGAGAAACACGGCAAGCCACTTTACAATATTATTAAAGAGGGTGCTCATAAGAATCGTAAGATCTTCTTTGTATCTGGGCAAACTGATGTAGATGATAGGGAAATGGTAAGGCAAATCACAGAAAGAGAAAAGAATGCTATCGTGGTTGCTTCTCTAGGGACTTTCTCTACGGGGGTTAATATAAGGAATATACATAATATTGTATTTGCCTCTCCGTCAAAGTCTCAGGTTAAAGTGTTGCAGTCTATTGGTCGTGGGCTAAGAAAATCTGACGATGGGCGAGAAACGAACTTGTACGATATAGCGGATGATTTACATCATAAAAATCGTAAGAATTATACTCTAAATCACGCTGCAGAACGTATAAAGATATACTCGAAAGAGAAATTTGATTACAAAATATATGAGCTAGAAATTTGAAATTCGAAATAGACGAAGTTGATATCAGGCACTTTAAACTCATAGATGGGAATGAGGTGATTGGCTATATAAGAGGTATGGAAGATCATGGATACATAGTTGAATCCCCTCTGCTTATGAACATCTATAACGAGGATAGGATGCAAAGGATCTTCATGACTCCTTGGTTCACTGTTCAGCCTGATTCATTAACAGTATTCATAAACGCAGATACAGTAATCGCTACTTGCAAAGCCAGCGAAAATACTAAAGAGAAATACATCGCTACTGCCTTGCGTCTCCGTGAGGTCTATCCCGACGATGATCTGGCTTCGCCAGAAACAGATGATGAGTATGATGATGAATGGGAAACTGATATCGACCCTAAATCGACACTACATTAAAGGTATACTCACCCTCCCCCGAACAACTCTTATATTATACTATAAAAATGACAAAAAGTAAAGCCTTTTCTTCAAATAAATTAAATTAAATTAATACTTTACTTTTGAGCGATAATGTAGTATAATATGCTTATCAAACTTAAAATGGAAAGATTATAATGACTAAACCTGCCAACAAGCCTCATTATGTGAACAATAAATTGTTCTCGCAGTCTGTAGTCGATTACGTCAATTCTGTCAAGCAGGCGCAGGAAAGGGGCGAAACAAACCCCATCGTAACCGAATATATCGCCACATGTTTCTTAAAAATATCTGAAGGTCTATCGCATAAACCTAACTTCATTCGATATACCTATCGGGAAGAAATGGTTATGGATGCTGTAGAAAACTGCCTGAAAGCTATCATGAATTACAATATAGAAACAGCCACTCGTACTGGTAATCCTAATGCGTTTGCGTACTTTACTCAGATATGCTATTATGCTTTCATAAGACGTATCCAGAAAGAGAAGAAACAGTTTGATGTTAAAATGAGGTTTATTGAGCAAGCGTCCTTTGAGGAGTTTATTGTTCAGCATGATGCATCTGGAGAAGACATAGGTGATAATGGATTTATCGAAGAACTCCGCAGTCGTATCGATAAGGTTAGAGATTCTGACCGTGTCCTAAAAGAGTTCAGCAAACAAGAGAAGATAACCAAGAAGAAGCAAGACAAAAACCTTGAACTGTTTATGGGATAAATTATGAAGATTGCTATATTGAACGATACCCATTGCGGTGTCCGTAACTCGTCTGACATATTCATTAACTACCAAGAACGCTTCTACTCAGAGGTTTTCTTTCCATACCTAAAAGAAAATGGTATAAGCAACATCTTGCATTTGGGCGATTACTATGACCATCGCAAGTATATTAACTTCAAAGCACTTAACTCTAACCGCAATAGTTTCCTAGAGGTACTCCGCAAAGAGGGTATCCATATGGACATTATTCCAGGAAACCATGACGTGTTCTTCAAGAATACTAACGAGTTGAATAGTTTGAAAGAGTTGCTCGGGCACTACATGAATGAAGTAGATATTCATATGGAGCCAAAGGTTCTAGATTATGACGGTTGTGGAATAGCGGTCATACCTTGGATCAATAACGACAATTATCATTCTACGATGAAGTTTATCGAAAACTGTTCCGCTTCTATTGTGGGTGGTCATTTCGAGTTGGCTGGCTTTGATATGCATAAAGGGTTTCCTAATCCACATGGTATGTCTAGCGATCACTTCAAACGTTTTGAGATGGTTATGTCTGGTCATTTCCATACTAAATCTCAACAGGATAATATCCATTATCTTGGTTCTCAGATGGAGTTTACTTGGACTGATGTTAACGATCCTAAATACTTTCACATATTTGATACTGAGACTCGTGAGTTAACACCAGTATTGAACCCTATAACTATATTCTCTCGCATATATTATGATGATACGGATAGAAGCTACTCCGACTTTGACGTAGATAAGTTGGCTAATAACTTTGTTAAGGTTATTGTGAAGAAAAAGAAAGACCCATTTACCTTTGACCGATTCATCGACAGACTACAAGCTATTGATACCTATGAGGTAAAGATTGCTGAGACCTTTGAAGAGTTTGCGGGAGAAGCTATTGAAGACTCTGAAGTAGACGTTGAAGACACTCAAGATATGCTTAATACATATGTTGATGCAGTTGATACTGAGCTGAGCAAAGATAAGATAAAAGATATTGTTCACGGTTTATATGTTGAAGCACAAAATATGGAACTTATGTAATGATTCATTTTACTAAACTCAGGTGGAAGAACTTCCTGTCCACTGGTAACACCTTTACTGAAATACACCTTGACCGCTCCCCCTCTACATTGATTGTAGGGCATAATGGCGCAGGTAAGTCTACCATGCTAGATGCTCTTTCGTTCGCCTTATTCGGTAAACCTCATAGAGACATCAAGAAGCTGCAGCTAGTTAACAGCATCAATAACCGTGACGCATTAGTTGAAGTTGAGTTTACTATCAGCAACGTAGAGTTTAAGGTTGTTCGTGGTATCAAGCCAAATAAGTTTGAGATATGGCAGAATGGTAAGATGGTAGATCAGTCATCAACTAGCCGAGACTATCAAAAGTTCCTAGAGCAAAATATCTTAAAACTTAATCATAAGTCTTTCCACCAAGTAGTTGTTCTTGGTTCTTCGTCTTTCATTCCGTTTATGCAACTGCCGACCTATCATCGTCGTGAGGTGATCGAAGATTTACTTGATATTCAAATATTCGGTAAGATGAATCAGATACTGAAAGAGCAGTCGCAACGTCTCAAAGAAGACGCTAAAGATAACAAGTATCGAGTAGAACTGGTTAAAGATAAAATTGGTTTACAGAAAGACTACATCCGTGAGATTGCTGACATTAATGATGGTCAAATATCCGATAAGCGTAAATCGATAGAAGAAAGTCAATCTACTATTACAGGTATACAAGAAAGCAACGCAGCACTATCGTTATCGATAGAAGAATGTTCAAACGGATTGAAAGAAAATATATCTAATGCTCAGAGTAAGAAACAAAGTTTGCTCAAGTATAAGGCTCAGTTCGAGCAGCAGATAAAGTCTGTAGTTAAGGATGCCAAGTTCTATGAAAACAACGAGCAATGCCCTACCTGCGAACAAGATATCGCTGAAGAACTAAGGCAGGATAAACTAGAGACTGCTCATGAAAAAGCCAGAGAATTAAACAAGGCGGTTATTGATGCTTCTTCACAATCTGCCGCAGTAGAAACTAACATATTGGAGTTAGATTCTATATCTGAAAAGGTTCGTGAAGATACTTCTGAGTTGACACTTAACAATAAAGAGATTTCTCGTCTACAGAAACAGATAACTGCTTTAGAAAAAGACATCACTAAACTTACCTCTAAAGAGGGAGATCTTGGGGAAGCTAACTCTAAGCTGACTCGACTAAGCGAAGAGCGTGATTCATTAACCGAGAGAAAGCTAGAACTATCTGAGCAGAAAACCTATCAAGAAGCTGTGGGCGAAATGCTAAAGGATAGCGGTATCAAAACTAAGGTTATCAAGCAGTATCTGCCTGTAATGAATAAACTCATCAATCATTACCTGCAGGTTATGGACTTCTATGTTTCTTTCAACCTTGATGAGAGTTTCACTGAGACTATCAAATCCCGTTTCCGTGACTCGTTTAACTATGCCTCGTTCAGTGAGGGTGAGAAACAACGTATTGATTTGGCATTATTGTTTACATGGCGTCAAATTGCTCGTATGAAGAATAGTGCTTCTTCTAACTTATTGATCCTAGACGAAACGTTTGACTCTTCTCTAGATAATGATGGTATCGAGAATCTACTCAAGATCCTTGAGACTCTAGAGGAAGGAACTAATACGTTTATCATATCTCACAAAGGTGATGTTCTAGACGGCAAGTTTAGATCTAAGATAGAGTTTACTAAGGAAAGAAACTTCAGTAAGATAAAATAATTTAAAATAATTCAAAAAAACCCTTTACTTTCTCAATTACTTATAGTATAATACATGTATTGATTGAGAGGTATTCTATATGACAGTTAAATCTACTCTAGCTAGATTGCTTGCTAATGAAAACATTGAGGTGCGTGAGGGTAACTACCAGACCGCATCGTTTGATGTTATTAACCGTGTTCTAAATCTTCCCCTATGGAAAGACAAAGGTGCTGATGTTCAAGACCTGCTTATCGGTCATGAGGTCGGTCATGCTTTGTTTACTCCTAGAGAGGGTTGGCATGATTCCGAAATAGATGTCGAGGGTATTCCTCGTTCATTCCTTAACATTATTGAAGATATCCGCATTGAGCGAATGATCCGTAGTAAGTATCCAGGATTAGTTAAGTCGTTCCAAGGTGGTTATCAAGTTTTGTTTGACGAAAACTTCTTTGGTACTCAGGATAGGGAATATTCTTCCTATGGTTTGCCCGACCGTATCAATATTAAAGCCAAACTGAACCAACTAGTAGATATTACATTTGATAAAGACGAACTTCCTGTAGTAAAGAAATGTTTCTCTGCTGAAACGTGGGAAGAAGTTGTTGATGCTGCTAGATCTTTACTTGACTATGTAGGTGTTGAGAAACAACAGGATCAAGCTCAAAATCAAAATGAAAATCCTGAGGGGGATAACGATGAAGAAAGTATGGAAAAAAGTACAGAGGATTCACCTTCAACTGACAATCAATCTGGCATTCCTGAGAGTAAAGATAGTGAAATGGACAGCGAACAACAAGACGTTGTCGAAGAAATCGAAGGAGAGGATACTGAAGATAGCGAGGAAGATGTAAGTAAAGATATTGAGGAAGGATTCTCTAGCAATGCTGGTGCTGGTAACGAAATCGTTGAGACTGATGAAGCGTTCCGTTCTAAAGAGTCTGATCTTCTAGAAAGCCATGATGGTGATAGTTCCCCTGTAGTTGTTCGCTCCCTAACTTTAAAGGAAGCCAAGAGTCTTGTTGCTGATTACAAAACTCTTATTAATGAAAGGTCTGATGAAAACACTCATTGGTATCAGCGTAGATACGTGACCCAATCTTATGATGAGTTCTTGGCTGAGACCAAGTCTGTAGTTAATACTATGGCTCGTGAGTTTGAGATGAAGAAAGCTGCATATCGCTATTCAAGATCTAGAACTTCTAAGACTGGTTCTATTGATGTTACTAAACTATACTCTTACAAATACAACGAAGATATCTTCGCTAGAACTACCAAGCTGGCTGATGCTAAGAATCATGGTCTGGTAATGTTGGTTGACTACTCTGGCTCTATGGATGATTGTATTGCTAATGTAAAGAAACAAGCTATCAATATCGCACACTTTTGTCGTAAAGTGAATATCCCTTTCCGTGTTTATGGGTTTACTTCTAATGGTCTTAAAGAGCGTAACTTTAAACACGTTATTGATTGGGAATCTATGTCTCTGTTTGAGTTACTTTCTAATGAGATGAGCAAGAAAGACTTTGAAACTGCTTGTTATCAAATCTATAACTTCCATGAGTCTACGCATGAAATGATGGGTGGTACTCCTCTGAATCAGGCATTGATTGCTATGCATACTTTGATTCCTGACTTCCGTGATACTTATGGTCTTGACAAAGTAAACTTTACTCTGCTGAGTGATGGTGATACTAACACTATTCGTTATGACTATGCGCAAGTTCACGATATGAACGATGGCTACTTTAACTCTAATCGAATGGTGTTCACTGTAGGTGGCGAGCGTATCAATTGTAAGACTAACTATGCTGGTACTCAAACTCTGGTTGAGTCGTTGAAAAAACATACTGGCTGTAATACGGTTTGTTACTTCCTAACTAACCGAGCCAATGATGTTAGATATCGTTTGTATCGCTCCGAGGGTAAAGGTTATGACACTGAGCAAGAGATCAGACCTGTCCTTACTGACTGGAGAAAAGGCGGTGTATCTGTTGATGACCAGTTAGGTTTCGATAGATACTTCTTCCTGAGAACTACAAAGTTGGATACTGCTACTACGGACTTTGCCCCTAAAGATGATTCTAAAGGTGCGCTGACTCGTGAGTTTAAGAAGTTTGCTAAGTCTAAGAAAGGCAACCGTGTTCTTGCTAGTAAGTTTGCTGAGATGGTCGCTTAAAAAAAGATCAAAAAAGTTTAAAAAACCCTTTACTTTTGGGTTTAAATGTAGTATAATATGTGTATTGAATGAGTTAATTGATTAGAGAGAGATTATATTATGAGTACATATGCTTTTGCTCCACTTTACAGTGAGTTGGCTAAACGTTTTCCTGACCGAAGCCACTTCCGTAACAAAGATATATATGATGCCTGCGATGCTACTGGCGTTGCAAAAGGTAGAGTCTACCGTGAGGTGATGATTGCCGATAATAAAATTTCACGTGGTGTTTGGAATTTGGAAGCTCAGATCCTTCCTTTCCGTAATGTTAATGCTGAGCAAACTTCTAATGCTCCAGCTGAGAGAAAACCTTTAATGACTGCTGTACAATCTGTTACTAACAATGAAGTCTATGTTCCTTCTGCTGACTCTACTTATGTCAGCTGGGGTAACTTCAAAGACATTAAAACTATTATTGATTCGGGTATGTTCTACCCAACCTTTATTACTGGTCTATCTGGTAATGGTAAAACAATGATGGTCGAGCAAGCGTGCGCTAAATCTAAGCGTGAGTATGTCCGTGTTCAGATTACTCCTGAGACTGATGAGGATGATCTAATCGGTGGTTTCCGTTTGATCAACGGTGAGACAGTTTTCCAAAAGGGTCCAGTTATCAAAGCGATGGAAGCTGGTGCGATACTTCTGATCGATGAAGTTGATCGTTCTTCTAATCGTTTGATGGCTCTTCAGGGTGTTCTTGAGGGTAAGCCAGTTATGATTAAGAAAACTGGTGAGATGATTACTCCTGCTCCTGGATTCAACGTGATTGCTACTGCTAACACCAAAGGTCAAGGTTCGGAAGATGGCAGGTTTGTTGCTGCTACGATTATTGATGAAGCATTCCTGGAGCGATTCAGTATTACTGTTGAGCAACCTTACCCTTCTCTCGCAATAGAGAAAAAGATCCTACTGAACCATATGGATAAGTTTGGTGCGGTTGATACTGACTTTGCTGATAAGCTAACTACTTGGTCTGAGATTATTCGCAAGACTTATGCTGATGGTGGTGTTGAAGATATTATTTCTACTCGTCGCCTATGTCACATTGCTCAAACGTTTTCTATCTTTAATGACCGTGCTAGATCTATTGAGTTATGTGTAAACCGTTTTGATGAAGATACAAAGTCTGCCTTCTTAGACTTATACAGTAAAATTGACTCTAATGAGGTCGCCCCTGAAGTAAATCTAGGTGATGTGTTAGATGCTATTGATAATGACGAACCTGCTTTCTAGGAGATTAAATGATCAATTATAAATTTAGAGAGGGCGAACTTCTCTCTGAAATAAAAGAATATGTCGACGCCACCTATAGTCAACACTATGGTGGCGATAAGATTCAAACGTCTGAGGTCATTGTTGATCGTGGGCGTGGTATGGGTTTCTTCCTCGGAAACGTGGATAAATACTCAAACCGATATGGTCAAAAAGGTAGTCGTTCTGACCACCGCAAAGACCTGTTGAAGGTTATACACTATGGCTTGCTTGCCCTTTATGAGCACGACAGAGTTGAACAAACCCTCAACGCATCCCCAGCAAATGAAGTACCACTCGCAAGTAAACCTGTTGAGTCTGGTATCTCTCCTGCTTCTATCGATTCTGTTACTCCCCTTGAATGGGATGAAGTAGCAAAAAAACACTTTACTAATGGCGAGAAATAAGGTATAATATTGCCAACTTTAACTATGGAGAACAACATGAAAATCTCGAATGAAACGGTTGCGATGCTAAAGAACTTCTCAACGATTAATCCCAATATCGTTGTAAAGGCTGGTAACGTAATCAAAACTATTTCTGAAGCAAAGAATATTCTAGCGACAGCCAATGTTGCTGAATCTTTCCCTCAGGATTTTGGTATCTATGACCTGAATGAATTCCTTTCGGTTGTAGGTATGTTTGAAGACCCAGACCTCGAGTTTGGCGATGATGGTAAGACTGTTAAGATTAGCGAGGGTGGTCAGTCTGTAAACTACTTCTTCTCTGATGCTTCTATCCTAACTACTCCGCAAAAAGACATTACTATGCCTGCTTGCGAGATTGAACTGGACATTACTGAAGATCAATTGTCTTCTATTCGACGTGCGGCAGCTGCACTAGGTTCTAGTGACGTTGTGGTTGTAGGTGAAGAAGGTGGTTCTGGCGTTACTGTTAAGGTGACCGATACTAAAGACTCTACCTCTAACAGTTATGAAATGTCTATCCCGTCTGCTACTCGACCTGACTCTTCATTCGAGATGATCTTCAATATCTCTAACTTTAAGTTTGTTGGTGGTGATATGAAAGTGTCTATCTCGTCTAAATTAATCTCTCAATTTGCGACTGGTGAAGTAACATACTGGGTTGCCCTTGAGAAAAATTCAAAGTTTAATGCATAAGGAAAATAAAATGAGCGAAGAAAATACTGTTGCTGATGAAGCACAAACTCCCGATATCAATCTGAATGATATCCGTAATATGTTATCTGTAATTGATGCGTGTGCCACTAGAGGTGCGTTTAAGCCTCAGGAACTGGAAACTGTAGGTGCTTTGCGGAATAAAGTTGCTGCATTCCTTGACGCTAATATCCCTCAGCAAGAACCTGCTGATGCAGATGTTGACCCTGATCCTGAAGGTAGAACACCCCCAGAAGAACCAACTGAAGAACCTGCAGCAGAGTAATCTGCTGCTTCTACGGAGACTATATAATGACAAGTGTAATAATTCCCTCTTCCCCGAATGATAAGAAAACTGTTAAGGATGCGGTCGTAGAAATGTCTAATTCTATGGTTAGACAAGACTCTGAACGTGAATTACAGCGTGATATTTGTGTGAAAATCAAAGATGAAGTTGGCTTAAACCCTAAATACTTAAAGCGTCTTGCTAAAGTATATCATAAGCAAAACTTTACTGAAGTCCAATCCGAATCGGAGGACTTTGAAACTTTATACGAGGAAATTGTAAAATGAGTGATATTTTCGATTTTGGCTTCACGGCTGTAGATGAGAGTGAATTAGACGCAGTCCGTGAAGCACAGTCAGTTATCAGTGCTACTACAGATACTGCGTCAGGATTAGAGGACAGGTTGAATAGACTATACAATGCTGTTCTACCACTTTTAACTAACCTAAAAATGAATCCAGAAAAGGATTACATTTATTGGCCGAACCGTGTTGATAAGGTCGAGCAATTTGAAACTCATATTGCTAATATCATCAAGGAGTAATAAATGATAAGCGATTCTCAATTTAAAGAGTTATTCCCAAGGTGTAGTGATGCTTCCGCATGGTGTGATGCCATGCGTGAGTTGTTTCCGAAATACGAGATTAATACACCATATCGTATTGCGGCATTCCTAGCACAATGTGGGCATGAGTCTGGTGGCTGGCGAGTATTCAGCGAAAACTTAAACTATTCGGCAAAGGCATTGGATGCTGTTTTTGGTAAATACTTCGCACGTGGTGATCATGATGCTGAAGAGTATGCTAGAAACCCTGAAGCGATTGCTAATGTAGTTTATGCAAACCGTATGGGTAATGGACCGACTGAGTCGGGTGATGGATGGAACTATCGTGGTCGTGGACCAATTCAGCTAACTGGTAAAAACAACTACCTTGCGTTTGCAGAAGATATGGATTGCCCTGAAGTTATTGACAATCCAGACCTACTAAGTGAAGATCCAAATTATGGTATCCTAGCTGCAATTTGGTTTTGGAATGAAAATAATCTTAATAAGTATTCTGACACTCAAGACATGAAGAAACTAACTCGTCGAATCAATGGCGGTTATATCGGTCTTGAAGATAGAATACATCACTGGGAAGAAGCACTTCATGCTTTGGGTGTAGAGTCTTGCGACTCTCAAGATCACGAAGAAGATGAAGGTGATATCGACCTAGAAGATATCGGTGTATTGCGTAAAGGATCACGTGGCGATGGTGTTAAGCTAATGCAAGAAGCATTAGGTATTGGCGCTGATGGTATCTTCGGTGCTGGTACTGAGATTGTACTCAAGGAATGGCAAGACAAAAATGGATTAGATGCTGACGGTATAGCTGGACCTTCCACGCTCGGGCAATTATTGGATGAAGGATAAGTTCGTATCCGCATATATTGACGTAGCCGAAAGGTTCTCAAAACTCAGTACAGCTAAAAAGCTACAAGTTGGTGCGATTGTCGTAAAAGATGATCGCATCATCTCCATTGGCTATAATGGTATGCCATCTGGTTGGGATAATACCTGTGAAGAAGAAATTAAATGGCCAAATGGCGACATTCAGTTTTTACAAACAAAACCAGAAGTGTTACACGCAGAAGCAAACGCAATAACAAAACTTGCTAAGTCGTCAGAAAGCGGAGAGGGTGCTGATATATTCATCACTCATTCTCCTTGTATAGAATGCGCCAAGTTGATCTATCAATCTGGGATTAAGAAAGTAATATATAAGAATGATTACAGGACTAATCAAGGTATTGAGTTTTTACATCAATGTGGCATTGAGGTGGAGAAATATGAACAAAGTTGAAATATTGAAAGAGTTAGAAACTATGCTGGTCGATCATGATTGGTTCTATTCAATGAGCGACGACCACAGAGCATTTATAAAAGGTCGTGATGAGAGTTATGGTATTCAAGATAAGATGAACGCTTGTAAAAAAGAAGGTCTTGTTAACGAATCTACAAAACTCTATCACAAATACGCACCAAAGTTTTAAAGGAAGAACTGTGGAACTTAATATAACAAGCGAAAATGGTTGGGATGAATACTTTTGGAAGAACTCTAAAGGCGTGATAGTCAGCCCCAAGTTCCCAAAGAAAACACTGGCTCTTGAGTGGTATACTCTCCATGAAGAATGGATGGAAGATGAAAGACCACCAAATTTGATGATACGGGATGACTAATATGTTTATTGATATGATGTATGGCTTAGGTTTAGCTGCAGGAAGTTTGGTTTTAACCATGGGTTTATTTGAGATTATCTCTTATATCTGGAATCACTACTTGTGAGTGACAGAACCATATGGTTGATAAAGTGGTCTGCATCGATTGCAATACTATTAGCAGTTGCTTTCAGAAGCGCAGGCGAGCAATACCATTTGTTTGACTTATATTTCTCTTTAATCGGTTCTATTGGCTGGTTGACTGTCAGTCTTGCGTGGAAAGATCGTGCGTTGATTATGCTAAATACAGTCATGACTTTAACACTTTTAACAGGTATACTTAAATGAGCGGACAATGGCAGGGCGGTAAAGGTAGCAAACAGCGCAAGGCTGCAGACCAAAATAAATTTGACGATAACTGGGATGCTATCTTTGGTAAAAAAGACTTACCCAGTGCGGTAGATGATTGCGCAGAAGTAACTGAAGAAAGCGCAGAAAAAGAAGTCCGTGAAAGAGAACCTTGGGATCAAAGACCCTAATTAGGCTGGATTGTCGACGAGTATCAGATCGAAAGTAGCACCACCGCCACAAGAATTGCCAGCCTCTGCTTGAATTTCTATATCAGTCTTTTCTGTAAACACCAATGGTATTGGATAACTGTGATCTAATGGAGTTCCAAAAGTACCAAATTGCCCTTTAATTTGAAACCCTCCATCGTCTATCTCTCTTACAGTTAGTCTATAAGTGACAGCTGTAGCTTTATCGACTGATGTTGTAAGGTTTAATAAGTATCCCGTCTTACCAGCAGGAATAGTATACACAGCCATCAATGTTTGACCTTTACCTGCTAGGATCTTCGCTCTTAAATCACCACCAATGCTTACCGAGATAATACCGATGTTGGTTGTTTCGTCAGATGCTGGCGTTTTAAGTCTTGCTCTGAATACTCTAATAAGATTAGTCGCACCAGTTGCACCTAAAACGATATCCTGAGTTACCAAATGATAACTTGAGTCGAGACCTTGAACTTCAATTACCGCACCAGCATCATCTGTTGACGAAGATGTTACTGTTACTGCACCTGCTGAAGTTGAGTAACTGTAGATGTTTGATCCGTCCCAGATAGTAGAAAGGCTTGCAATAGAGTCACTATAACCAAACTTATTAATATGGCTATGACCAGTTACGGCACCAGAAGCAATGGGAATATTAGAGGCAGCACCAAACGAGTTAATGATGTTGCCGTCTTGATCAGCAAGCATGTTAACTTCAAAATTAGTTGTGCCGTTGCTTAAATACTGTTGTGCTCTTCTGCTATATTGTGCCATGAATTTCTCCAAATTGTCTAATACTATTTATAATAAACTTGACTTATAACTGTAAATAGGGTATAATAAATATCATATTCGGGAATGTTTAAACATATAAATAATGGTAACATCCTTATCATCAATCAGGGCGAAATCTAAATGAGTAATAAAGTAGGCGGGAAAAATGCTGGTACACCTATAAAGTTATCCGAAGTTAGAGATAACTTTAACAATGTAACGTCATCAGTATCCCTTAATTCATACTCTCAAACTAAAATCGGCACTGGGTTATATGACCCCAAACCTATATTTTATAAAGGCAATGATCTAGCAGACGATGTTTTCTCACGATTAGGGTTCACTGATGCTATCTACTTTAATAACCCCGCAGGTGATTTAACCAATTGGATACATCAACCGTACACTCCTGTCAGATCTGATTCTGATGGGATTACTATGAAGCGGATGAAACCATTCGCTAGCCAACTGTCGCAAGAGAACCCAAACAGATGGCAAGAAAATACAGAATACGACCCAGAAACTAGAATCAGAACATACCATATATCAAAAGATAGAAATGGTATATGTACTAACCATTTTGGGCATAATAACGAATTTGACTACTTGTTCGAACATTTTGGTTTAGAATCGGAAATCAGAATAACCAAAGAAAATAACGCTGTTTATGTATCCCTTTATCTAAGGTCTCGTGTAGGAGAAATCACGTTTTACACAGACTCTTCTGATGATTTTACCACATTCCCTTACGCTGACGCTAGATCCAATGGCAACACCGTAAACATGATGGGTGTTAAATTTCCATTCTTGTACGCTCATGAAGATTTAACTACCATACCGCCATCACTTAGGACTGGTACTAAAGATGCGGATAGATACGATGAAATTAGAGCAACTGATGTAAATAATATCCATACTTTCACTTGGGGTGGTCCTGCTTTTCACGATGGTGGAGAGTTTTTGGAGGCGGATGGAGATCCAGCATACTTTACAATCCCTGCAGATGGATCTTGGAAGGAGGCGAGTAAGACATATATTCAAATTAGCCAACTTAGGTATGAATATTTGGGAGGGACTACTTTCCCAAGATATGAATATCCACATCAACCAGAAAGGAACGAAACTTCTAGTGACATAAAAGGGTTTATGTTAGCTGGCGTTACAAAGGTGGAGCACAAATTGCTTTCTGATAGTGACGCAAAAAAAGTTAGGGTTGAAAGATTTACCGATGCGGGGATGAAGCAAGGGGAAGTCAGAAAAGTTTTCAATTGGCGCACGCCGATTTATGGTGGAGCGCATATTAATATGCAACCTTTGGACGTTTATAAATCAGGTTTAGATTATTCTGGGGACGTTGGTCACACTACTGCAGTATTTATCCTAAAAGCTGACTTCAGTCAAGTTAGCGTAGCTCGACGCTTTGTTGATGATTTCGAAAGTAATTATGGCGTCCCTCAAATAATTTCAAGTGAAAATACAGCCAACCCTTTCTCTTTGCCAAATAAACAAGTGGTTTATGCTTCAGATAGAGATGTAGGTACAGGGGTTATTATAGCTTATTGGGGTAATGTCCCCGAAAGTGTACTTAACAATAATTCTAGAGATAATGTTTTTTCTCTTGGAGACCCATATATTAACATCCAAACAACTAATAGGACAGGTTCATCTACGTCGATTCCTGGTGGTATTGGAGCACCGCCAGCGTTGGAAGCGTCATTGTACTTCCTTGTGGGTGTAAATGGCGATGATGACCAAGTTATCATAAAATCTTATGCTGATGCCGACACTCCAAGTTCTGTCGATGCACCTGAAACTCCAGATGATTATTGTACCGTTCCAGATGATGCTAAGGTTATCTCTTTGAACGACCAATTCCATAGCGGTTCTTACTGTACGATAGGGGCAGTAGCGAGCGATATTCAGACTGAAGTAAGCACGATGAATAGGCTCAGTAATTTCACTATTGGCGGAGATCTTTATGAGTTGACCTCGGAAGAAAGCGATTATGGTAGCGACAATGGGTTAAGTTCAGTAAAACTATTTACAGAAACTGACACTTCCGATTCTGATGGTGTGGGATCCGACCCACTCCTGTCAGAATCAACCTATAATGTAGAACCAGAGACAATGCCTTTCGTTAGTGGTTTACAAACAACTCCCACAATAAGATTTGGAGAAATGTCTTCAACAACCGGAAGCACCTTTGACACTGCTGGCGGTGGCGCATACTTAGATGATCTGATTGACATTGGCCAGAAGTATCCTAGAAAAACAATTGACTATGACAACGACAGAGGCAAAAACTCCGCAGAAGATCTTGGTTTAAAAATTATAAGAGCCAAAGGTATTAATACTGATACTATATATTGGCCATCTCAGGGTTCTCATGTTGCTCTCAATCCTATGGTAGAACATATCTATGACATTGCTCCCAACGAAAACGAAAAAGACCTGAGGGAGCAATTAGAAAATGGTGGCACTACACATTACTGGAGAAGCGGAACCTTTGATCACTATCTATCTGATATCTCTATAGGTTGCGACGCCCATTCAATCTTCCACAAACATTATCCATCTAGATATAGACCAGTATCTAGATACGCCAATACAATGTTGGCTTTATCTTTCAAATGGGATATTCAACGGTATAGACCGCCTCTTCATCCACAAACCTTTTTTGCAGTTAATAATAGAGAAAGGGATGACCTAGCCCCCCATGTCATACATTTTGGCTCACAAGTAGAAACTAAAAGTTCTGTAAGCTATGCGAATAACGCCCCGACAGGGGGTTCTTCTGCAAATTCAGTTTATCAACCAATTAAGACTCCTGGAGCACAAAGTAAATTTAAGGCTTACAAAGATATCCCTGTAATGTTTGAAACTGAGTTCTTTAGCCCATATGGGTTTCCCTCTAGGAAACTACCATACTTCAGCGGTTACGGTTTTGATAGTAGACATATAGATCATGAAGGTTTTTGGAGACACCGAGACCATTGGGCTCAGGACAATAACTATCCAGGTACAGTGTTTTCTTCTAGCTTATTGCCATATGAAGCATCTGGTGCGCATCAAGGTCAGCTTGCAGAAGCCAAAGACGTTGAGGGCATCGGGGTCGACAACTTGATGGACACAGATCAACCATATGGAGATTTTGTAGACTTAGGCTACACATTTAGGGTAGTTTGCGTTGATAAAGATCCTTTAGACGACGATTGCCCGATTTACGAATTATATGTTAGTAATGGCGGTAGCCTAATGAATTTTGAGTACCCAGATGGTACTTATTGTAGGACAGTTTTTAACGAACTTAGGGAAGATAACGATTTCTTACTAAAAGGAACTGAGTCTGTTCTAGATAACAACGGAAAACGTATTGAAAGATTAGTATCCAGATTTAAACCTGCAAGAGATCCTGGAGGTAATGGGGATATCGCAGATCAGGATTGGCGAATGTTCTCGATTACTCTACAAGATCATTCAGAATACCCAAGAAATGAAATGTTATTTGATAAGTACGCCCGAGACAATAGCTTACTTGACGGCAAAGAACTTATAGACAATAGGATGAGCCTTGGGAAAGAACCAGATGTTACATTCAGCGAAATTGCCGAATTTCACGGAGAGCCAATACATACAGATGTATCCTTAAGATTTGAAGATTATCCTGACGCAGACCCTACATATCAGGCAACTCATGATCGATTAGCCGATGGTGCTACGACTTTTACAGTACAAGGACAAAACGAAATCCCTTCTCACTTAAGAGGGAATAGTCTTGCCAGGAATCTTTTTCTTGGTACATTAAACCCCTCCGCCACCGCTAGTTTTGTTCAGCAAGGGATTGCCCCTGAAGTGCATTATAAAGTGGATGGTACTCGTGGGTTGAGATTCAGATCTACTGATGGAAAAAGAAAACAAATTCAGTTTGGTGCTGTTGATTGGACGGGAACTTCTATTTCGCCTAACGGCAGAAATTTCTTCTATCCAACAAATACTGATATTCATGTCAGATTTAGGGATCCTAACGGTGATCTAGATTCAAGCCTAGATGCGTTTGTTAGAATAGCGTCTCAAGATATCGGGCAGGCTGGTTTTACAGTAATTGATATACCAGCTGAAGGTTATAGCGAAACATTATTATTCACTGACACAAGTGCTGGTCCTAGCGAAGCTAATTACAATTTGTATGGTTTTTACGAAGTCACAGGAATAAATGTTGAATTGGTTAATAGTGAAATCGTGGGTAGAGAATCATTAACCGAAGAACCTACCAGTGAAACAACCTATATCCCTGACGTTACTATACTAGATGACTTAACAACAATTCATGGGTTTAAGTCTTTGAATCAAGACTTTAGGGGTGACAATAAAGGGGATTCTGGTCCATTCGATTATAATAACAGTAGCCAGTCAGTTTCAGATGGAACTAACCCGAATAGGCATGAAGATGCTGATGGTGAGGTTCACTTATCTTCGGTGAAATTCTTGACAGATGTCGATCGGGAAGGATTCGGAAATAAAGATAAGTATGGTTCTAGGTCACCCTATGTAACACCTATAAGAATTGGTAACCAAATTGGTGCTCAAGTAGCTGGAAAAATCGTCACTAGGTTCGCATATAATTATCCTAGTGACACGGGTAATTGGAATAGTGATGTTGGTTCAAACCATTGGGGATATGATGGTAAAAGAACAGAGTTAGATAATCTGGAAATTGGAGCAGCCTCTAAATTTGAAAGGGTGCATTCACTAAGAATACATGGAGTTCAACCTGTTGACGATTCTGGAGCAGGTTTGCTCAGCTTGTCTCAGAATCATATAATAGACGAAATATTCTTTAGAACAAAATTCCAAGGATTAATTACATACCCAAATGTTTACAGCTTCTATATACAGAGGTTGGAAGACGATACCCTTGTTGCAAGATCCCGAAAATATCGGGATGCTAATAATGGAGTACCCAACTTTTCTTATTCCGATGCAAAAGGCGGTAATACAGCAGCTGGACAGGCTGCAAGAACTCAAATTTATGTGGAAGTTGGAGCCGTGCTAAATTTATCGTATATGCCTGAATTACCTAATGAGTTACCCGATACCGCCCAGAAAAATTGGCTGATAGATAATTATGATAACTCAGAAATCTCATCTACAGATTTTCTAATTGTGAAAAGTAGTAAAACAGGTGGCGATATAGATATGGATGATGTGGATGCTAACCCATTAGGGATAGGTATGGCGTATCCTGATGCTGGTGATAATTATGTCAAAGGGACAGTCATGTCAAGCCACACAGATTATGGTCACCGAATATATAAGTCAAACTTTATCGAATCAGGACATTATAGCTATGATGAAGATGAATACCCAGTCTCGAAAACTGGGATGTTACGCTGGGACACTCAATTTACTACCCCAGGAACTTACTATATAGTATATTCTGGGACTGATTCATCGGTAGATCCGGAAACAGCATATATAGAAGTTGTTGTTGCGGAATATGGAAATACATAGCAAACAGCTTTTATATAAATTAAAATAAACTAACAGGAAATTGAAATGAAAGAAAATGATATTATTACTATAGTATGTGTAGCAGGAGAATACATCGGTAAACTTAAAGGCGAGATTGGAGCAACAATCACCTTAAAAGATCCCCGCATGTTGGTACAGAATGAGAATGGCATGGGATTTGCTCCTGGAGTTGCCATGACTGGTACTAAAGAACCTAAAGAGGTTGTGTTCCAGCAGTACGTGTTTGTAACTGAAACTAACAAAGAAGTTTCAGATGCTTACCGTCAAATGGTTTCTGGTATTGTACTTGCTGGTGCTGGCGGATCTCAAGCAGGTGCTGGCGGGATTCAAATGCCATAAATAAACCTTTACTTTTTGATTGAAGTATAGTATAATAGCACCATTGATTTATTATTTTATTATGGAGATGTAACATGAGCGACTTCCTTTGGGTGGAGAAATACCGCCCAGCTACAATTGATCAAGCTATCCTACCAACTCAACTCAACAAAACTTTCAGCGAAATCGTAAGCGGTGGAGAGCTTCCTAATATGCTCTTCACTGGTACGGCTGGTGTCGGTAAAACGACAGTCGCTAAAGCATTGTGTAATGAGTTGGGGTTGGATTGGATAATCATAAACGGATCTGAAAGCGGTAATATTGATACCCTGCGTACTAAGATTCGTCACTTTGCTTCTACTGTTTCACTACAGGGTGGTTACAAAGTGGTTATCCTAGATGAGGCTGATTATCTGAATGCGCAATCTACTCAACCTGCTTTGCGTGGGTTTATTGAAGAGTTTGCCAATAACTGTAGATTTATCCTAACCTGTAACTTCAAAAACAAGATCATTGAACCACTACATTCTCGTTGTTCGGTCTATGATTTCAATATTCCCAAAGACGAAAAGCCAAACCTTGCTGCTGGTATGTTCAAGCGTGTGTGCGAGATACTAACTAGTGAGGGAGTAACCTACGACCAAAAAGTAATTGTAGAACTAGTTAACAAACACTTCCCTGACTTCCGTCGAGTAATCAATGAGTGTCAGAGATATTCTTTATCTGGTACAATTGATGCTGGTATATTGATCAACCTTCAAGACGAGAATATCAAGTCTCTTGTAGATTACCTCAAGAAAAAGAACTTCAAGTCTATGCGTTCATGGGTTGCTAATAATATGGACGTAGAACCCTCTGTTGTGTTCCGTAGAATCTACGACACGATGTATGATTTCGTAGAGCCAAACTCTATCCCTCAACTTGTTATTATCCTAGCAGACTATCAATACAAAGATGCGTTTGTTGCTGACCACGAACTTAACCTTGTTGCTTGTATGACTGAGGTTATGGGATCCGTGGAGTTTAAACGATGAACCCATTCGAGTTCTTAAAGTCAATCAACTCTTCCAAAAAAGATATAATGGTAGATGATGATGCTGAGAAAGGATATAACCCATTTATCGTGAACCGTGGTCTCTCACAGTTCCTAGATACAATACTGTTTGCAAATGAGATGAATCGTTATCACCACCTTGATAACAAACTGCAGTTTCATTATCTTATAAATAGTATTAGGAAGGGAAAACGCTTCTCCAAGTGGGCAAAAGCAGATTCCCTTGATAACATCGAAGTGGTCAAAGAATACTTCGGTTATGGCAGTGAGAGAGCACGTGAGGCGTTACGATTGCTATCTGATGAACAATTAATTGAATTGAAGAATAAGGTAGATAAAGGTGGAACTAGAAGATCAAAAACCAATTGAGTGGACTCCAGCTTCAATGCTGGAAGTACGATTAAGCCATCCTGACGACTTTTTAAAAGTTCGTGAAACGTTGACGAGAATGGGTGTGGCTTCTCGTAAGGATAACAAACTGTATCAGTCTTGTCATATATTACACAAGCAAGGTAGATACTTTATCATTCATTTTAAAGAACTCTTTATGTTGGATGGTAAACCGAGTAACCTTATGGAGAATGACGTAGAAAGGAGAAACACCATTGCGACTTTGTTGTCTGACTGGGGTTTATTAGATCTTGTTGAAGAAGAACAAGCAGAAAATAAAGCACCATTAAGGCAGATTAAGATTATCTCTCATAAAGAAAAACACGACTGGGAACTTTGTCCAAAGTACAACATAGGTGTAAAGTAAATGCTAAGTTTTAAGACTTATCTCGAGGAAGGAGTAAACGATCCTGCCATTTTCAAGGCAGTATTTTTGGCTGGTGGTCCAGGAAGTGGTAAGTCTTTTGTGGTCGGTAAGACCGCATTACAAGCATTAGGGTTTAAACTAATAAACTCAGACGATGCTTTTGAGAAAGGATTAAAGAAAGCTGGGTTGACTATGGATCCAGAAGCTCTCTTTTCGGTTCAAGGTCAAGATGTACGTGCCAAGTCAAAGGCACTTACTGGTAAAAAGATGGAACGTGCCGTCGAGGGTAGACTTGGTCTAGTGATAGACGGCACTGGTAAGGACTATGCAAAGATCAAGAAACAGGTTGACATGCTTCGTAAAGTTGGGTATGCTGTTGCTATGATCTTTGTAAATACCGATTTAGATACTGCCCTTGAGCGTAACAGAAACAGATCAAGATCTCTACCAGACGATAGCGTAGAAGATATGTGGAAAGACGTACAAAAGAATATAGGTAAATTTCAGAATCTATTCCGTGATAGACTAACGATTGTTGATAACTCTACTAGTTCAGACGTTGAACGTGGGACTATGAGTGCATACAAGAAGATTATGGTGTGGTCTAAAAAACCACCTGAAAACAAAATTGCTGCTAAATGGATTAAGTCTCAAAAGAAATCCTAGCAATTGTTTGGTCCACGTAGAGACCCGCATTGGTTCATGCGTTAAAAGAATCGTATAATCCTAATAGGAGAAATGCGATGAGTTACGAACTAACTTACAGAGGTGTAAAATACACCAAACAAGTTAAAGCTACTTCTGGCGTCAAGAAAGCGTCTAAGTAAGTTTAACATCTAGGGGGGTTTAATTACCCCTCGTTTTTCAAACATAAGTTTATATCTTATAAATAAAGTCGGAATGCCGAGTTGTCGGGTTCCATATTAATCTTGCTTTAAACAAAGGAGAAAAGACATGACTAATATCAATGTTAAATCACTATTCCCACGCTCAGCGTTTGTTGGGTTTGACCATTTATTCGACGAGTTAGATAAGGTCGCAAGACACGCTAACGATCATTATCCCCCACATAACATCCTCAAAGTTGATGATGAGAATTATATGGTGGAGTTGGCTGTTGCTGGTTTTGCTGAAGACGAGCTTGAAATTGAAGTCAAAGACCGCACACTCTTTGTTCGAGGAGAACATAAAAATAGAGGTCGATCGTATATTCACAAAGGCATTAGTGCCAAGAAGTTCAATCGTTCCTTTAGAATATCTGAGTATGTCGAAGTTCACGGAGCCGATCTGAAGGATGGAATCCTTGCTGTTCAGCTGAAGGTAGTAATCCCAGAAGAGAAGCGTCCCCGCAAGATCGAAATCGGATCTACTGGGGCATCAAAGAAAGAAACGTTTATTCAAGACTAAACGTTTTGACAGCGAAAACCTAGTAGATTGTTGAAACACAATTTACTGGAGTTAATCATGAAAAAGAAACATGATAATATCAGGTCTGGATTCGAAGCAATTATAATTTTAAGTGCAGCTTTATTGATTGCACCTGCTACTATTGTTATTGCTGCGTTTCCATCTGCTATAATTTAGAGATTGGGGAGGGTGAGATTCCCTCCCAACTTTATTAAAATATCCCTTGACTTTTACCATTAAATGCGGTATAATATACTATATGATGAATAATACTTTCTACACCTCAGTTAGCAGATTCTCTAACGACATACTTGTCCGTGGATATCGTGATGGGAATAAATATTCCGAACGTGTCCGTTTCTCACCAACCCTATATGTCCCAGCTGAAGGCGGTGATTGGAAATCCTTAACAGGTGCACCACTCAAGCCAATAGACTTCGATACAATGCGTGAAGCAAGGGAGTTTATCCAGCAATATGGGGATACCTCTAACTTCAAGATTCACGGCAATACAAATTACATTGCTCAGTATGTTCAGGAAAAGTATCCAGGAACTATTGAGTTCAATCGTGACATTATCAATGTCACTACCATCGATATTGAGGTCGCTTCCGACGAGGGATTCCCTGAACCTCAATATGCAGATCACCCAGTAATCACAATTACTCTTAAGAATAATATCGATAACATATATTATGTTTGGGGTCTGGGCGACTACGATACCTCTAAGTCCATTATGCAGGACAATCAAGTTATCTACAAGAAGTGCGAGTCCGAAGCCAGATTACTTATGGAGTTTGTTACCCATTGGTCTAATGCTCGGTTCATGCCAGATGTAATTACTGGTTGGAACTCAACTCTGTTTGATATGACCTATATGATCAACCGAATAACTAAAGTGATTGGTCAGGATATGGCTAAGAAACTATCACCTTGGGGTAAAATCGACGAGCGCAAGGTTACTATCAAAGGTAAGACCGAGCAGAAGTTTGAGATCAAAGGTGTTGAGCAGATAGATTATTTGGATCTCTATAGGAAGTTTACCTATACTGCCGAAGAGTCATACAAACTTGACCATATTGCCCATGTTGTTTTGGGGGAGAACAAGTTATCCTATGAGGAGTATGGTAATCTCTTTACTCTGTACAAACACGATCACCAGAAGTTCGTTGACTATAATATCAAAGACGTAGAACTAGTTGACCGACTAGAAGATAAGATGGGTCTCATCACCTTGTGTATGACTCTGGCGTACAAAGCTGGGGTAAACTACAGCGATGCGTTTGGTACTACTGGTATTTGGGATACGTTCCTCTATCGAGAACTATACGAAAAGAAAACAGCAGTACCGCCCAAACAAGAAAAGATGAAGACTGACTTTCCTGGAGGTTTTGTTAAAAGTCCTATGGTTGGTCGCCATGCTTGGGTCGTTTCCTTTGACTTAAACTCTCTATACCCTCACCTGATTATGCAGTACAATATGTCTCCCGAGACTATCGTAAATGATGCGACTATGGGGGTGAACGTTGATGCTTGTTTGTCGGGTCGTAAACCTCAAAGTGCACGCCCCGACTGTACCATGGCAGCAAATGGTTCGCATTATCGTAAGGATATTTGTGGAGTTATTCCTGAGGTTGTTGGTAGTCTATATGCTGGCAGGAAACAAGTAAAGCGTCAGATGCTAGATGCCACGCAGGAACTAGAGGGCGTTGATAAAACTAAAAAGACCGAAGTATATCAACTAGAGAAAAAGATATCCACTCTCGATAATGAACAGATGGCTATCAAGATTATGATGAATTCTCTCTATGGTGCTATTGGTAATCGCTGGTTCCGTTACTTTGACCTGCGTATTGCTGAGGGTATTACGCTATCAGGTCAGTTATCGATCAGGTGGGCAGAGCAGGCAGTTAATCGATTCATGTCCAAGATTATCGGAGAAGATAAAGATTATGTTATCGCCATCGATACTGATTCGTTGTATATTAACTTTGAACCTCTCGTCGATAAATACTTCAAAGACTTACCCAAAGCTGAAACTGTAAAGATGCTTGATAAGGTCTGTTCTGAACAGTTCGAGCCTATGCTAGAAAATTCTTATGGCGACCTAGCTGAGTATATGGATGCTTATGAGAACAAGATGGTCATGGCTCGTGAAGCTATTGCTGATGCTGGTATCTGGACTGCTAAGAAACGTTACATACTAAACGTACATAATAACGAGGGTGTTCAATACGCAGAACCTAAACTCAAGATTATGGGTATCGAAGCAGTTAAATCCTCTACTCCCGCATCTTGTCGTAAAGCACTCAAAGAGTTGTTCAAGGTTATCATAACTCAGGATGAAGCTACAACCCAAATGGCAATCAAGCAGTTCAAGGATTACTTTATCACTCTACCGCCAGAGGATGTAGCATTCCCTCGTGGAGTTTCTAATGTAACTAATTGGGTAGACCGCCAACTCATCTATAGGAAGGGTACACCTATTCATGTTCGTGGGTCATTACTCTACAATAATCAAATTGAGACTAATGGCTTGGGTCGTAAGTATCAAACAATCAAAGATGGCGAAAAGATAAAGTTTGCCTATCTTAAAGTACCAAACCCTATTAAAGAAAATGTAATCGCATTCCCAGACTTCTTACCCGAAGATTTAAAGCTGCATAAATACGTTGACTATGACCTCCAGTTCGACAAAGCATTCTTGGAAGTTGTTAGACCAATACTTGCCGCAATCGGCTGGAACGAAGAAGAGAAAATATCACTAGAGGACTTTTTTCAATGACACACTATTACCAAACAAACTTTAACAAAGTAAATGTCTTTATGGATGCCTTTGGGCAGGAAGTAAAGCGATCGCCTGAGTTCCCAGATTTAGATACTGTTGCTCTACGATACGAACTTATCAAAGAAGAACTACAAGAACTATTTGTAGCAATGGCAGAAAAGGATATGGTTGAGGTTGCTGACGCACTAACTGATATTCTATATGTTACCTATGGCGCAGGACACGCATTTGGTATTGACCTTGACGCTTGTTTCCGTGAGGTACAAAGATCTAATATGAGTAAGTTGGGCGAGGATGGTAAACCCATCTATCGTGAAGATGGTAAGATTCTAAAGGGTCCAGATTATTCTGAACCTGATTTGAAAAAAGTGCTTGACATTTAGTATGAAGTATAGTATAATATGCGTTGTATTAGGAGAATATTATGGAAATAATTGATATAAATGGTCGCAAGTGGCAGAAGTTCAAAGGCGATGAGGGGCAAGACGTATATGTTGCTCTTTTTGTCGAGAACCAAGACGACTTGCTCGGTAAATTTGCTACGGAAGAAAGCTACGATATCGTAATTGATAGTGATGCCGACGTATACTTACCAGCGGAATCTAATGTAGATGGTGAGGTTGGCGAACTTAATGAAGATAGAATAGCATTCAAGTTCCGTAAAAACACATTCACATCAGACGAGCAATCAGGTGCGTTTGATGGTTTGTTCGATGCTGCGGTTGAATCTCATAATCGTGGTTTGGCAGCAGGTGAGCGAGTAGAGAAAAGTGGTGGGCGTGATTGGGTAACTCCCTATCAGGTAGAAGTCCTCAAGTATTACATGGATGGTCAACCGCTATCTCTTGATGGCTCCGATCCTCTTGAAGCTATCAAAGAAAAGTATCTTGGTAGCGGTAATAACGAAGCACGTGGTTCTGTTTGGTTACGATCTAAAGTTGAGAATGATTATGGCGATTACCGCACATTCTTTAACACTGTAATGGAAGAACTAAGAGATGCTGACTTGCGTGAAGCATCAGTTACGGCTAAGAAAATATATGATAGCTACATCTCTCAAACTTCTTACGCAGCAGCATTGTGGTCTGGTATTGCTGGCTTCTATGGTAGGTATCCTCGTATTCCGTTTGGTAGACCGACTTCGTTCACTGAGCATAATCGCACAACCTTTGAGAAATGCTATCCGTTTGCTCGTAAACTAGAAGCTGAGTTCAAACGTTTGCTACCTGTACGATATGGTCGCCAACAGAAGTGCGCTGAGCAAATGGACAAACGATTCCTTATTGGCGAGGATACTACCTTTACTACGATTACTGTAAATACAACCACCAAAGATCGTAACGCACGTATGGCTTGTCATCGTGATGCTGGTTCTTTGAATGAGGGTTTCAGCAATCTAACAGTAGTTACCAAAGATGGTACAGATTGGAAAGGCGGTTATCTCTGTTGCCCTGAAGTTCGTATGGCTATTAATGCTCGTCCAGGAGATCTACTGCTTGTAGATAATATGAGAATCATTCACGGTAACACTCCGATCGAAGCACCTGACTCAGGTGAAGATGATATGCTTCGTATGTCGCTAGTATTCTACTTCCGCGAGGATATGCTACAGCTTGGCTCGTATGACTATGAGGTAATCCGCAGACAGTTTGTTGATCATCGTAGACTTAACAAAGAGCATCCTATGTGGCGTGATCGATGGAATGGCGTATCACCTTCAATGTGGGACTCTGATGAATGGTACGAGTATCTTGAATCTACTGGTGGTCGAGAAATGGTAGAAAAGTACCACCCTGAAGCATATGAAGAAAAAGCAAGTTTGGAGGAGTTCTTCTAGTGTGCGCAGTAATTGGTATTGAGATAAGTGGCGTAACTGCTAAGGATATATCTTCTATCCGTCACCTATTCATTGAATCTAGGATTAGAGGCAAGCATGCCACTGGCGTATCTTACCTGAAAGAGGGTAAGGTTCATACCATTAAAGAGCCAGTAGATGCTGTTGAGTTTATGAAGAACAATAATCCAGCAGACTGGGTTGACGAGAATGGAGATATGAAGGCAGTTGCTCATTGTCGTTATAGCACTTCTGACCTTAGATTCAATCAACCTATTGCGGATGAGGGTTTATCTCTTGTTCATAATGGGGTTATCTCTCAAGAGTTACCAGAGAACTGGAAAGATCTATACGAGTTAGATTGTGAAACGGCAAACGACTCTGAGTTACTGTTTCATCGACCAGATCCTACTGCTTGGGAAACCGCATCAATTTCTGCTTTACTTTTGGACAGAAATGGTATACAATATATGCGTAATGGTAAACGTCCACTTTGGACAGCCGAAGTTGATCGAGGTAAGATATACTCATCAACTCAAGATATTATTAAACGTAGTGGATTTAAAACTTTAGAAACCAGCCGAGTAGATTATGCTGGTGAAGACTTACAACCTTAAAGGTAAATTGTTATGTATGATAAAAAAGACTTTACTTGGGGATATGAAATTGAATGGGGCGATATTGACCGCAGGTTAGAAATACCCGAACATCTTGGTAGTTGGGAATACTCCGAGACTGACGTAGTTAATCTACGAGATCCTTATAGATACGTTGCCTGCGACCCTCTAGGTGAAGACCCTCCGTTTGGCGGTGAGGTTAATACCAAACCGACTAAAACTTGGGAAGGACAGGTAGACCGTATCCAAGAGGTTAAACAGTGGTTTATTGATCAGGGTTGCGAACCTACTTCTAACTGCCTCAGCCATTCTCACCTACATGTTTATGTACCAAAGCTGACTGAAGATCTAGACGCTCTGAAGCGTTTGATAAAGTACATCAAAGATAACCAAGCTGATGTTGTCGAGAACTGCGGACTCTTTCACGAATCTGGTTCAATGAAGAAAGCAAAAGGTGCTAAGATGTACATGAAGTATGATGGTGGTCGTCAAATGCCTGAATACATGGCAAACAATATCATGAATCTTGCTACCGACTTTGATCACTTTATCAAGTTACACGCAGCAGGTAAGGATGGAGTTTCTATGGGTAGACCTTTCAGATATGCTATCAATACCTATTGTATGAAACACACTGGTACGATAGAGTTCCGTTGCTTCCGTGCTACAACTGAACGCAAGCATATGGAGTCTATGTTCCGCTTCGTTGAAGCATTTATAGATGCTGCCCTAAACGGTGGTCCAAGCGTAAAAGAAATACTATCGGAAGGAGACTATGAGTTCCCTCCATTTGATTGGAATTTGAACCAGTGGGTCGGTCATCAGAAAACTAAATGGGCTAAAGAACGTGGAACTAAAAAGCGTGAATACCATGAAGTTGCGTAAAACTACAGCAGAAGAATTTACTTCTGCCATTACTACTGATCCTGCAGACAAGTTCGCCAAAACATTTGTAACAAAGGCGAACATGCAGGGGCAGTGGGATTATTGCATTGGTCTCTGGGACGGTAACGACTTACTCGGAGCAATCATCACAACTGTGTCAAAACGTTCGCCAAAAGTAGCGAACCTTCAACTGCTTCATACTTTTGCTAATCATAGAGGTAAAGGGGTCGGTAGAACACTTTGTATCGAATCTTTACAAAGGGCAAAGGCAGATAAAGCACTATACTACCGTGTTTCGTCCGAGCCAGATGCTGTTGCCTTTTACGAGAAATGTGGGTTTCAGTTTCTAGGTAAACAGAAAAGCGGATGTCAATTATCAATGTTCCGTATCAATAATACATTTCAAGATGGTTACTATGATATATCAGACCCAACAATCTTTGCTGCAGTAAACAAGAAAGGTAAAGGTGGTTGTGTTGAAGTGTTTGTAGAGCCAGAAGGACTCACAGAATTCTTTTAAAAAAAACCTTTACTTTTGTGTCATTTTATTATATAATACTACTTGCTTGACCGAATAGAGGAGAAAAGCACGTGTTGACTAATAACGTATATGTTTATGCATATCGCAATATTGAATCCAGTAAGATGTATATCGGGTTACAACCAGCTGGTAAATCATTCTACATTTCATCATCCGAGAATCCAGAGTTTTGGCAAGACTACAGTTGTGGTCTACTCAAACGCAGTATAATCTATGTGGGCAAAGAGCAAGATCTAGATATCGCAAAAACCCTTGAGTGGTTTGCCCTCAAGTATGGCACCAAAGTATCCAGAGACCTCATGTACAATTATAAGAATAATGCGCATTGTGTTGACGAGGCACTTATCACTCCAGAGATGAAGGAAGTTATTATTGATTATATCGAGGGTAAGACTGACGGTATTGAAATCGAAAACTCCTTTGCTGATGAGAATCAAAGAATCAAAACAATTGCCGATAATATAGCAGGTAGCAAATACGATGTTCAACAAGTGCCTTTGAACCAGTTATCATCGTACAGTAAGAACCAAGTCCGTGTAGAAACTATTAAGCCACATCATGTGAGTAAACTAGTAAACGCTATGGAAGAGAACCCAGAGAAGATATCTGAGTTACTCGACCCGATTACAGTTGTGGTTAAATCTGATGGCGAGCGTACTATCCTAGATGGTAACAACCGAACTGCTGCCCTTATGAAAGTCCGAGGAATATCTACTGCTCCTGTTATCTTTATTAACGAGTCGGAGTTTGGCTCTAATGAGAAAACTAGGAAAACGAACTACAACTTCTTTGGTATGTTAATGAACAAAGAGGGTGATAAGATTCGTGAGTATAATAGCGATGAAGATATCAAACGCCAGATGCAAAACTTCATCCTCGAGCAGAAACTTGATATATCGCAACCGCTACAAGAGGAGCGAGCAAGGAAACTAATCTATGATAGATTCATCCTTGTAATCCCCTCTAAGAAAAAGCTAAGTGGTTTGTTTAAGTCTGTTCAAAACCGCATACAGAAAACAGAGGCATCTCTGAAGTATCAATCTAACATCATTGCTTATGATGATGCGTTCTTTGAGCGGTATGAATGGGAAAACTATGGTAAGGATAATATCGCTACTGTTCATGCTCAGATGTCTAAAGCAAAACATGGTCAAGCGTTTGGTTATATATGTCGTAGAATGAAAAACGTCAGTGCCGATAAAGGTGCTATTGTTCTTCACTATACTTCTAAGATGGAGATCGCTGAGCATGAAGATGGCTCTTGGTTAAAAGACCTAAAAGATACCATCAACTTCCACCAGCTAGATATTCAGGTTGATGTACTTCCTGCATTTGAAGAGTAATATGGATTATAGATTAAAACAAAATCGTAGAGAAGCATTCATAAAGTGGTATGCTTGGTCGGTAGAATATAAAGACTGCGACCCTGCCGTATGGATGACTAACTACCTCAATGATAGATTCGAGCATAACTCAGAGCAGAGAATATGGTTGTCTTGGTTATATGGCAACACATATTATCTGCCGACCGCTTGGATCCTTATCAACGAGTTCCCCGACTTCGAACTTGCTACCTATGACCGCATGAGTCTTTGGAACACTGAGAACTATAAACGTCTCAGATATCAAACAGACACTAAGTGGTCAAAAGGTCATTTGCCAGATATGTTCAAGTCCTATGCGGAGTTTGTTGGATCTAGATCTCAGCGTGAATCGTTCGAGTCTCTTATGGGTGATAACGAGTATGTCAACTTTGATAACCTATACAACGCAGTTACAGACAAGTTCTATAAGTTTGGTAGATACTCTACTTGGTTCTTCCTACAGCATCTAAACCATACTGCCCATATACCTAACGTTCCTAGGACTTTACTCTTAAAGGATTATGGTGGTTCTAGATCTCACCGCAATGGTTTGTGTATGGCTCTCGGTAAAGATGATTGGTATGATGCTAAACTTACGCCAGATGAATATCAGTGGCTAGAGGATGAGGCAAAGTCTATACTAGTTGAGATGAAGAGTAGATTCTCTCACCTTGATAAAGATCTAAATACATTCACTATGGAAACTGCTCTCTGCGCATTCAAGAAGATATTCCGTGAGCATCATGGTAGATACTTGGGTTACTATAATGATAGAGTTGCTGAAGAGATCCGTAAAGTCGAAGCAGATGACTGGGCTGGTATTGAATGGGAAGTATTGTGGCAGGCTCGTGAGGAAACTCTAGACGAGCGTGTATATGAAACTAGGGTTATCAATAAGTCTAAGTATTCTGAGTTTGTATCAACTGGCAACATTGATAGATTGAATTGGATGTTTAACGAAGACAGTCAAGTGGTAATGGGTCTTGACGCATTTATGTAAAGGTATAATATGAAACTAATATATTTGATTGGACTTCCAGGATGCGGTAAGTCTACTGTAATGAAAGAGTTTATGAGTCGCTATAATGATTGGGTTACTAACCGACCAATCGATCTACTCGATAGTCATACCTCTGGACACCTACGTGTTCTAGGCAAGTACGAGGAAGGAGAGACGTTCTCTGGCACCGATAGACTATCAATGGCGGTAGCACCCAAAGCAATTGAATACTATAGCGAAGATCGTGACGAGGTAGTAATTGGCGAGGGTGACAGACTCAATAATGGAGGTTTCTTTGATTGCTTTGACGACAAAGTTATTGTTCACTTGACTGTATCTGACGAGGAAAGGCAACGGAGATACGTGCAACGTGGTTCAAACCAAAGTGACAAATTCATCCAAACTGTAAAGACTAAAGTAAGTCGTATTGCTGAGAAGTATGGCGACAAGGTTACTCTATTTGGTGAAGAAGAAGGATGTGTCAAAGAAATGAGGCACGAAAACGTTGACGACACGAAAAAAGTAGTTGACTTTATACTATCATCTATAGTATAATAGGGGTTATTATGGATTATTGTTTAACTATATTTAAAAATCGTTTCGATAATGAAACTCATAAGCGTATGAACTTCGAGAAGTGGGAATATCTTGAAAATACGTTTCTTGGGTTGAGTAAAGCTGCAGTAGAGAATAAGCATGATGCTTACTTAATCTCACCCGCAATTTATGAACCAAATACGACTAGAAGAAATGTAAACGTTACTGCATGGGCGGGGTGGTGCGCAGTAGATGTCGATGAACATGAATTTAAAGGTGATCTTAAACAAGAACTTAACTCGATAGTCCCTCCTGAATGGTACTATATGTGTTACTCTACTGCGAGTAGCACAGAAGATAAACCTAAATTCAGATTAGTATTTAAATTAGACAAACACGTTCCTGCTGATAAAATCAAACACTTCTGGCATGCTTTGAATACAGAGATAGGTAATCTCTCCGATCGTCAAACTAAAGATCTAAGTAGAATGTACTATATCCCTGCAGATTATTCTGGGTCATATAGTTTTTTCTTTACACGTTCTGGCGGAGATATTGGTATCGATAGTCTTCTCAGTAAGCATCCTTATATTGAAAAGAAAACAGGTAACAACTTTCTCGACCGTTTACCTGAAGAATTACAGAAAGAAGTTATTGCTCATCGCAAAACTAAGCTAGAGAATAAGAATAAATATAACTGGAATGGTATTTACGACTGCCCATTTGTAAATAAGCAGATGTTGGCTGAGTATCGTATTATTTCTGAAACTGGTTGGTATCATAAGATGTACCAGTTTATGGTTTCTCTCGCATTCAATGCTATCCGCAAAGGTTATCCGATCACAGACTCTGAGATTGAAATACTTATGCGGGAATTGGATCGGGAAACAGGCAATTGGTATGAAAAACGACCAATTAAATTAGAGGCAAACTCGGCTATTGAGTATGCTTATCGTAACAGTGAGGTAATATAATGTTAAACTTTTTGAAATCTATTAAAGACTTATTTTGTAACAGCGAATTAAATGATCTAAAAACGAAACAAACTGATGAAGAGTTGATGGAACTTACAAGAACTCAGTTAATTGAATTGGGTGCTAGTGAGTCAGTTAAACTACACAAAGGTCTTGTTAAAAAAGAAATGGTTCGAAGAATACAAAAGGCGAGGGTCTAAAATGACTAAGAAAAAACTATTAGCGAAAGCTAAAGAGATGGGTCTGGACGTAACAGACAAAATGACTAAGGCGCAGATTCAAGCAGCAATTAACGATGCGGAATCTGTAGAAGAAACAGAATTAACTGAAGTAGAGGTAGAGGTAGAGGTAGATACTTCTACTGATGACGATGTTGTAGTAGAGTTTACTCCAGCAGAAGCAGAAGAAACCCCTGACTTGGGCGATGATCCTATTATTGAGAATTTGTCCCCAGAAGCATTCATTGAGTCTAAAGAAGAGGCTCCTGCTGAAGAAGTACCAGTAGAGGAAGAATCTGATGATCCTCAGACAGTGTATGATGAAGCGTTGCGTAAAGCTCGAGAACAAATCCAATCCATTTCGGGTTATAACTCAAAGCAATTGTACGTCTATGGACAAGATCTTGGCTGTAAACTACACAAAGGTTTAACTAAGCACGAGTTGATCAGAAAAATTAAGAGCAAAGTCTCGAATAGTCTACCGAAGCGTCCAAAGTAAAATATCGCTTTACTTTTGTTCAATAATATGTTATAATATGGTCTCATTAATTGGAGATAAACTATGAGTTTGATGGATAAACTTCGAAAAAATTCGAAGATTAAAGAAAGCGATACACTAGCTGATTCAGCCTTCTTTAATACAAAAGATATTATCCCGACAGACGTTCCTATGATGAACGTCGCATTGTCGGGTGATGTAGATGGTGGTCTTACTTCAGGTCTTACAGTCTTGGCTGGACCGAGTAAACACTTCAAAACTTCTTTTGCTTTAAAGATGGCTGCAGCTTATCTTCGCAAGTATGACGATGCCGTAATGCTTTTCTATGATTCAGAATTTGGTTCACCGCAATCATACTTCGAATCGTTCGGTATCGATATTAATCGTGTTCTACACACCCCTATCAAAGACGTTGAAGAGTTAAAGTTCGACCTTGTTGGTCAGCTTGATAATCTTGCTCGTGATGAAAAGGTTATTGTAGTAATCGATTCAATTGGTAACTTAGCATCTAAGAAAGAACTTGAAGACGCATTGAATGAGAAGTCAGTTGCTGACATGTCTCGAGCCAAAGCGTTGAAAGGTTTATTCCGTATGACCACCCCATACCTAACCATGAAGAATATTCCTTTGATTGCTATCAATCATACCTATAAGGAAATCGGATTGTTCCCTAAAGATATTGTATCTGGCGGTACTGGTATCTACTACTCTGCAGATAATATCTGGATTGTTGGTAGACGTCAAAACAAACTGAGCTCAGGTGAGATTGAAGGGTATGACTTTGTAATCAACGTAGAAAAGTCAAGGTTTGTTCGAGAGAAATCTAAGATCCCAATCAAGGTAACTTTTGATGGCGGTATCGTTAATTACTCTGGATTACTTGATGTTGCCCTTGTTGGCGGATATGTGATTAAACCGAGTAATGGTTGGTATGCTACTGTTGATCAAAGCACTGGCGAGATGGGTCAAAAGGTTCGTATGAAAGCCACCCAAGAAGAATCTTTCTGGGAGCCAATCTTTGCTAACTCTGACTTCAAAGAGTTTATCAAGAAGCAATACCAGTTTGGTGTCGGTGGTGTTACTACCATTGACATGGAGGAGATCGCCAATGGTGAGTTATGAGTTAATCGACGTTGAAGGCTATGACAGCTGGGGCGTGCGTATTACTGATGGCAAATACAAGGATGTAGTTGTAGGTTATGGTGCAGTGAGTGCTCAGGAAGTCCCTGAGCATGATCATGCAAAGCTAAATTTCGAAATGGGTGTACTTGAACCTAAAGAGGAATCCGCTGCACTTGAAGGTGATGATGATTTTAAAATGCTAACTGGGGACATATTAAGAGATATAATTATGTCTGCATTTGATGGTAAAGAAGACTATAGGATAGGTGGTGAAGATGCAAGCGAATCTGGAAACAACAATACTCAGGAACCTAATTCAGAACGAGCACTTCGCTCGTCAAGTTATACCATTTCTGAAGGCTGAGTATTTCTCTGAATCTACTTCGTTTGTGTTTCAAGAACTCGGCAACTTTGTAGCTAAGTTTAACAACCTGCCTACCAGAGAAGCATTCCTAATTGAACTGGACTCAGCCGACCTACGTGGCGTAGATGTTGGCGAGATCAGTTCACAGGTCGAGCAGATGTTTGAGACTGTTGAAGCTGTTGATGAAACTTGGCTTATGCAGTCTACAGAGAAATGGTGTCAGGATCGAGCCATTCACCTTGCTATCCTAGAATCTATCAATATCATTGACGGTAAACACCAAACACTAAGCAAGAACGCATTGCCCGATATCCTATCCGAAGCATTGGGCATCTCGTTTGACCGCAGTGTTGGTCATGATTATGTTGATAGTGCTGAGGGTCGTTATGAGTTCTATCATCGTGAAGAAGTTCGTATACCATTTGATCTTGATTACTTCAATCGTATCACTAAAGGTGGATTGCCTCGTAAGACTCTGAATATCGCAATGGCTGGTACTGGTGTTGGTAAGTCTTTGTTCATGTGTCACTGTGCTGGAGCAAACCTATCTCAGGGTCAAAATGTTCTTTACATTACTATGGAAATGGCTGAAGAGCGTATTGCTGAACGTATTGATGCGAACCTGATGAATCTTCCTATTGATCAGCTTGAGACTTTATCTAAAGAAATGTTTGATAGTAAGGTCGAGAAGATTGCTAAGAAAACTCAAGGCAAACTAATCATCAAAGAATATCCTACTGGATCTGCGCATGTTGGTCACTTCCGTGCGTTACTGAACGAGTTGAAGTTGAAGAAGAACTTTATACCAGATGTAATCTATATTGATTATCTTAATATCTGTTCATCGTCTCGTATGAAAGGTCTGGGTGGCTCGGTGAATACCTACTCTTTGATCAAGTCTATTGCTGAAGAGATACGTGGTCTTGCTGTAGAGTTTGACGTTCCTATCATGTCGGCAACTCAGACTACAAGATCTGGTTATGGTAACTCTGATGTTGGTCTTGAAGATACTTCTGAATCGTTTGGTCTACCTGCTACTGCGGACTTTATGTTTGCCCTGATCAGTAGCGAGGAACTCGAGCAGTTAGGTCAGATATTAGTGAAGCAATTGAAGAATAGATATAATGATCCTGGAGCAAACAAGCGGTTTGTTGTTGGGGTTGATAGGTCTAAGATGAAGCTATATGATGTAGAAGAATCTGCTCAGAATCTAATTGACTCTGCAGCACCAACTACGCCAGCCAATGATAAACCTGTGGCGACATGGGGAAATAACGAGAAACGTGATTACAGCGGTTTCCAAGTATAATAAAGTAAGGTGACTAAATGAAAGTACAAATTGTAGGACATACCCAGCCAACCGAAGCATTCCAGACTGAAGGTATGGACGACATTCAAGACTTGATCGCATTCTGTGCTCGAGTCTCTAATCCTAGTAATCAAATTAACTCTGAGACTTCGGAGCGTTTGTTAAACTATCTAGCAAAACATAAGCACTGGTCGCCATTTGAAATGGCATCAGCTACTCTAGAAATAGAAACCACTCGGGATATTGCAAGGCAGATTTTACGTCACCGATCATTTGCCTTCCAAGAGTTCTCTCAAAGATATGCGGATCCGTCAGAGTTTGGGGATCAGTTTGTTATCCGAGAAGCAAGACTACAAGACACTAAGAACCGTCAGAATAGTATTGATTCGGAAGATAAAGCATTGATGGAGAACTGGGAAGCAGCGCAGAAAAGCGTTATCTCTGCAGCCGAGAAAGCATATAACTGGGCACTTGAAAAGGGTATTGCCAAAGAGCAAGCAAGGGCAGTATTACCCGAAGGATTAACCAAGTCTCGTTTATATATGCAAGGGTCTATTCGCTCATGGATACACTTCATTGAGTTGCGCTCTGGTAATGGTACGCAGAAAGAGCATATGGAAGTAGCAAGAGCAGTTGCCCAATGCATTGGAGAGATATTCCCTCTCGGTCTCTCTTATATCTCAGAGTAATAAGCATATAACAAATCGATATAAAAAAAGTTAAAATAATTCAATAAAAAGGTTGCTTTTTGTTTAGAATCGGGTTATAATACTCTTGTAATTAATTGAGAGAGTGTTGAAATATGGCTTTTGCCCCGACTAAAACTTACTTCGAATATGATGCTACTATCGTTGGTTCTTTCGTCGAGAAAGATTATGAAAACCTTTTTGAGTTTTCTGTGAATGATGAACCTGAGCATTTCGTTTCAAGTAAGAACTATCCCCATAAAGTATGGGTGGCTGAAAACAGTTGGAGATATGCTCGTGTATTGAAGACTGTTGCCTATGTCATCACTGATGAAGATGCTGATGGTTATCCTGTTGTGGAAAGATGGTTCATTAAAAACCACAATACCTATGTAAACAAATCTGCTTAATCTGAGAGAGAATATTATTATGGCTTATGTATCCCAAGAAGATAAAAAGAAACTTGCTCCTGCTATTAAAGAAGTCCTTAAGAAGTACAAAGTTAAGGGTTCTATTTCTGTTAGACATCATATGACTCTTGTTGTTAAACTGAAAGAGGGTGAAGTTAAGTTTGATCCCACGAGTCATTATCAAGTAAATGAGCATTGGTATCAGGATCACTATGCTAACAACCCCAAGTTGGTATCGTTTATCTCTGAACTTCTTGCTGCGATGAAGGGTCCAGATTACTTCAATGAAGATGATGCTATGACTGATTACTTTAATAGAAGTCATTATACTGATATCAATTTTGGTGAGTGGGATACGCCATACAAAGTTGTGGCTTAATTCAAAAAAAGGCTTTACTTTTAGGTCTGATTATAGTATAATAAGTGTATTAATTGATAGAGAATAGATTATGAAGTATATTGTTTCTACCCAGCTTATCGAGAATTATGGCTCTCACGCTGAAGAGGGTTCTTTCAAAAGCGGTACAAATAGCTGGAAGATGAAAGGTGGTAGTGATTATCTCGTCGAAGACCTCGGTCGTGAGGCTGATGCTCTGGCTTTTGTTATGGCTGCGTTTGGTTCGAACGACCTATACTACAAGGAGTATCCTGTAGGCGTTCGACCTCTTGAAGATTGGGTTGACGAACAACGTATCAATCTAGATGATGGTTGGTCTAAAGACTACCTTTTGAGTCAACTCAAGTTTGTTTCGCCGAAGACTGGTAATGATTTTACCACTTCTAAACCTGAAGATACTGAAGAATTATTTGCTGAATGGGGTATATATGTCTAAAATTGGTAATGTTATCCTTGAGATACAGGAATTGTATAATGCTGGATACAGCATCATAGATATCTCTATAAAAACTAATACCACAACAGATTTTGTTGCTGGAATTATTGCGGGAATTAAGTAAAATAGTTGTTGTTTTTCTTTGAATTTTAATATATAATATATGTATTAATTCTCTGGGGGAGATTTGCTGATGAACTATATCGAGGTAAATGGCGGAAGAAAGGTAGAGCGAGAACTTGCTGATAGGATTATTAGCTGGTGCGTCTTTAAACTGCTCCCACGCCATAGTACTCTAGAAATTACGCTGAACTTCGAAGAATTAGAAAAAGCGTTCGGGTACTGTCTTGAAGGTGATACAAACTCTGAATTTGAGCTGAGTATCAGTAAATCTCTCCCAGTTGAGGATCTAGTTGCTACGATCTGTCATGAAATGATACATGTTAAGCAATATGCTCGTAGGGAACTTCGCTGTGTTGATGGTAAGATCCTTTGGAAAGAAAAAGATTATAGTAAATCGAAGTATGAAGATTGCCCTTGGGAACGTGAGGCATATGATATGGAAAGTAAACTTGCTGAAGATTGTATTGTGGAATTAGAATTATGTTTTTAGAATATTGGATGTTATTTATACTGTTTGCTTTTTTCATAGTAAGTATGCATCGCTATCAAACTCAAGCGTATAGTCAAGGGATGAAGAATGGTATCGAAGTATCGGTACAAACTATATTACAACAGTTACACAAGTCTGGAGTTGTAGAATTGATAGAGATGGAAGATGGCTCTGTCCATATAATCCCAGGAACTAATGATGAAGGAAATAGAATACAGGATATAGTGTAATGAAATTAAATCATGAAATGAAAAAATCTGATTCAAGTTATGTCGGCTCTTACAGAAAGAGCGAGATTGAAAAGGTTGCTGAAGTATTCGATATGGTATCTCGTTTAAATCGTGAAATAGAATTGGCTGGCTACAAAGCACCAAACCCTAAAGTAAGGACTGTCGAGAAGAAAGGATACAAGCACCTATTCATTGATTAAACTAATTGTTCTCTCTTGTGGCAAATCTCTCTCTCTCTCTCACTCAATAATTTGCCACAAACCCTATAGACCCCCTTAATTGGGGGTTTATTTTATTATAAATAGATGTATAATTTACTTTAGGATTCATACACACAATGTTGAGATTTAAAGAATATCAAGAGATAAACGAAGGACTCGTGGATTCCTTGCGATCTCTGAGTAAAAAAATCAAGAAAGCTGTGCGGACTATTTCTAAGTCTGTAAAAAAAGCCTTTGGTAAACTTGGATTCGGTAAAACTGCTAAAATAAAGTTGAATTATGCTACTGATGGGCAACCATTAAACGAAGCAAAGACCGATAAGGTAGATCTAAAATCCCGAATGGGATACTATTCAGAGTTTTGTACTGCTTATGAATTGGCATTACTAATCGCTAATGCTGGTGGCAGTATGCGTGGTATGACAGTACAACAACTCAAATCTCATAAAGACAAATACAAAAAAGATAAACTACTTGCCAAAGGTTTAAACTTCGGAACCAATATTTCTAAAGTAAAGTCTGAAGCACAACGCATGGAAGAGTCAGGTGCAGCAATGGGTGCTAGTATATGGAACGATATACAGACCAGCGTTGAAGACTTAGAGTTTACAGAGTTTGAAGTTAGACTTACAGGTGAGTCGGGTAAAGGTATCACAAAAGCTGATATTGAATTAATCGCATATAAGAAAAAGACTAACGAAGTGATTGACCATATAGAAGCATCTTTGAAAGCATATAAGAATTGGAACATAAATGTTTCTAATTCTACTTTCACTAGCTGGGTGATTAACCTTATAGATCCAGCTATCGGTGGCTTCCAAACTAAGAAGTCAGTCAAAGCAAAGGTCGACGAGTTTATAAAGAAGTATGGCTTACGAGATCAAATGATGCGTATAGCTGATCTTCAGGCTGGTCCAGATTCCCCCGCAAAGTTGAAGTCCGAAATAGGTAGACCTGCAGCCAAGGAAATCTTAGATGACAGGGGAGTCTATATTGAAGTCCGTAACCTTATGATTGATGTTTTTGAAAAACAATATAAGAAAAACAAAGCACAGATAAACGAAAACATGATTAAGCTACTAGGGTTTGATGGTGCGGACACTCTGTACCTTTCGGTACAGTCAAAGGCTGGTAAGGATGTAAAAGTTCTTTCTAGTCGCCAGAGTAAAGAGTTTAATAAGATCTTAGACAGTATGAAGAAAGACTTCGACATTGAGTTTGAGAAAGACGATAGCAAAGTGAATACTGGAGTTACATTTAAAAGCGGTGATACAGTTTTGTTTAAATCTAATTTCGGTTTTAGAGACTTAGATAAGGTTTCTCAATTTGTAAACTTTAAAGGATGGATGTAATGCTATCGTTTAATAAGTTCTTGACCGAACAAAAAAATACACATATGGAGCATCTTGAAGATGCTGTTTTGAATGGAGGAGTTATTGGTGCGAGACAAGCTATTAATGTTCTTAGATCTATGCGTGACATGTTATCTGGCAGTTCTAGTCGGGGCGTGTCTACTACTGTTAAGTGGGATGGTGCTCCTGCTATCTTTGCTGGTCAAGATCCGTCAGATGGTAAATTCTTCGTGGCTAAAAAAGGTGTTTTTGCCAAGAATCCAAAAATCTATAAAACGAATGCGGAAGTAGATGCCGATACTAGCGGTGAATTGGCAGATAAATTGAAACTTGCTCTGAAGTATTTACCAGAGTTGGGCATTACTGGCGTGATTCAGGGAGACTTCTTATACAGTAAGAGCGACCTAAAGAGCGAAACCTACGAAGGCGAGAAAGTTATTACCTTCCACCCGAATACAATTGTATATGCTGTACCAGCTAATTCAGACATGGCGAAAGCTATCAAGGCATCTAAGATGGGTGTAGTCTGGCATACAACGTACTCTGGTTCTTCTTTTGAGACTATGAAAGCGTCATTTGGTAAAAGCATTTCAAGTGGTCTTAAGAAGTCTAAGAACGTTTGGTTTGTTGATCCAGAGTTTACTGATATTTCTGGTAAAGCTACATTTACCGAGAAAGAGACAAAAGAAGTTACTAAGTATATATCTAATGCTGGTAAATTATTTAAGAAGATAGACTCTAAGACACTTAATGCTATCTCTAACAACCCTGAATTGCTTAGATTGACCAAAGTACATTTCAATACTAAGGTCAGGGCTGGGCAAAAGGTTAAGAATACGAAATCTCATGTGCGTGATCTAATTAGGTATATCAATGGTCACTTCGAGAAAGAAGCAGATAAGCGTAAGACAGCAAAAGGTAAAAAGGTTCAAACAGATAAGCGTGATGATGTTTTAAAGTTCTTCTTGACAGGTAACTCGAAGAACCTAGAAGTTATCTTTGATCTAATGAACCAATTGATTGATGCTAAAGAAATGATCATCCAAAAGATGGATCAAGCAAGTAGTATCGGTACATTACTAAGAACAAAAGACGGATTCATTGTAACTGCTCCAGAGGGTTATGTTGCTATCGATAATGACGGCAGTGCACTTAAACTGGTCAATAGAATGAAATTCAGTCATGCTAATTTTTCTAATGATTACATCAAAGGTTGGGACAAGTAATCTTATAAATAGTAATAGATTAAACTAAGGGAACAATGAAATGTACAGCTTTAAAGATTTGGTAGTGGCTAGTGATCCACGTATGGGAGATGATGAGTGGCTAGAGTACATGAAACAGAGACGCAGAAAGTCTGCTGGAGATTCTATTGATGAAGAAGAAGTAGAAGCTCAAGAAGCACTTGACATGAAGGCAAGACGTAAATTGTCTCAAGCAATGCGTAAGAACAAAGCCAAAATCAAAAGAGCCAAAGAGATCGCTTCCAAGAAGAAGGCAACTAAAGGCACTCTAGAAAAGAGAGCCCAGAAGCAAGCCGTCGAAATAGTTAAGAAGAAAATTGCGCAAGGTAAAGACATCAAAAAGATGAGCTTTGCTGCACGCCAACAGCTTGATGATAAAGTTAAGAAGAAGCAAGGTCTGGTCAAGAAACTAGCTAAGAGACTATTGAAGAAAGTTAAGACGGATGAAAAAGATCGTCTAACCAAAAAATCTGAGAACGGATAATATGAAGTCTTTTAGACAATATGTTACTGAAGAAGTAAAGGAAGCAGTGTTCACCTTTGGTCGGTTTAACCCACCGACTACAGGACACGAGAAACTACTTGATGCCGTTGCTAAAGTTGCGGGTAGAAACAAGTATTTTGTGTATGCTTCTCATTCTAACGATGCTAAAAAGAATCCTCTTGATTACAAAAGTAAAATCAAGTTTATGCGGAAGATATTCCCACGTCACGCTAGGAATATCATACTAGATGCTAAAGCAAGAACAGTATTTGACATTGTAGTTAAGTTATATGACCAAGGGTTCAACCGAGTTACTATGGTTGTAGGATCAGATCGTGTTAAACAGTTCCAAGACCTGATCAACCGTTACAATGACGTTAAAGGTCGTCATGGTTACTATAACTTTGACGAGATAAACATTGTATCTGCAGGCGAGCGTGATCCCGATGCGGATGACGTATCAGGTATGTCGGCATCTAAAATGCGTGCTGCAGCTGATGCAAACGATTATGAATTATTCGTTAAAGGATTACCCAGAGGATTTAAGGGTGCCAAAGATTTATTTAATGCTGTGCGTAAAGGAATGGGTCTTAAAGAGTCTCATGACTTCCGCAAGCATATTAAGTTAGAATCAGTCTCTGAAGATCGTGAAGCATATGTTGCTGGCGAACTACTTAAAGAGGGTGACGTAGTAGAATATAGAGAACAGATCGGTCAGGTGATAATGCTTGGCGCAAACTATGTTATGGTTGAATCTTGCGACGGTGAACGTACTCGTGAGTGGATATCAGACGTAAAGTTGATGGAACGTAAGGACAAAGAAACTGGACAGCCACAGAAGTATATGTCTGGCGTTAAAAAGAAAGATAAGAAATCACGTGACTCTCACTTCGAACGTGGTGCTAAGTTAGACGATGATGATCCTAAAGCATATAAACCTGCTCCAGGAGATAAAGACGCTAAGACTACGCCAAGCCAATACACTAATAAGTACAAGAAGATGTTTGGCGAAGATGTATCACAAAAGCAACTAAATGACCTAGAAAAGTTTGGGGATAGGTTGCTAAAGAAACTAAATATCGATATCGAGTTTACAAGACACTTTGCGGATCGTATGAATGATGACCGCAATAAACCAGCTATCTCTGTAGCAGAGATACAAAAGCTATTTAAGAAAATTAAGAAGAATAAAGGTAAGCAGATCAAACAACATGGCGATACAGAAGCTGTGTTAAAAGACTTACAATCAGATCTTAATTTGCCAGTTGTAGTTAATTACGACAAAAAGAAAGACGAGTTTGAAGTTGTAAATAAAACTATTATGCGCAAGAAGAACTTTAAGACTTCTAGCCCAGTTTTATCTTATGAGAACTATGAGTCGTCGTTTGAAGGTGTTTTAGTTGAAGATACTAAGAAAGCACTGAAGAACAAGTCCGAAAAGACTGGCGTAGCGTATGGGATATTAAAGAAAGTGTATGACCGTGGTGTAGCTGCATGGCGTACTGGTCATAGACCTGGAACTACTCCTCAGCAATGGGGTCTAGCACGTGTTAACTCTTTTGTTACTGGCGGTAAAACCCAGAAAACTACTGATGCTGATCTATGGAGAAAGCATAAAGGTATCAAGGAAGAACTTGAAGTTTCAGATGGGTTAGGTGCATGGATTGATGACTTTATGAAATCAAATGCTCCTCAGTTTGTAGGTAAGTCCGACAAGAAGAAAAAGAAAATGGCGATTGCTGCATTCGTCGATGCTGGCGGTAAAATGTAATGATGTCATTCAAACAATTTGACGAAGCAACTATCAAGTGGGTAAAGAAACCTGATGGTCGTCAAGGGAATAAGAAAGTTTACAGTCATGTTTCTTCTGATGGAAACTGGGAAATAAAACTTTCGGGTATGGACTCGTTAAGAAAGAATAAAGACGGAAGTCAAAAGGTAATACCCACATTGTTTGATAAGACAAAGAATAAAGTAAAGCACCCTGTGACAGGTTATAAGAATGTCGGGGATGCTAAGAAAGATGCTCAAAGATGGGCTGATAGACATTTTTAGGTTTGGGGAAACTAAATGCAAGTTTTAAATAAAGAAGCAGCAAACGATTCTTATATCCAAGAAAGAAAACAGGATGTGAAGGATATGACTATGTCTGCTATTATAAAACTTATTAAATCCAAGACAGTTGGTAAGCGTAGATATGAATATGCTGCTGACCTGACTAATCAGATTATCGCTCGTAAAAAGAAAGAAGGTGGCGGTAAACTAAAACACAGCGTTACATGGTATGCAAACAAAGTTGCTGGGCAAGTTCCAGGAGTTGACACTAAGACTTTGATGCGTATGATTGACGACGAATAAGGTACATGTAATGGTAAACAATTTCTCACAATGGATCGACGCTAAATGCGAAGAATGCGACCTATACGAAGATATAGAAATAACCGAATCCGAGTATCAGGGGCGCAAGGTTAAGCTGAATAATCCATTTAGAACACCAAATGAATCCAAGAAGTTTGCCGTTTATGTAAAGAATGAGAAAGGTACTGTAGTAATAGTTCGATTTGGCGACCCCGATATGGAAATTAAAAGGGACGATCCTAAACGTCGTGCATCATTTCGTGCAAGACATAACTGCGCAGATCCAGGTCCAAAATGGAAAGCAAGATACTGGTCTTGTTTCCAATGGAGAGCCAACGCAAAGGTAGATGACTAAATGCCCACTTCAGAAGATAATTTAGAAAAAAGATTTGATAGAATAGAAGAAAAGATAGATAAACTATCTGAAGCTATGGTATCGTTGGCTCGAACAGAGGAAAAGATCCTTTCTATGGAAGACAGTAATAGGAATTACTATAACCGTATGAACAGATTCTCAGAGAAACTCGATAGAATAGAAAAGAAAGTAGATGACAATGAAAGAACAGTCAATGTCATCGCTAGGGTCTTTTGGATCCTATTAACAACAACATCCGCAGCATTAGTTGCTGGATACTTTAATCTTATAGGACTATAAAAATGACCACTGACCTAGATATAACCAAAGCAATCGCTTCTGCTTACAAGACTATGTATGAGCCTAAAGAAGAAGTTGTTGTAGAAGAAACCCCCTCCCCAGAACCTGCTGCTGAACAAGAAGAAGTTGTTCAAGAAGCAAAGGCAAAACTTGACCCAGTCGGCAAAGAAGATGATGATGTCGATAACGACGGTGATACTGATGCTGCAGACAAATATCTTAAGAAACGTCGCCAAGCTATTAGCAAGGCAGTAAAGAAAGAAAAGACAGAAAAGACTCAGAAAGAAGATATTGATCTGACGGACGCAGTAAACCGAGTCATCACTGGTCAAGATGAAACTCTAGAAGTTGAAGCTGCATCTCAGAACGAAGTTATCGAGCAAGGTAAAGATTCTGTTTGTGAAGAGAAATACCTTGATCAAAAAGGTAAAGGCGAATCTGATGATGGCTATCATGATGCTGGTATGTTCTCTAAAGCAAAAGCGAGCCAGCTTGCAAAAAAGCATAAAGGCAGTAAGGTTGTCAAAGATGCTAGTGGTAAATATGTTGTAAGGTTGAAAGAAGATTTAAATGAAGATTACTACGCTGTTCAATATTATAACAAAAAGGGTAAGCCAGAAGAATCCCCCGCTACATTCAAAGACGAGCGATCTGCCAAAAAATATCATGCAAAAGCGATGAAAGCTGTTAAAGATGGATCTTACAAAATGTTTAAAGTTAAGGGTAGAATGGAATCGACCAAGAACGAGGGTAATGCATTCACCAAAGCACTTGCTGCTGCTAAATTGAATGGCGATGACGAGTTTATCGTTTCAGGCAAGAAGTATCGAGTTGAAGACTATGAAGGTATCAATGAAGCTGCAATCAAGAAAGTTCGTGGTAAAGACGGCAAGTTTTATGATCTTGAGTTAGGATTAAAAGGTCGTAAAGTAAACGTAAGAACTAAGAATCAGTTTGGCGATATCGAGACTATTTCTATAAAGCAAGCTGCAAAGTTGTTTGAGTTAGCAGTAATCGACGCACTAGCTGAGAGCGATTTCGAGCCTCATATGATGTACGATCCTAAGACTGGTAAAGGCTACAAAGCAGAAAAGCCAGAAGATCATGAGCGTATGAAGAAACTTGGTTATACCCATGAGAAGCCAGAAAAGGTTGACGAGGTAGAACAACCACGTGCTAAAGGCGAAAAGGATTTTAAAGACGCACATAAGGTTAAGAGAACAGCCGAAGGGGAGTAATTTAACCCCGATAAATACTCTTTGTAGTTGTTGATTTTTTAGCATAATAAGAGTATAATTAATGAAAATATTTGAAGATATAACTGAAGAGAACTTTGATCTATTTGCGGCACATTATTACGATAACCCGCAGTGCGAAAACGCAGCCGAGTTCTATGATGATCTGAAAAGGTTTAAGTATCTAAAGAGATTATTTAACAGATACTTAAACTATGGCGATCTACAAGAAAGGTTGATATTGAATCATCTTATTGTCTTGTATAACGTATTTGGTATTACGCCAGCGAATCAGATGATGTTTCATAAGATGGAAGTAGAATATTGGAGCACACTCAAGACTTTCTTGGTGTACCTAAACTACATCCCTCTTGAGGACAAAGTCGATATTCCGCTAGACCAGGAAATAGTAGAGAAACTGAGAAAACTATGAGTGTATCAAGAGCAGCAGATTTATTCTATACGTTTAAATTTATCCGCACATTAACTAAAAAGTGGGTAGATATGGAAGCGCATGCGCTAGGCATTATCGACGAAAACGGTAAGGTCTTGCGCAAAGCAACAACGTTAAAGACTCCAGAGGAGAAGGCTGCATATACTACATTTCATCGTTTGGTGTTTAACCTTAAACGCATACTAGAAAAATTACCTTTTGGTAAAACAGCATTTGCTTCATATGCTGCAGCATTATTCTTGATTAAAGAAGAAACTGAAATGGATGAGGCACAACTACAAGATATGATGGATTCTTTATTTGACCAATTAGAGGTAGATAAACCTGACCTACAGGAAAGTGTATCTGCTGATATAACTCCTGGGGTACATCGCTTGAAAGATGCAGTGCTAATCCCTGCTACCTTTGAAGATGCTCCTGCAGGTGCTAAAGTTACCATAGCTGCGAATGCTGAACCAGTTGGTTCTGTTATGAACGTTCCAATTTACGAAGCAACTCTTGGTAAAAGTACAACAACAATATATGTGACAAAGGAGAACTTAAAGTAATGAAAGAAACTACTGTATCTGGAGACGTAGCAGTAAAAGATGCTCCTTTATTCACTAAGAAAAAACAGAAGTATAAAATGTTTGAAGTTCCTGCCGAGGTCTTCCGTAAGTTTGACACAGGCAGAAACAAATTCGAGCGTTGGTCTAAGTATCTAGACTTGGCTGACGAAAATCAAAAAACTATATATGACTATGCAACTCGTAACACTCAATCAGTAGTGGTACTTCGTGATTCAACTACTGGTGCAATGCGTGCTATTCGTCGCAGGTCTGCTAACGGATTATAATATGTTTGGTGCAAGTGGTACAATAAAAGCTGTAACATCGCTTGTTATTGTTTTGGTTATAGGGTTTGGACTTTGGTATGTAACTAATCTAAAAGCTAACTTGGCTATCTCTCAGGCAAATGAGCAGAAGTTGAAGGATGCTGCCGAAGTACAATCTCAATATATCGAAACTCTAAAACAAGACTTTGAACAAATACAGTCTATCAATCAAGATATCGTAGAGAATAACGCAAAACTCGATAAGCAAATGAAAGAATTGAAGACTAAGTTTAATCAATCTAAGAATGGCAACCCAAGAGACTTTGGTGTTTTGGCTATTGCTAAACCTAGACCGATAGAACGAATTATTAATAGAGCAAGCAACAATGTGAACCGTTGTTTTGAAATAGTAAGCGGATCTCCTTTAACAGAAAAAGAGATTAACGCTAAATTGAAAAGTGAGTCAAATAATGAATGTCCGTCAATCGCTAATCCTAATTATACCCCTGTTACTCCTTAATGGGTGTTCCATCCTTAATCTGGGTGGTAAGAAAGTAGATCCTCTTGAAGTTGTTACACGAGCGGAAGATAAACCGCCACTCAACTTACAATTCCCTTCCACGCTTGAGCCAATGCCAGTCAAGTTTTATGTCGTAACCCAAGACAATGTAGATTCTGTCTGGGAAAAATTATCTAAAGATAAAGTCGACCTCGTTTTATTTGGGGTCTCAGATGATGGGTACGAAAAGCTGGCAGTCAACCTTTTAGAACTCCGAAACTATATAGATAAACAGCGCACGATAATAATCAAGTACAAAGAATATTACGAACCACAAGAAGAAAAATAGTCAATATTTCCCTTTACTTGATTGCCTTTTTATAGTATAATATGCCTATATTACACCAGCGGAGTATTAAATGAAATCCATCAACGTTATTAAAAGAGACGGTCGTAAAGAGTTATTCGACTTAGATAAAGTCCACAAAGTTCTAGATTGGGCGACCCATGATATAACTGGCGTCTCTATTTCCGAAATAGAATTAAAATCCAATATACAATTATATGATGGTATCGAAGCAGATAAGATCCACGAGTTATTGATCAAGTCAGCGTCAGACCTTATATCAGAACATACTCCAAACTATCAATTTGTTGCCGCAAGACTCGTAAACTACAAACTCCGCAAAGAAGTTTACGGACAATATGAGCCACTATCCCTTGCTGAAGTAATTATCAACAACGTATCCGAGAATGTTTATGATGGCGGTATCATGGAGAAGTATGACCGTGATGAGATCGATCAACTAGATGGTTACGTTAAACACGATCGTGATGATAAGTTTACCTATGTTGCTATGGAGCAGTTCCGTGGAAAGTATCTAGTACAAGATAGATCTACTGGTAAGATATATGAAACTCCGCAGATTGCATACATGATGATTGGTGCGACTCTATTTTCTGAATACCCACAAGAGACTCGTATCCGCTATGTAAAAGAGTTCTATGATGCGGTATCTAATTTCTATATTTCCCTACCCACTCCTATCATGGCTGGTGTTCGTACTCCTACTCGTCAGTTCTCTAGTTGTGTATTAATCGAAAGTGGCGATACTCTAGACTCTATCAATTCTACTTCTTCTGCTGTTGTACGTTATATCTCTAAGAAAGCAGGTATCGGTATTAGTGCTGGTGCCATTAGAGCAGAGGGATCTAAGGTCGGAGACGGATCTGTTGTTCATACTGGTGTAATCCCTTTCCTCAAATACTTCCAAGCTGCAGTTAAGTCTTGTTCTCAGGGTGGTGTTCGTGGGGGTGCGGCAACTGTCTATCTACCTGCTTGGCACTTAGAGTTCGAGAACCTAGTTGTACTCAAGAACAATAAAGGTACTGAAGAGAATCGTGTACGTCATATGGATTATGCATTCCAGTTTAATAAACTAATGTATGAGCGTTTATTGACTGGCGGTAATATTACTCTGTTCAGCCCAAATGAAGTTCCTGGATTGCTAGAAGCATTCTATGCCGATCAAGACGAGTTCCGTAAGTTATACGAGAAGTATGAGCGATCTACTTCTATTCGAAAGAAAACCATCAAAGCGATAGACCTATTCACGCAATATCTACAAGAGCGTAAAGACACTGGTCGTATCTACCTGATGAACGTAGACCACGCTAACGATCATGGTGCGTTTGATCCAAAACTTGCCCCTATCAAACAGTCTAACCTCTGCTGCGAAATCAATCTACCTACTCAGCCATTACAAGACATAAATGGCGAAGAAGGAGAGATTAGTCTTTGTACTCTATCCGCAATCAACTGGGGTCTTATCGATAAGCCATCAGACTTCGAGAAGTATTGTTCCCTTGCAGTGCGAGCATTGGATGCCCTGCTAGACTATCAGGCATATCCTGTAAGAGCAGCAGAGAAGTCGACTATGAACCGTAGACCTCTGGGCGTTGGCATCATCAACCTTGCGTACTTCCTAGCCAAACGTGGTCTAAAGTATAACGATGATGCTCTGGCAACGATTGATGAATATACCGAAGCATGGTCTTATCACCTTATTAAAGCATCTGCCGACCTAGCAGTCGAAAAAGGTTCTATTGAAAATGTTTGCGATACTAAATATGCTTGGGGAATAACTCCAAATCAAACGTACAAGAAAGATGTAGATGACCTTGTACCTCACGCTGAGAGAATGGATTGGGAAGGATTACGTGAGCAGTTGAAAGAAACTGGTATCCGTAACTCAACTCTTATGGCTCTCATGCCTGCAGAAACTTCTGCGCAAATAAGTAACTCCACGAATGGTATTGAACCACCTCGTGCTTTGGTATCATACAAACAATCAAAAGATGGTGTAATGGCGCAGGTAGTTCCTGGGTTTCATCACCTTAAAAATAAATACGACTTACTCTGGGATCAACAAACACCAGAGGGTTATCTAAAAGTCTGCGCAGTACTACAAAAGTATATCGATCAGGGTATATCAGTCAATACCAGTTATAACCCTGAGCACTTTGAAGATGGTAAAGTGCCTATGTCGCAGATGATAAAGGACATCGTAAGTTTTTACAAATACGGTGGTAAACAATTGTATTACAGCAACACTTTCGACGGTGCTGGCGAACTGAAAGAAGAAGCATTAACCGATCTCCCTCAAGGAGAATACGATGACGAAGATTGCGAAAGCTGTAAAATATAAAGGGAAAGATTAATGAGCGTGTTTCAAAAGAAAACAAAATCGCATATAGAGAGCAAGATGTTCTTTGACGAGAGCGTAGATATTGCTCGTTATGACACATTGAAGTATGCGCAACTAGATAAACTCACAGATAAGATGCTAGGGTTTTTCTGGCGACCAGAAGAAGTGGACGTATCAAAAGACAAGATAGACTTTTCAAAACTAACCGACCACGAAAAGCATATCTTTACTTCTAACCTTAAAAGACAAATCTTACTAGATTCTGTACAGGGTCGAGGTCCAGCAGAGACGTTAATGCCTGTTGCTTCTATCCCTGAGATTGAACCGCTAGTAATGACTTGGACGTTTATGGAAACTATCCATTCACGATCTTATACTCATATCATTCGTAACATCTATTCAGATCCTTCTAAGGTATTTGACGAGATGCTAGATATTAATGAGATTGCTGATTGTGCCGAAGGAATCTCCAAATACTATGACGACTTTATTGAGTATTCTCGATGGTATCAATTACTAGGAGAAGGGAAACACACAGTCAATCGTAAGAAAGTCAACATCAATATGTACGACCTCAAGAAGAAACTATGGATGGTACTAAACTCGATTAATGTACTTGAGGGTGTTCGCTTCTACGTTTCTTTTGCTTGTTCATGGGCATTTGCCGAATTAAAGAAGATGGAAGGCAATGCAAAGATTATTAAGTTTATTGCACGTGATGAGAATACGCACCTTGCTGCATCTCAATCGCTACTCAGGCTACTACCTAAAGACGACGCAGACTTTGTTAAGATTAAAAAAGAATGCGAAGAAGACGTAGTTGCTATGTTTGAAGAAGCAGTGAATCAAGAAAAGCAATGGGCAGAATACCTATTCAAAGATGGTTCTATGATAGGATTAAACTCTAACCTGTTAAATGATTATGTTGAATGGATTGCGGCAAAGAGAATGAAGTCTCTTGGCATTCACTCAAACTATCACGTTCCTCAAGCAAACCCACTTCCATGGACAGAAAAATGGATTGGGGGTGGTAACGTACAAGTTGCCCCGCAAGAAACTGAAATCAGCTCATATGTTGTTGGGGGTATTAAGCAAGACCTATCTAACGACACACTACAAGGATTATCCCTATAATGTTTACGATATATTCAAAAGATAACTGCGGAAACTGCGTCAGTGCTAAAAACCTTTTACAAACAAAGAACCTTGCATTTGAAGAGGTAAAACTGAACCGAGATATTTCTCTTGAAGATTTTAGGGGTAAGTATCCTGACGTTAGATCTATGCCATTCATATTAGAAGATAAAGAAGTTGTTGGTGGATTAGAGCAGTTAAACCAACATGTAACAATGAAGGGAATGACCTTATGATCACTTGTGCCTGCTGTGATGCTGAGTATGAGGTAGAGCATAATGTGTTATTTGACGGATCCGAACTAGAGCCAAGATATTGCCCTTTCTGCGGTACGGATCATAAGAGGTTTGCCGAGTTAGACTTTGACACTCCAGAATATGACGATTCTTGGTAGGAATAAATACTCTAAAGAAACTAATTAGAGTATTGTTATGTGGTTATATGATGGTAAACCTTACGAGCCAGAAGAACTCGACCCTAAAGTAATATATGGGTTTGTCTACGAGATATTAGATCTTGATAACGGTAAGAAGTATATTGGTAAGAAGTTCTTCTGGAGAGCAAAAACTCTCCCTATTACTAAGACTCGTAAGAGGAAAAAGCGATTAAAAGTTGAATCAGATTGGAAAACCTATTATGGTTCTAGCGAGGTATTGAAGGAACAAGTATCTACTCGTGGTACTGATAGATTCGAAAGAACCATACTAGTATTATGTAAAACCAAAGCCGAATGCACTTACTACGAAGCGAAGTATCAATTCGAGCGTGATGTCTTACTCAGAGACGATTATTATAATGACTGGATATCCGCTAAAGTGCGCAGAGCACATTTAAGAGGACTACAATATGAAAGCACCAAGCAACAGCTATCTGAAATACGTAAAGAATAAGTATGAAGATCAAAAGTCAATAGTGGAACAATTAGAAGCCGATCGTGCTTCTGACCAAATAGTATCCCAAGCCAAGAAAGAGAAGTTAAGTCTTCGGGATCACCTTGAATATCTAGAGAAATATTTTTCAAAATAACCCTTTACTTTTATAATAAAGTGTAGTATAATAGGTACTATTAAACACGTGGAGACTGTTTGTAATGAAATATTATTTGATTGAACCCCAATTTAAGAAGTGTGTGACCGACTTGTCTACTTGGAAGAAAGAGTTCGAAGACGGCACTGTTTGCTGGTTAACAAAGGAAGAGTTGTATCGTAGCGGATCGTTTGTAGTTCGTTACCCCGAAACCGATGACGAAATCTTAGAAGAGTTACAGGATAGAGATATAGATTCTCTTGAAGACTTCTACGAGTTCTATGGTGAAGATGCCAAGTTAGAAGAACTTTGGTTGCCAGACCCCGAAGAAGAATGGTTTGAGATGGATGACTATCACGCAGATATGCTTGAAATGTGGGATGGTTGCTCTACTGATTGGAATCTACAGGTTGTGCGTGGGGATATGACCGAAGAAGAAAAGGAAAAACTTCTAGAAGAGATTGAAACCCTATACGCAGAAGAGTTCGATTGTGGTATAGAAAGCGATGGATGGGATCACAAAGGCTGTCATCAACAGATCCACTGTGCCCTTTCAATTAATGAATGTGATGAACATGGTGAGGTAGATTGGTCATGATTAATAAAATAATATTTGGTCGGATATTCAGTTTCGAACTGCGTAACGGTCTAGGTTTAGATATTGAATTTGTAGATAGTAAGTTGGTTTGGACATATAACCTGAATACCGAAACACATACCCCAATGCAGTTTGAGGGTACAGTTATCCTTCTTCCTTTCTTCACTATTAGTTATGGTCAACTTGTCGAGGCTGAGTAATGATTATTCTAGATTATAATGGTGTAGCAGTAAATTCTATATTCGCCTATAAAGCAGACGAAGACGAGAGTCTGATACGCCATACTATTTTGAATACCATCCGTATGTATAACAAAAAGTTCCGTAAGGAATATGGTCAAATGGTTATCGCTTGTGAGGGTGGTTCTTGGCGTAAAGACGTTTTCCCTGAGTATAAGGCAAACCGTAAGAAGTCCCGTGATAAAGATGACCGCAACTGGGATCTAATCTTTGGTACTATCAATCAACTATCGGAAGACTTGACTAATAACTTCCCTTATAAAGTGCTAAAGGTTAGAGGTGCTGAAGCTGATGATATCATTGGTGCTTTGTCTTACAACTCTCAGGAGTTTGGTCAGCACGAGCCAGTTATGATTGTATCTGCGGATAAAGACTTTATACAGCTACACAAGTTTGATAACGTGGCTCAGTATTCTCCATACAAGAAAGCATTAATCAAAGAGAATAACCCACGTTCATATTTGCTTGAGCATATCATGCGTGGCGATTCTAGCGATGGTGTTCCTAATGTATTATCCCCTGATAATGCTTTGGTTGATGGTCTACGTCAATCTCCGATTACGAAAAAGAAGTTAGAAGCATGGCTACATAATACTGATGACCTTGAGCAGATTATGGATTCAGAGACATACCGTAACTTCTGCCGTAACCGACAAATGATTGATTTATCTGAAATGCCTGAAGTGCTAAAACAAAATATTATAAATAACTATAACGAATCAAAGCCTGCACCCAAGATGAAAGTATTGAATTATCTTATTAAGAATCGTTGTAATATGCTAATCGAGTGTGTAGAGGAGTTCCACTAATAATGTCAAAACATTTATATGAAATATTCGAGTTAGCTGCCGAAGCTAAAAACCGTGAAGAGAAAAAGAAAGTTTTGCTAGACAATTCCTGCCTAGCACTTAGAGATATCGTCAAAGGTTCATATGACGATAGTATCAAATTCACTCTTTTACCTAAAGGTCAACCTCCATACACCCCCAACCCAGAGCCAAAAGCGTCTTTGATAGAAAAGTCAAAGACCTTGAGATATTTTGTAACTGGTGGACCAGGAGAGAAACTTAATACGGTAAAGCGAGAGTCGATGTTTATCGAGTTGTTAGAATCCATTCACGAAAAAGATGCGCAACTGATTGTCTGGATGAAAGACAAGAAACTGGCGCAGAAATATAAAGGGATTACTAAACAACTGTGTTCTAGTGTATGGGATGGGTTAATTAAGAAGTAATCTCATATTAAAGTCAATCGTGGGGAAGATTGGCTTCCCCGCTCAACCATAGGAGTATTTGTTCTTTTCTTCATTATGTTTCTTTTAACCTGAGAGGAGACACCTATGATAAACCCCAGTCAGATAGAACGCTTGAAAAAAGACTCAAAAGAACTGAAGCATTATATGTGGAAGTTAGAAAAACAGGGCAAGAAGCATTTAGCCCACAAGATTAAAGAGAAATATGAGTACATCTCTACCTATATTACTGACTTGGAAGCTGCTTAGAAAAGGCTTTACTTTTGATTCAAGATGGGGTATAATAGCCCCATCTACTTTTTATTATGGAATATTACTGTGAATATATTTGTACTTAATAATGATCCAATTATTGCTGCTCAAGAGCAATGCGACAAACATGTTGTTAAGATGATTCTTGAGTCAGCGCAAATGCTTTCAACAGCTCATCGAATGCTAGATGGGGCAGAGTCTAGACGACCCTCTAAATCAGGCAAGACCATGAGCAGGTACTGGGAGTTGCCCGACTCTAGAGAAAACAGTTTGTACAAGGCGGTTCATATGCATCACCCCTGTACTGTCTGGACTATGGAGTCTGCCGAAAACTATGACTGGCATTACAAACACTTTGTTGCTTTGTGCGACGAGTACCGTTATCGCTATAGTAAAGTCCACTCTACCGATACAAAACTCCGTGATGCACTCAAGGCAGTCCCCAACAATATCCCTGCCGTGAAACAAACCCCATTCAAACTTGCTATGGGTGCTAACCCTGAGTGTATGTTCGAAGATGCTGTTAAGTCATACCGTGCCTTCTACCATACTAAACAAGAAAGGTTCAAGATGTCTTGGACTAAAAGATCAACGCCAAAATGGTTTCAATATGTCTGATTATCCTTTAAGAAAAAAGATCGATCGCAAGATGGATATGCTCGAAGAACTGATGAATACTAACCAGCATCTTTCCGACCCTGAAGTAGTAACTGAGTTGATAGATAACCTTAGCTTCTACTGGTCTGTTCTCTCGGAAGAAGATAGAGATTTTATCCATGGTTGTCAATTTGCCGTAGAAGAAAAATCTACTTGGAAATAAAGCTAAATAATGGATATAAACCCCATAACGAGGAATACGATGGAAATCGAAGTCGGTAAAACATATAAGGTGAGGAGTAGCATTTCCCCAGTAACAGATATTTACTTTGTTAAACCGTCGGATAGTTCTACGGTAACTCAAAGAGCTGCAACTATAATGCCTATTGTTATGTGTAATTGTACAGTAACTCCGCAGAACGAAGCTGAGGTTAATAGATTGAAAACTCAAGAACCTCTTATCATTAGTTCCTTTAAGAAACATACATTCGATTTACCTGCAGGCATGATTCGCATAAATGTGTTCTCTATAAAAGACTGGCGCTCAGATGAAGAGAAACCAGATGTAATCGACACTGATTGGGTCACGTCAAATGGTTTCTACGAAACCTCGAGGAAATCGGTGTGGCTACCGACTAGAACTGGTTTAGAATTAGTAGAAGAATGATCAAATCAAACGCCAAAATGCCTATCTCTCGGGTAGTTAAGACCTACCACTCTGAGCATGAGACACCTCGATGTGTCTCGGTTTTCACTAAAGAATCAGCAACTGGTGAAGAGTATTATGGATGTAGGTTCTTTGAGGATGGAGTATTTACAAGGGATGAGTTTTATCCCGAAAAGACAATGTCATGGGCAGATATACAAGCCAAATGTTGGATAGAAGGAAAATAATACAATGTATGAATATAAAACTAAAGTAGTTAGAGTGATTGACGGTGATACTGTAGATGTTGATATTGATCTAGGGTTTGGCGTTTGGTTAAAGAAAGAGCGAGTTCGTATCATGGGTATTGATACTCCTGAGTCGAGAACTCGTGATAAAGTAGAGAAGAAGTTTGGTCTAGCATCTAAAGCTAGATTGAAGTCGCTTCTCGGAAAAGACCCTGTACTTAAAACACAAGTAAGTAAAAAGGGTGAGGATATGAAAGGTAAGTTTGGTCGTATCCTTGGAGACTTTACAGTCTATGATTCTAATGTTGATGCTTGGAGACCAGTAACTCAGATCCTAGTTGAAGAAGGTCATGCTGTTCCATACTTTGGCGGTTCTAAAGATGAGGTTGAAGCACAACACCTTGCCAACCGTGAGCGTTTAATCAAAGAGGGTGTGGTTTAATGCCAACTTATGATTACCAGTGTAAGGCATGTGAGCATGTGTTTACTAAGTTCTGTAAAATATCAGAGCGTGACGAACCAACCAAAAACCCCTGCCCAGAATGTGGCGCAGAGGATAAAGTAAGTCAGTCTATTAGCGCACCTTCATTTAATTATAATGAGACTGGTGGCTCTTTAAGGAAAGCTGGCGATGGGTGGAAAGAAGTTCTTTCTAAAGTCAAGGAAGGCTGTACAATCAACAATATAAGGGATTAATGTGGCTGGTAAAATCGCTAAACTTCGTGTAGAAAATATGACTCAGATCGAGTCACTTACCGATAAGCAACAAGAAGTATTCGAGTCATGGGACAGCGCATTCAATCTTGTGCTGTCTGGTTCGGCAGGTACAGGTAAGACGTTCCTAGCCATGCATCTTGCTCTCGAAGCAGTCCTAGATAAGTCTACTGAGTTTGAAAAGGTAGTAATTGTAAGATCTATTGTACCAACTCGGGACATTGGTTTCCTTCCTGGAGACGAAACCGAGAAGAAAGATGCATATGCTGGACCATATAAGAGCATATGTACCGAAATATTCCAAGACTCTGACTCTTGGGTTAAGTTGACTAACTTTGATACACTAGAGTTTATGTCCACCTCGTTCATAAGAGGCATGACTCTAAACAATGCTATCGTCATCGTAGACGAGATGCAAAACCTTAATTTTCACGAATTAGACTCTGTCATAACTCGAGTCGGGCAAAACTGCCGATTCATTATGTGTGGAGACTACTACCAGTCCGACTTCGATAAGGAGAGAGACAAAAATGGAATCCTTCAGTTCATGGCTATTGTTGAACGTCTAAAGAACTTCAAAGTCTTCGAGTTTTCTTGGGAAGATATTGTAAGATCTGACTTTGTGAGGGATTACATTATGACTAAAGAAATGATGGGTATAAAGTAAGGCAACAAGATGTCAAAGTTAAGAAAGTTCGAATATAATAAGAAATCTTATAAGGGTGACGATCTCCCTAAAAAACGAAAGCGGTTATCCTCTAAAAAGAGAAAACCTAAGTATCAAAAGGATTATTATGAGTCAAATCAAGAAGAGCAGAACCTTTGAGCACCTAGATTCACTTCTCCCCTATGAAGATCTAAATTACGCTAAAGGCTATACCAAGCGACACTACAAAACCCCAGAAGGAAAAGATTACCCCTCTGTAACCAACGTACTCTCTATTCTATCCGAAGATTCTATTCGTAAGTGGAGAAAAAGAGTCGGTGAAGAGGAAGCAAACCGCATATCTGGTAAAGCATCTATCAGAGGAACTGCAGTCCATGCTATTATTGAGGACTATATAAACAACAAGGAAGACTACCGAAAGGAATACACCCCGTTTATTATCGGTTCATTCCTTGACGTAAAACCTATCCTTGATTCCCGTATTGGTAAGGTATATGCTCAAGAAGCTGCATTGTACTCTAACCACCTCGAGATGGCTGGTCGTGTAGACTGCGTTGCTGAGTTTGATGGTAAACTTTCTATAATCGACTTCAAGACATCTGCTAAAACTAAGAAGAAAGAATGGATTACTAACTACTTCATTCAAGAGTCTGCATATTCTATTATGTGGGAAGAAAGGACTGGTATGCCAATAACGCAATTGGTTACTATTATCTCTGTTGATAATGAAGAACCTCAAGTGTTTATTGAACACCGTGACAATTGGACTGATAAATTATGGAGTACCATTGATGAGTATAGAAGAAGAAAACTCTTTGCAGGATAGAGCAAAGATGGAGCTTGATATGTGCTGTCAAACTCTATGCGAAAGGCAAGTTGTTCAAGACTATATCGAACAACTCGAACAAAAGGTCTACGTCTTGACCGAACAAAATAAAATACTAAGAAATCGAACAAACAAGGAAAATTTATAATGGATTCACTTGCTCCGACAAAAGGGAAGGATTACTTCTCTGATAGACCTATTGGTCGTTTACATAGTTTCTACCTTACTGACCACATTGGTGGGGGTGAAGATTATGTCGAATGGTTTGATATTATCCGTTCATGTGGTCCAAATGATATTGTAAAAATACATATCAATTCTTATGGGGGCGACCTGTTCACAGCAATACAAATGATGCGTGTATTAGGTGAATGTGAAGGGACTGTTTGCGTATCAGTAGAGGGTGCTTGTATGTCTGCAGCCACTATGATATTCCTACAGGGAGATGTATTCGAGATTAGTTCTCACTCTATGTTTATGTTCCATAACTACTCTGGCGGTCAGTTCGGTAAGGGTGGTGAGATGTATGATAGTATTGTACATGAACGTGTTTGGTCTGAGAAATTACTCCGTGACATTTATAGCGACTTCTTGAGCGATAAAGAAATCCAAGCTATGCTGGATAATAAAGACCTTTGGATGGATGGCGACGAAGTTGTCAAACGTCTAGAAAAGAAAGCCAAGAAAGTAAGCAAGAATCGAACAAAAAGCAAATAATTATTAAGGAATTGAAATGAAACCATTAAAAGATTTTGTACTTGTTGTTGAAGTAAAAGGTGAAGATGCGGTATCGGCTGGAGGTATTATTATGTCTGGTGCCGCACCAGATGTAGCTAAACCAGCAATTGTTCTGGCAGTCGGTCCAGAAGTTGAAGGCATCGAAGCTGGAGATAAAGTAGTAACTAGCTGGGCTGGCGTAGTGAAGGTTCGTCATGAAGGCGAGAAAGCTGGTCTCCTACCAGCAGAAAGTATTATGGCGGTTTATTAAGCCATATACTGAAAAGTTCTAAGCATATAACAAAATATTATAAAAAAAGTTATAAAAAACCTTGCCTTTCATCTCAATAGGTGGTATAATACCTGTATAAATTGAGATGAGAGACTATTTTATGAATAATTTTGATACTGCTGTAACAACCCTCCTAGAAAGAATCGGTAACGACTACGACAGATGGTCTCAGAGAACTGAGTATCATGATGAGACTAGAGTAGAAAAGTTCCGTGACGAACTAACCCTAAAACCTGGACGCAAGTATCTTAAGATTACCAACGACGAAGTTCGTGATAATGGTAATGTTGGTTCTCGTGTCTGGGGTTTTGTCGTTCTTGAAGATGATAAAAAGTTTAAGAAAGGCGATATCTTAATGGCTGCAGGTTATAATGCTCCTGCTCGTAACCATGCCCGTGGTAATATCTTTGAAGATTACTCTATTCAGTGGACTGGTCCGAACTATTTATTTTAAAAAACCCTTTACTTTGGCTTTGAAATAAAGTATAATACTTGTATTGAATTGATAAAGAGAGATGATTATGAGCTTAGATATCCTTGAAAGTGCGTTGAAAAGTGAGCCTACTTATGTTTCGTTTGAAGACGGTACTGAGTGGGTTGCCCCTTTGTTATCGTTCTCTGTCCTAGACAAACATTTCTGGGAACTGGTTAACCATCGCCCCGTGCAGGCTATGGACTATGGTACTGATTCACGTTTTTTGGAGGCTGTATAATGATTATATTTGAAGGTGATTATGTTCGTCTTGTCAATGAAGACAAATGGTTACAAGTGAAAGAGATTATTGCTGTGAGTGTTGACTATGCCGAAAACAAGATGGCTCTTTCTGATGGGTATATTGTTCCTGCTCCTGTAGAGCGTTATGTTGCCGAGGTTAGGTCTGATGGTGAACATGCTAAGTTATCTGAGGCTGCATAATGAATACTTGGTTGCAAGAGGTAACTGATTGGGATATGCCTAATCATACTTACATACTCAACGCTGCAGGACATTGTGTTGGGTATGTAAAGCGTAACACTACTGACGTGATTATGTTTAATAATCCTCTAAAACAATTCTCTAAATCTAGACGTAAATTTAAAAAGGTAAAAGCATATGTGGGTAATTAAAAAACCAACGGATCGTTGTCCTGTTGATAGAGAAGAGTCTATCGTTTTGATTGGTGAGAATTTTTATTATGATACAGAGCGTGAAGCATATAAGGCGATGCTCTCTACTGGAATTAAAGGTTTGATTGTTCAAGAGGTAAAGAATGATGAATAAGTTATTCTACGCCACGGCAATATTATGTGGTTTGGTTTGGTTTTGTATTATCTTAGATCACTTATCGTCGATCCCTGAAGTTCAGTTTAGTTATTCGACAGGTGAGTGTGTTAAGGTTATGAATTTTGTTGAACCCTATTATAGTTGTGATAAATTACCTGAAAAATTTATTCATGTTTGGGTAAAATAATACTTTACTTTTAGTTTTAAATGTAGTATAATATGGGTATATTTTGTGATTAAGGAGTGTTGAGTTGAGACGTGATAAAATAATTTTAGTTGATTGTGATGGTGTTATGCTTGATTGGGAGTTCGCATTCGAGAACTGGATGGCAAAGCATGGTTATGATGTTGTCTCTAAAAACGAGTATAAAGTTGATCTGAAGTATGGTCTTTCTAAGCCAGAAAAGAGACGTCTGGTTCGTATGTTTAATGAAAGTGCCCAGATTCGTAAACTCCCTCCACTACGAGATGCTATTAAGTATATCAAGAAGCTACACTCTGATCATGGTTATGTCTTCCATTGTATTAGTAGTCTAAGCACTGATGAGTATGCGCAACATCTAAGAACTAAAAACCTGCGTGAAATGTTCGGTGATAGTGTCTTTGATAAGTTTGTTTACCTTGATACTGGTGCTGATAAAGATGATGCTCTGCTTGATTATAAAGACACTGACTGCTACTGGGTTGAAGATAAACCAGCAAATGCTGATCTTGGTATTGAAATGGGTCTCGACTCTATACTAGTGGCTCATGCCCATAACTCCTCGTATGATGGTGATGCGCTGAGACTTGCTAACTGGAAAGAAATTTACCAAACAATTACAGGATAAATTATGAGTTTTGAAATAGGTAAAAGATATGCGGTTTCTCCTAGTAAATATAATTACCAAGAAAAAGAAACTTGGGTTAATGGAGACAAAAGGGTAGAATTGACCACAGTATGGAAGAGTGGTTCTGTTAATATCACTCCTCAGAACCAAGATGAGGTTTTAAAGTTAGAGGTCGCATCTAATCAAGAAGATGATGGATCTTTTGACCCATATGATTTCGAATATTCAGAGTTTCAAGCATCGTTTGATGGTTCTACCGAAGTAGATGATGTAAGAGGTTTCTCTGAAGAGGAAGAATTAGATGGAACTATCGACGAAGTCTGGGATGGCGTTGATGAGCAAGGTGAATCATACCTTGACGATAGTGGTTATCACGTAGAAGAATCTGAAACTTCTTTCTATGGTGAGATAACAATTGAAGAAATTTAAATTTAAATAAAGTGGAGTAATATTATGGAAGTTTTAAATAATGCAGTAGAAGCGTTGAATGATGGTACAGCACGTATCAAGTTTGAAAAGGCTGATGGATCGATCCGTGAGTTATATGGTACACGCAATGGTGATCTAATCCCCGAAGCATTTACCCCTACGCTTAATGAAGGTCTTAACCGTGCAGAGGCTCGAGCAGTAAACGAGAACGTTGTAACAGTATTCGACCTTGAAGCAAATGGATGGAGATCTTTCCGTAAGGATAAGTTCGTATCCTTTAAAACAGATGCTTACTACGGATCTTAATTAGATAATGGGTTGTCCAGTGCTAGTTGTAATCTACTGGATAACCTTTCTTCTAAGTCTTTAAGTTTTTGTTCCGTGTTGTCACGGAGTGCTGATGCCTTGCGATCATAATCAGATTGCAGGGCATCACGCTTTTGGTCGAAGCGTTCTTCTGCGTTCTGAATTGTAGAGCGTACTTCGTCTTCTGTTTCCCTTACCATATCCTCTACACGATCTGCTTGTTTCTCGATACCTAAGATATCGTCTCTTAAGCCAGTCTTAATGTCACGTGTGTACTCAATAGCATCGTCAACTTTACTCAACGCACCCTTTAACTCTTGCTGTAGCAATTCTCTCTCCTGACGAATAGCATCTACGTCGATATTCTGGACAATCTCTTTCATGTCCATGTAATCTTTATAGAACTCGAAGCCAGCCCAAGAAGCACCCCCAAGAGTAGAAAGAGCAGTCATAAGAACAAATATCTTACCACCCTTAAACGTCATACCGCCAAATTCAAACTCAGCCATTACTTGCCCTGCCCTCTATATTTCTTAAATGAACGCTTCTTTGATTTGTTCATAGAAGAAGTGTTTGGTCGTCTGCCGAGACTTGTACCTTTAATTGTAGGAACAAGAGCAGATGTAGATCCCTTTGCCTTTGCCATTATTTTCTCTCCAATTGTTTAATTCTATTTTCTAACTCATCAATCTTTTTAGTAACATATGGGTATTTTTTACGCCATGCATCTGTTGGTTGTTCAAACCAAGAAAGTTCATATTTATCTACCAGATAATCTAAAAATTGATCCAGTTTAGCATAACACCATAGACCAGCACGAGTATCTTTAAAATATGCTAGAAATGCAGCACCGAATAAAGAACCTAGTATGGCTGTATAAATCCATAATGTGTCGCTTGTTAATTTATCTAGTAATTCCATTAGCAGTTACACCTTGTGTATTTGACGTAGTATTCACAGCTGTGGTCAAATGCCCCATCGAATGGTTTACAGTTACGCCATGCTGCAAACCTACCTCTAAATTGATCTTTAACTCTTTGCCATACAGTCATATGACGTATCTCGCCATAGTGATTAATATAACGTAAGTGACCATGATGCTTGTAACCCATAATAGCAAACGGTACTTTAGTTACGATATCGTTATTATTTACATGACGATAATGCGGAACATTGATTGATTTAACAAAACGACGAGTACCTACTCTTGGAGATCCATAAGTGTATAGGCAACGAGTCTTTTCTCTAAGACGAGAGGTCGCTAGTGTAGCCATAGCACCACCAAGGCTATGCCCAGTAATGTGTAACTCTCTATCGCCTTGTATTTTAAGAGCATCTAGAACCTTGTCCCAGATCTTATTTAATTCTTCTTGGAATCCATTATGAACCAAGCCATGGCCATTCCATGCTTGATCAGGGAAAGCATTTAGATCTGCTTTAATGTCAGAAAACTCATCAGGTTCTGTACCACGGAATGCTAGTACCATCTCTCCGTCGTTCCAAGCTACATGACACTGAGCACCATCAACATCTATAAATTTATGTTTGGTATAACCCAGTAATGTAAAAAACTTTTTACCTTCTTTTTTATCAAAGTATGCATACGATGCACACTTAGCCATTTTATGGCAATATTCTATCATGGTGATTACCCTTTAATTTTCAAATTCCATATTTCGTAATTGGTTAAGTTCTTGTTCTAATTTTTGTACTTGTAACCTTCTTTTTCTCAACTCTAATTGGTATAGGGTATTACAATTAACTCTTTCTTTGGGTCCACCGATAGGAACGATTATTCGAGCATAGACACCTACGTCTTTTGCTTTACCGTCCATAATCCTATTACCAGAAGCCATCTGAGTATTGATATCGTCGCCATAAAAATTATATGGGTCTTCGCCTCTATCTAAAATACCCACAACACCAAATTCTAAATTTGTGCCAGAGCCGATAGCATTTTGACACTCAAACCCATCAGCACGTACTCTATCTGACTGAAAGTTCTGAGAAGCTGACGGCATTGATAGCGACATATTCTCAGTAGAATTAGCATTGACTGCAAACAATAAAATAACAATAGCAAAACGTTTCATTCATAATTCCAATTAAGTTTTTATTTTAGAGCAAATCCTTGATGATATTGGAGTTGCGTCAACGTCTTCCTTAACAATTTTAGACCTAGAGCAGATATAAGTTACTCTGCTAGCATCTATTTCCCTAATGTATATCTGAATCTTTTTTCTTTTTAGATATGGTACTTCTACTACACGGTTTGTTGTAGCAAAGGGTACTGGTCTCCATTCTGAATCGAACACTTTAAGTTCGTAGAATTGGACTTCTTCCCTCTTATTCCAAAGTTCCATATTGACCATCCTGACGTTTTTTATATGAGATCTCTCAAGGTCAGGGTAGGTCGGTGTCCACTGATGCGATTTAACACCAGCAGACACTAACACACAAAACACAAATAACAAAAAGTGCTTCATACTACAGAGCAATACACTCAGCAGAAACTAGTGCACGGTAAGTACCACCTGGAAGTGCTTTACCTACGCCATAGTCTACAGACGAAGTAACGTCAAACCAAGTAGAACCAGCAACAGTCAGTTCGATCTCAGTTACGTTATCATACAATACCTTGTTGTTTTCGTAGTCAGACATTTGAGCATCTGATACTTCAGCAACAGCAATAGATCCTTCCCAGTCTAGCACATCATCGATATTTGGGCTAGCAGTGAATTCATCTGGAGTAGCAATAACGGCTTTATACATGCCACCATTTACTACGTCATAACGGATAACTGGCTTAACACCGCCATCTGCTGGTAGAGTACTTAGTGTATTTGGCAATGGGTTACCATAAACCCCTTGCGTGTCTGTGTAGATTGTACATTTAGAAGCAACGTTACCAGTAATCGGAACATCTGCAGCTTGAGCACTTGCTGCGAATAAAATTGCTGCAGCGGTTAATGATTTTTTGAACATCTAGCGTTCTCCTATTTATTGAATTGAGAATTGACCATCTCAGTGTGTAACAATTGTTGAGCCAGTCCTACTCTCAACCCCTTTTTATTATCTGGAATACGCTCAGAAGAATAACCTTGTACATCTGCATACGCACCTCCAGTCATTTGCGCTTGATAATAAACGCTGAAGCTAGGAACACTATTAATAATATTTAATAATGAATCCTGCGACACTTTTGCGACTTCGGCTAGTAAATTGTTATTTGCTTGTAACGCAACTAACCTCTCGTCTTTTTCGACTCCCTGTCCTTCCTCTTCCATTTTCTCTCTTTCTTCCCTCTCTTCATCGGTCTCTTCATCGACCTCAGAATCGGTTTCCATTTGAAGCTGTACCCACTCATCCGTGGTTGGGTCGTAGTATCCTTCTACGTTCTGAACATCCTCCAAAAACTGTTTAAGGAAATCACTCATAGCATTATCATATCCAGGACAGCTAGGATCACTCATAGGATCATAGCATGTATCGTATTTATATGAATATGAAATAAATGGGTCAACAACTTTACCCTTCCCTTCTACTGCTATTTCGCCATCACCCCAATACTCAATAGGAATATCGTTTATAGGTGCTACTTGCGTCAAGCTGTTTCCAGGAACTCCTGACCAATTATCCCTCTGAGAGAAGATATAACCAAACTCGTCTCCCTTTGCATTCTTGTTTCTTATGTCTACTACCATATCGTCTTCGGTCTCTTTTTCAACCGTGTAACGATATATCAAGGCATTTACTGTTAACCCTGCCTGTTGCGGTAAAACATTCTGCATCACCCAATTCATTGAGGTGGCTGCAGCATTCTGGGTTGTCCCAGCGACTACATCAGAGTAGCAATAAAATGAGGAGACTAGCAACGCCAGCCCCACCAAGCAATGTTTTGCTCTCATTACTCATACCCTTATCTTCTTCTTCTACTGGCTGACCGCCATTTAATTCCCAAAGATCTTTTGCTTCTTTACCGATAACGCCATCATATGGACAAGGTGTACCAGCGTTCATCATAGCATCAAAGACTCTTTTGTCCTGACACAATGCAGATACTGCTGCTACTTTCATACCCATATCGAATAATGTCTTGGAAAGTTTTAACCTTTCGCAATTCATATCCCGAACAGTTCTACCAGCAGATATACCTAATATCTGGGTTTGAATTGCTCCTGAAACCCCAGTCGTACATAGATCGGAGTTAGACGTATTAATTTGTGGACTAATAGCGGATGGGGGTGGCGACTTTACTGTTGTTGTCGCATCTGCTTGAGTAGTTACTGTGCTTGTCGTTGTTGAATCGGTAACGATTTTATTAGGGTCTACGATAGGAACGTTTTCAGTAGTTTCCTGTGTCTCTGTAGTTTCCGCTAACGCCAGTGTCGAAGTCATCGCTAGTATTCCAGCAATCAAAGTCATTCCGAGTTTCATAATTCTTTATCCCAAAATATTTCAGTTTATTTATTAATGTAATCATATGTTACAATATCTATTTATAAGGTTTTTAATCCTAAAAATAATAAATGCCGTCCATGGCAAAGTAGCTACTTAATTGTAAACTAGGTATTTATACTTAGTTTCTCGTATAAATAATACTACTCACTCTTACTGGGTGGGTCTGTCTTCTCGGCAGTGTCTCTGATAACGCCACTAACGCTATCAAGAGTACCAGCAGTAATGCCTACAACGTCGTCTTTAACCCCTTGCACGATGTTCTGTGCGCTGTTGTATGTTGAGTCGATTGTGTTGCATCCTGCTAATAGGACTACTGCGAAGATTGCATAGATCATCTTCATTTTTTTAGCTCCTTATTATATTAGCATTTATGTTGTTCAACGTCATGTGGTAATTGCTAACTTTATGGCGTTGGACAATATTATTTATATTCTAAAAATAATCAAAAAAAACCTTTACTTTTGTAGATACATGTAGTATAATACGTGTATAAATTGATGAGAGAATATATTATGTCTAAACTTGAAAATCTTGAGTATGTAGTATTAGTTGATGAGTTTAAAGCTATTGAAACTGTCGAAAATAAAATCGCTTGGCTTGAGGCTAATCGCGAAGTCCTTGAAACCTTTTGGGGTACTAATGTTGATACCCTACTAAAAAGCTGGTCTAAAAATCTATAGCGATTAGGGGGGTTAATCCCCCTTATTTTTTAAAAAATGCTTTACTTTACTGTTTGAATGTAGTATAATACTTGTATAAATTGAGATGAGAGAATATATTATGAAAGTTAAGTTCGCTGACGAAACT